CCCCTGCCCGCGCCCTTCCTGGTGCCGTGGGGCTACGAACCGGTGCTCCCGCGCGCGGTCGTGTTCCCGCCGCACGCTCCCGTCGCCGATCCGCTGGCGGCGCTCACCGGCGCTGTGCCGACGTGGGGATGGGATCCGGTCGCTCCGGCGGGATCGAGAATCCGAGTCGGCAGAGAGTCCATCGGTCAGCAATGGCCGCTGGTGCTCCAGCAGCTAACCGCGTGGGGCTTTGAGCCGACGACGCCGGGGGCGATCTCGATACGAGGCCACGCTCCCATTGGCGGCGAGCCGATGCCGATCAACGTCGTGCCGGTGCTCGTGCCCTGGGGGTATGAGCCCATGGGGCCGCCGAGCATGATGCATCCGGTCACGCGCATGAGCGGCGGCGGTCCGGACTTCTGGCCTGCGCCTCCGATCGTGTTCGTTGCCATCGCCCCCCGCGAGCGCACCCTCATCGTCCTTCCGCACTCCCGCATCTTCAAGGTCCGAGCGTAATGGCCGACTGGTCCGAATCGCCGACAGCCGTCCTGCCGTACGCGTTCGATTGGACCGAGGATCTCGGGTCCGGCGAGACCATTCTCTCGTCTTCATTTGCCATCACGGGTCCCGACACCAATCTGACCATCCTGGGCGGCTCCGAGTCGATCGCAGCACCGTTCACCCGCCTTTGGATGACCGGCGGCACACTGGGCGTGGTCTACCAGATCACAAACCGCATCACCGGCTCGCTCGACCCAGGCGACATCGACGAGCGCACGTCTGCGCTGCTCATCAAGATCGAAAGCGCGCTGGACCCACTCCGGTTCAAGGACCCGGACGCGGTGCTCCCGTTCGTCGTTTCGTGGCCGAGGTGGATTGATCCCAATGAGGCGATCGTCTCGTCAACGTGGTCTCTAACGGGGCCGGATTCTTCGCTCGCGATCGTGCCCAGCAGTCAGAGCATCCACGGCACCACGACCGCGCTATGGCTTCAAGGCGGCACCGTCGGTGCTCGGTATCGAATCACCAACCACATCGTGACTTCGTCGAGCCCGATCGCGCGCCAGGACGACCGGTGGTTCGACGTTCTGGTCAAGCAACGATGAGCTACCTCATTCGCATCGAGCTCGGCCTAGGGCAATACTACGAGGAGATCCGCTCCACCCCCGAAGGCCGCGACGCGTGCGTGCGAGCGGCACTCGAGGCGCACCCGGAATACAGAGTCTCTGTCGGCGAGATCCCCGGCCCGGACGAATCGGGAGTCATGCCGCGGATCTTCACGATCACGATGCAGGACGCGGTCCTTCCGCGCGATCCCGATAGGGGCGAGCCTGGCGACTTGGCGGCGGCGGCGACTCTTCGAGATTCTCTAAGAGTCGAGCTCACGCGATGACCTCCATCGCCGCCGTCACCGCCCTCCTGCTCTCCCTCGCCCCCTGGGCGTCCGAGCGTGCCGCGCATCAATACGCCGCCGCGATCGTCGATGCTGCCGGGGACGACAACCGGGCAGCGTTGGCTCTCGCGGTTACGGCCGCGCGCGAGTCCAGGCTCTCGCTTGCCCCGTGCCCCCGTGGTCCGGGCGGTGCTGGCGGTTGGCAGCTCAATCCGGTGCTGCACCCGCTCACCGTCGCGTGCGGGCCCCTCGCTGTGCAGGCGCGGCGAGCCCTCGCTGTGCTCCGACGAGCCGGTCTCGGGGAGGCACAGTTTGCGCTGGTCGCCGGTCGGTATCTGGGCGCCCGAGCTCGCGAGCGGCATCCCGAGGCGCGGCGCCGAGCGCAGCTCTATGTCTGGGCGCGGGAGGTGATGGCCTGCCGGTGCTCGCTCGAAAGGTGAACCATGGGATCGAGAATCGAATGCTTTATGGTCGAGCGCGCCGAGCTGATGCAGGTCGACCTGCGCCGCTTCGTCTTCTCGAGCGAAAGCACATGCCCCGGTCGGTACGGGTATCATACGGCCGACATCGTCATCGAGCCGCAGTTGCCGGCGCCCGCCGAGTACAGCCCAGGCAAGCCGTCGTGGCAGTTCGACGGGTGGCCGTTCGAGCCGAAGCCATCGCGCGACGATCCGCGCTGGCCAGTCCGCTGTGAATGCGGATACGAGTTTCAGCCCGGCGACCAGTGGCAGGCGAACGCAAGGAGACTGTACCGAGATCCGCGCTCCGGCTCACTCTTCGTGAGGGAGAATCTTCCGGCTGGTGCGATGTTCCGATCGCCCTGGTACGAGAAGACGTGGGGCTACAAGGGTCCCGACGGCATCTGCCTGTCCGTGATGCTGCCCGACGGCGTCGTTTGGGAGATCGACGGCGAGGCCCGCGATGGTGGGAAGTGGACGCGCGATGGTGTGCCGCCGAAGGTGACCGCGCGTCCGAGCATTCTCACCAGCAGGTACCACGGCTGGTTGACAGACGGCTTTCTCGTCGAGTGCTGAGTCGTGATTTGCAGGCGATGCGGCGGCGCGAAGGTCGTGCGTGGCGACTGCTATCTAATCGAGATTCCATGCCCCATTTGCTGCATCGTAACCGACCCACCGGAGCCCGAGCCGCCAGACCTCACGTCTGATGCCGTTCCCGATCCTGACCCAGCCGCTCCCCTCGAACTCGATCTGGATGAGCACGAGACGCCAACCGTTCCTGCTCCTCCGCCGCCTCCCGAGGATCGGCCGACACCGGTCGTGGAGGTCGAGATTCCACAGGCCGCCATTCGCCCCAACCCGCTCGAAGGGTATCGGCGCGCGCTTGAGCGTCTGCCGCCGGTCCGCGTTCCCGATGAGCTGAAGAAGAAGTCCAAGCCTTAGCGCGCGTCCCTCCTTCGCGCGCTCGACGCCCCGGTCCCAGCGATGGGGATCGGGGCGTTTGCCTTTTGTGGTCACATCTTCGCTCGGTCGAGCATGCGGCGAATCAGGTCCGCTATGTTCGTCACGCCCTCTCGCTCAGCCATCCGCTCAAGCCTCGCGCGGTCACCCTTGTGCAGACGCAGCGATATCCGATCCCACTTCGCTGCCCGCTCGGCTTCGGTCAGGCTCCGACCAGTGCTGTTCGGGCCCATGCCGTAGTCGGCGGGAGGCTTGGGCGCGTCTATCCTTTTCTTCCTGGACATGCTCTGGGCGCCCACCGTAGCCGTCTACGCGGAAAAGACAACACTCGGACCGATGCGCCCATATAGCGGGCTATCGTTGTAGACAAGGTAGGCCGGCCGCTGCGTGCGCATGTGCTCAGGCTTATCCGGCTGGAAATAGAACGCCACGATGACCCGGCCCGAGCAGAACGTAGCGTGCTCCGGCGGAAGAACGTGAGCGATCACAGGCTCGTCGATCCAGCGATCCGGGGCGTCGCCGAGAAGTGACTTCTGGTCGCCGCAGAAGGCACGGATTGTCGTGAGTATACCATCCAGCTTGATCTGCCCTCCGGCCTTGGATGCAGAGACGCTGACGACGTGTTCCGCCTCGTCGAGCTGAATATCTCGGATGGACGCGAAACTGATTCCGGTATCGTGTTTCGGAAACTCGACACGATACAGTTGGCTTGTTGGTGCAATCCGCGCGAGTCGCTCGGCCTCGGCCCATGCGCCGGCCTCATCGTTGAACGCGACCGACACGTCTTCCCCGTATCGAGTAACGAAAACAGACCCTTTGCCATCACCCCGAATCGAAAACCCAAGGCACCTGGCCCGCTCCCTGCTGACTGATTCCATTGCCGGACCCTCCAATTGAGCCACCGCGGCTCGGTAGGGCCCCGGTCGCACCCGGGTCCCAGCCGAATCGCGCGGCTATCCGGCCGCCAATTCGCCGCGAATCTCGCGCACGCAGTGCCAAAAGTATTCCTCGACCAGCATCGGGAAGTCGATCGCGAAGAACTCGACTGCATCGGCCGAGAGGTTAAGGATCGCCCGGGTGGCGTCCCACTGGGCATCCACCCACTCCGCGGACGGAGCGGCCACGGGCCCAGATCCGACCACGATGGTGTTCAGGTAAATCGAGGCGACCTCGCGGGCCTCGCCAATGATGAAAGGGAGTATGGCGCTCATCTTGGTGGTTTCCGTCGTGCTCATGAGAGACACCCTATATCTGGGCGCCCAGATATGCAAGAGTTTTTTGAAAATCGACATGGCTCTGTGCGCCGCCCGTAGACGAGGCCTTACCGGGCTATGGCTTTTGCATTTTGTGCGCGCGAGGGCTACCGCTGCATCCGTGCTTCATCGTCATCTCCAGCACTGGCCAGCGGCAGTCCGGACTGCTCGGCGAAAGTACCCGCGAATTCCCCTTTGGATTTGGATGCGCGCCGGCTATCTCGACACCCTGAAGGGCCCATACGACCCCGTCACGCCCGCAGAGGCCGGTCGCGCAGCGCTGGACGTGCTCCTCGCCCTGGCCGAGCGAGCTCGAGCCGCGGAGCAGCCTCCAGCGCGCCGCAATCGGGACGTGCCGGGCTGGTCGGAGAGTCTTCAGGCGGCGCGGGAGACGTGGCCGTGGGTGTCCGCCGAGGCCTGGGAGGCTGCGGGCGACGCGCCGGCGAGGGAGGACAAGCATTTCGTCTGCAGCCAGAACGAGCTTTGCAGCGAGGTGACGATGCTGGGGCTCGATGATCCGCCGTCGAGTCGTCGGTGATCACGCGACCCGATTGCGCCGTCGGTAATACTCTGCATGTTTCGTGCAGAGCGTCTTGCCTTTCAGCGCGCGCTCGCCGCACACGACGCATTTGCCCGCGTCTTTGCGCGCCTCTCGCCGCTCGGCTTCGCGCTCTCGTGCTGCTGCGAGGTGTTCAGCGCACCGGCGCTTGCCCGGCTCTGGCGCCGCGCTGCACTCGTGGCAGGTTTCACCGGCTGCTCTCGCTTTATGGGCGCCACTGCTCACTGTGCTTGCTCCAGCGCCCAGCGCTCGATCGCGTCGTTGTAGTTGTCGAATGCGCGATCGTTGCCGGCGAGTTCTTCCCAGCGAGCCAGCCACCGGACCAGAGAAATGCGAGCAACGACGCGAGCTGACGCGGCGTCGATCTCGACACCCTCCACGTCGCCGTTGGGCCAGTGTCGCGGCGCCTCTATCACCACGATCTCGTCGCCATAATGCTCGATCGCAACGTCGGTCTGCAGCGTCTCGTGCGGCGACGAGAAGACATGCAGACCGGTGGCATCGCCTTCGCTCGGTTCGCTCACGTGGCCCGCGATCTCGAGTCCTGCCGGCTGAATTCGGTAGTAGATCCGCATCGCATCCTCAGATTGAGCTATGACGGCTCGGATGGACCCCACGTCGCACCGCGGGCCCGACAGAACGTCAGATCGCGACGATTCGGAGGTCCTCCCGCCGTGCGCCTTCGGCAACGCACAACGTTACGGCCTCGTCGGCCTCGTCGGAGTTAGCGAATCTGCTCGCCTCCTCGTCACTCCTTCCAGTCTGATTGAGTGTGCCCGTGATCGCGGGTCGCCAGCCGCCCACGGTGCCACCAAAAGATCCTCGGACTTCGACTCGGTAGCTATTCGCCTCGGCGACGGTCACGTGTACCCACGATCGCGACCGGTCGTCTTGGTCCGGTGCCTCGCTGGCCTCGATGCCCGCCGCGCGGAGCGCGGAGACGAGGCGCTGAGCCTCAGCGCGTGGCAACGACCGGTCGAGCGCCACCGACGCGTCTTCGCTGCTAGTTTGCAATCGCGCATCCACTCCGGCGTCCGCGATGATTCGTGAGATCGTGCTATTCGTGCTCATGGTGCCTGGTCCTTTCAGGTGCTCTCTCTCGCCGGCCTACGAAATATAGTATGCGCGCGATCCGGATAGCGCGCAAGACCTATTTTGCGGGCCGTAGCTTTTTCTCGATTGCGTCCAAAATGGCCTGCTCAACTGCGCCTGCGCGCCCTGAACGACCCGAACTTGAATATCCGAGGTCAACCAGTTGCTGGAGCGCGGCCGCAGCATCTGGGCGAAGGTCTACCTCGATAGAGGTAAGCCCGGCGGCCCGACGCTCCGCCCGACTCTTCGACGGCCCGCTTGGCCCGGAAACGCGGCGCTTATGGTTCATCACGACCCAGTTGCCTTCGTCGTGACGCCGAGTGGATGCCGGACCATCGGCCTCTCAGGCCTGCGCCGGACCGGAGTTGTTGCTGCCCTAGTCGGATCCCATCCGACACGAAGGCGCTTATAGAATACCCAATCCGAGATCTGGTTACGGCGCGCTAGCTCGATCGCGAGCACGCGCTCTTCGCCAGTCCGGACAGCCACCGTATTCCGGCGGTTGTTAATTTGATCCAGATGCGTGGCCCACCGGCAATTCGCCGGCCACCCGTTCCGGATGCATTCTTCGCACTTACCGCAGGAGTAGTGGCCGTCGTTGTTGATCCGGTCGATGGAATGCGCTGCGGACGGCCGTGCCCCCATGTCGTCGCGGAAAGAAGAAAAATCGCTAAGCCAGCGAGCGCAGACCCGGACCCCTCGGCCGCCATAAGCGCTGTACTTAGGATCATCGACAACCAGACACCTTCGCCTCATTGCCTTCCAGCAACTGTACTCGGGCGTACCCGCCGCCCCATGAATCCTTTGCGCGCCTAGGCAGCCGCAGCATCGAGTACTGCCCGATCGTAGTGCATCTCCGCGCACCTCCCGCCGTTCTCCGCAGTCACAAATACACTTCCAGTATCGTTTCTGACCGTTAGATTTGCCAATCGCAACCACGGTGAGCAGTCCGAATTTATGCCCGACCATGGCCGCTGGTGAGACCTTGCCTCGCGTCATGCTTCGCATTATGCGCGCTATCCGGAGCGGCGCACGCTATATCATGGCCACCGACGGCCGATCAGCAGAATTCAGCCCGATCCGCGCTCCGTCCGCTCCCCTGGCAGCTCCGGAAACACGATCGCTCCGTGGTCGGCGCTGGCGAAAGTCACGGTCATCTGCGCGCGGTGCCCTTCGAAGTCGTTCGGCGCGGGGCCGCTGCAATGCTTCGCGCACCGCTCGCAGAGCTCGCAAGCCACAGCCTCGTCGCAGCCGTCGACGTAGCAGGTCCACATGCAGGGAGTTTGGCGCGCTGGAGGGCGGGAGGCGAGCGGGCTAGGCGCTGCCGTAGCGGAACGATATTCGATCTTGTACCGGCCGAAGGTTTCGGTTTGCCAGAGGGCGCTCATCGCCTGCCCTTCAATCCCTCGCCAGCCATGCGCGCCCCACCATCTCGGCGATCTCGATGTCGCCGCCCATGTCGTCGCTGGCCGGCCAGTAGAAGCCGACCGGGTTGCCGGTCTTGCCGGTGAGCGCCGTTACCGATGGCGCAGTAGCGAGATCGAAGGTCAGCGCTGGCCGGCTATCGTAAGCAAGCGCCGTCCGGACGGTCTCGCCTCTGCACAGCGCGCATTCGCCGCAAAGACAGTCGCTCATCGAGCCTCCTTCATCGCTGCCCAAGAAACAGCGTCACAAATTGCAGCGGATCCGGGTGCATCTTGGCCAGTAGGCCCCTTTGATAGGGGTCCCCATACCCGTCCGCGGCAACGGCCGCCTCGACAGTAAAACCGGCGTAGCACTGGACGTGGACGTGGGGGTGCCAGCCGCCGTTCCTCTCTGGCGAATCGACGAATCCGATCAAGTCTTCATTCCGGATCCTTGCCCCGGGCTTGATGTACCCGGTCGGCTCAATGTGTCCATACCCGATCAGGACCCCGACGCGATGCAGCTCGAAGATAACGCGGCGCCCCCACCCGTACTCTTCGGGATAATCGTCGCCCGTCCAGACTACGAGCATATCGTCTTCCGCGTAGATGGCGGTTCCTTCCGGGGCGTTGAAGTCGACGCCGAGATGCAGGTAGCTTCGAGTCTCCTCGAGGTAGCTGCCGGCCCACAGATGGCGCCGATCCTCAAGCCATCCGCCGTAGGAGCAATGCAGGCCCATGCCGGCGTGAAGCTCATGGAGGAACCGTTGGCATTCGACCGAGTCAAGGAGCGGGCTCGGTGAACTGTGGAGTCCGATGCCGCGCCGCTCGGCCTCAAGGTCGAGATTCAGATAGCCGCATTTCATTTGATTTGCCTCACTTCGATTACCGCGGCCCCCGCGCGCTTTCTGCCAAACGTCGCTCACTTCCGTTTCCTCTCCTGCAACCATCGCCGATAGAGATCGACGCACGCGGGCAGATCCGAACGCTTCACGTCGACGATCGTGTCTTTGCCAAAGAACGTCATGAGATCGTGAAACGCCTGCAAATGAGCCCCGCGCTGCCCCCTTCTCTCCCCATTCCACCGAGGGTGAGCTCAGAAAAAGCTCGACGCGGGGGCGAACCCACGGATACGCGGAGCCGAGAGCGACGACGCGGTGCGGGTGAGATCGTAGTCGGCGATCACGCCGGCCTCGGGATGTTCGGCCTCGGTTGGGCCATGTTCCGCAGCACGATCGGCTCCCCCTCCGGCACGCGCACGCGACGCTCGCACTCGCGAGCGCACCACTTGTTCATCCGGTCGGAGTCCGATGGGCGCAGCGGCCTAGCGCTGGGCTTCAGATGGCCGCCCTCGCTGAGTATGCACGTTTTGCCTGGCGGCGGGGCCCGACCGAGCTCGTCATCGCCGATGTAGACGTAGTCGTCTTCGTTTGCAGATAGCTGGCGCTTGGGTCGGCCATTGATCCCCCACGCCTTGTCGCATCTGCCGTCGCAGGCGAGGGTAATGCGCTGACCGCAGAAAAGGACTCGCTTGGTCAGCTTGCGCGTTGCGGCCAGTACTCTCCGCCTCGCTGCCCGTCGAGCGGGGTGACGTGACGGCAGGTTCTCTCGCATCCCCTCGATGAACCCCGGAAACAGCGCAGAATTCATTGCTGCTCCGTGAAAGCCGATCATGCGCAGCTCGGCGGCGCGGTTGGCTTGGCGAGTCCTGCGTAGATGTCGGATGCTGGCGAGCCGCTTCACTTCGGCCACCTCTTCCTGCATGCCTTATCAGCGCGAGCTACGGCCTTCGCCAGTGCCTCGAACGGCGTCCTACCATAGGCTCCCCTGGCATCGCCTCGGATGTGCGCCGCGCCGATCGTTGCACGGATCCGGCCACCGAGTTCCCTTATATCGATCCGAGCGCCCGCGAAGATGTGAGCGAACACGCGGTCGGCAACCTGCAAGCGTTCGGCGTTTGTGGGGTTGGGCGGGGGCTGGCGTTTGCTCATTCAGCAGGCTCCTTCCAATCGCTGCACGCGCACCCATCCTCCTCGCATCCGCAACCGTCCCCGTATCCATGGCGACAACACCGATGCCCGCACGTCGCGCACAGGATCTCGCAATCGGAAGGGTCGTACCAATGCCGGCAGAACGGTCCGGATTCGTACTCGGTCCAGTCGTCGTCCTCGATGTCGATATCGGTCATTCACCCCTCCTCCTTCCGGTCCCGCTCTGGCCCACACGCGTCGAACAGCGGATGCAGCTCGGGTGGCCATCGCTCGTAGCAGGGCCGCTGCGGCCGCATCTTGCGGACGCGGGCGCAGAAGAGATCGGCGCCCATCCCACCAGCGTCGTACCAGCAAGACCAGTCCGCGGCTTCCTTGTTGCGCTCTTCGTTCGTGGCATCTCTGTCCAGGCGCGGAAAGTGTCCGGTCGGAACACCGCGCGCTGCGCGAACGTCCGCGACCGCCTGCCGTAGCTCGGGCAGGTTCTCCGGCGTCAGCTTCTCAGCGTCCGCGGTTGCCCAGTGAAATAGATCATTACAATTTACGAAGAACGTTACCGGCGCATATTCGCCGTCGGTGCGCCACCAGATCGATTCCCAGAGGTTACCGTATTCGTTGAAGCCATCGCCGATAGATAGAACGGAAGATACGAACTCAAGATCCATGCTCATTGCCCACCTCTCGTCTCAAGCACCGTCGGTAGAGCGCGACGCAGGCGGAGATGTGCTCGCTCGAAATGAGCCGAGGCTCGATCGACAATCCATTACCCCATGAGAGATATGTTTCTAGATCGTAGTAGTTGTGGACTCGATCGACCTCCGGAGGGAGCCACTCGAGTCCCTCTGCCCCCACCGCCGCTCGGAGCTGCCCGAGCCACGCCTCCGCCTCAATAAGCCACGCGGGCTTGGTGTAGAGCCCCACACCTCTTGCCTCGTCCAACATCGCGAGTAGGTCCCGCGTGAAGCTAGCCACGTCCTCGGGAATGTGCGGCGTGCCGTCCGAGAATTTGCCGGCGGCCCAGGCGCGGATCTCGGCTTCGCGGGTGGGGGTGGTGGTGGGTCTCACGTTCTCTCCACTGCCGGCACCGCGCGGATGTTGTGGCACTTCGGACACTCGTTCCAGATCGTGAGCAGCGCGATTCGATTGCGTGTTCCCTTGCTGCTCATGATCACTTCCTTCGAAGGGTCCACGGAACCGATGCACCAGGTCTCCCCGCAGTCGATACATTCGATGTGAAAGCGCCAGTTGAGGGGAGCGGTCATGCAGCCCTCTCAATCCCCAGCGCGCGCTTGACGGCGCGGGCAACTGACTCGACGAGCCATCCGGCCGCATCGACGCCAGCCGCGAAGATCATCACTAGGATCGTCAAGATGATGACGAGAACAGCGCCGAGGAGAGTGAGCGCGATCGCGCCGATGAACAGGAGCGTCGGGATGGCGCATAGCCAGAGCAGGACGGTCAGCACGGCCCCTCCCCATCCACCACCTCAAGCGCCAGTCCCACCGGCAACAGTTCGAGCAGCTCCCGATGCAACAGTTCCCTCTCCCAACACGTGCCCCAGTCGAGCGTCACCCGGACCATCCCAGGATACGGAGAGGAGACCTTCACGCGGTCGGGCGAGATGCAAAGGATCCTGGCGGCTTCCGATTGGAGATGCGCGGACGAGCCTGGGGAAGCGCGCCTGGATAGAAACTCGGTGAGGCGCCGGCGCATGGTCCGGTTGGTGGTCCACCGCGGGAAGGTCCAGCCGTAGTTGGCGGCGCGGCAGCGGAGGGCACGTCGCGACCAGAGCCAGCAGACGAAGTAGTAGTACCCGAGCATCGCCGCGACGAAGACGAAGGGGGCGGCGAGGATGAGGGCGGCGGTCATCGAATCAGACCTCCTTCCTCGACAAGCGCCGAGAACTCGATCGTTACCGGGGATGAAGGGTCAGAAACCGCGACAACGATAGTCCGGTCGCTAAATTGCTTGGGGACGGAGCAACGCCGGAGGCTGATGCTGTCCTTGCTCCACAAAATTCGCTCTTCTTCGGCAACAGAGCCTAACCTAGCGTGGAACGTTGGAGCCGGCGAACGCAGACCGATCCTCAACGGCAACGCTGATCGACCGGCCCACGCGGACGGCAGATGCGTGATGATTACGATCAGGCCGTCGGCAGCGAAGTCCCTATGCAGATGCAGATCGCGCAAGCGAATCGAGCGTCTGCCGGGGTGCAGGTCGAGCAGGTGAGTGGCGGCGTGAACGCGCACCTCGCCTGCGATCGAGTAGACGCGCGGGTCGGGTTCGTGATTACGTAATGGCCAAACCATTACCGCGCCTCGTTCACCAGCAGCCCATCCCCGTAGACATCCAGCTTGAACCGCCACTCCGGAAGCTCCGGCGAGAAGATGCCGAGTCGGAACGGTCGCTCGCGCGGGACCGAGGCCGGGAAGGCGATCGATCCGCCGCCGCGCAGCGAGAACGCGCTGTTGAGAAATGGCACGACGGTCCCTTCTCCGGCCGGGTGCGGAGCGGGGTAGAGCGACCACGTGGCGATCCCGCCGACGTGCTCTTCGGCCGCTGAGATCTCGATAAGCCAGAGTCGCGCATCCGTCGGTTCGAGGAACCAGGGGTCAGCGCTGATGCTGATGGTGGTCGACTCGCGGCAGGTGGAGCGGAGCTCGTATTTCATCGCCCCAGCTCCCTCGCAACCCGAGCCGCCAGTTCCTCATCTCGCAGGGCCTCGCTGCCGACCCGGGCGTGCCTCGACCGGCGCGCAGTCTCCAGCCATCGCGAGTCAGCTCGGAACGGCGCTATCGACTTGAGCCAAGCCCACGCATCGCCATCGAAGTCGGGCGCTCGCCATCTGTCGGAGTGACAGAGCGAACGGATATCGCGTAGGGCTTCGGCGTAGGCAGAGAGCCGACCGCGCAACTCGGCCTGAAGCGGAGCGTTGCCACCCGCCCGAGCGTTCTCGATCGCGGTGAGCAGCCGTGTCACCTCCCCGCGGTAGTGGTCCTTGAGCTTGATGAGATCGCGGCGCACTGCGAGCCACTTGAAGACGCCACGCGCGCAGAGAATCGCGTACGAGACCCGCCGCGGGACGCCGAAGACCTCGAGGTCGGAGGCCACTAGGGTCGGTCGGTTTTGCTCGAAGGACCAGACGTTGTCGGGGTGGACGGAGAGGGGGCACGGGGGCGGGAGGGACTTGGTGGTCATCGGGCGCCCCCTTCGGCTGCGAACTGACTGGCTTGAGGGGGAGCCGCATCGGCCCCCAGCTGTTCAAGGTACGCGCCCGCTTCGCGGATGAGCTGGCTGGCGTTAGGTCCGAGATCCGAACCCGACTCCCATTGAGCGATCGCGACCATCATCGATGCGCCGCCAACGTGCGGAAACGGCTGCGGACTCGGCGTCCCCTGGAGCCCCGACCACTCTTCTACGAGCGCCGCGAGCGAAGCGATCGCGTTGCCCCGCCCATTGTTGAGCCCTGCGTTCGCCGCGTACCCGGCCTCAAGCGATTCGAGGAGATGCGGCAGTTCCTCGCAGCGCCTCCAAAGGTCGACCCTCTCCGGCGGTATCCCGAAGGCCCCCGCGAGCCTCGCCACCTCGTACAGGATTTCGCCCATCGCAAAGAAGGACCACTCGCACCATCGAGCGGCCGATCTTACCCAGGGTCGCTGGATCGATTCTGGTGCGCCATCCGGCTGGATCGCGTGACAGTGGTTGCAGAGCAGGAAGAAATTGGAGGGCTGATTCGAGCCGCCCCAAACTCGCGCGTTTACGTGGGCGCGGACTGGGCGACTATTTGCGAACGGGATCCGGCAGGCCCAGCAGATGCGCTCGGCTGTGGCGAAGTCGAGCCCCAGATAGAGGAAGAATTTCCTGTTCGCCTCCACGATGAGGCGATGGGACGGAGCCGGGCCTCGGCTCCCGGGGAGCGTGCCGTATCTGTACGGTACACCCGGTACTCTGGCGGACCATCTGGACCCGGTGAACTCGCACGAATCGCCTGATTCGCCCGAGTTTTCCTGTGGGCCGGCCGGGACTCGAACCCGGGACCTACGGATTAAAAGTCCCGTGCTCATCTTGCTTTCTCTACCTTGTTTTGTCGGCGAATGCAACGCGGATGCGCTGGATGCGTGCCGTATTTGTACGGTTGTCGCGCGACCTCTCACGAGGATTTCTCGCTTTCGTCGAGGCGCCGCTGGACGGCGGTAGCCAGCCGCTCGGGGGTGTCCTGGCCGTAGACCATTCGGGCCATCTTGGTGTCGGCGTGACCGAGCAAGTCGGCCAGGTCGTCCACGCGCACCCCGCGCTGTCGGAGCAATGAAGCGAACGTTCGGCGAAGGTCGTTCCAGGTCACCTTCGGGAAGGGGATCTTGGCCAACCACTCGGCCTGCTCGGTCTTCGAGAGTTCCTCCCATGGCCGTCGAGCTGCTGCGCCGATCATCTTCCGCTGCGCGCGTTCGCAAGCTCGGATGATGTCGCGTCTCGCGTTGCCCCACGGCTCGAAGAGCGTGTCCTTCCCCGGCGCGTCACGAAGCGCCCGCTGCATCAGGTCCTCGTAAAGGCTGACCACCGGAATCGTGCGCGCCGACTTCTCTGTCTTCGTGCCTCGCAGTTCGGCGAACGCGCCGGCGACATCGGTCCGGCGCGCGCTGAACGACTCCTTGCGCCTCGCGCCGCTCGCGATCACGTAGGCAACGTGCGCAGCGCGCGCCGGCCCAAGCTCGTCGAGCAGCGCATGCAGCTGCTCCCAGGTCAGGTACGTTTTGCGGGGCTTGTATTCCGGTGAGTAGCCGATGGGCATGACCTCGCTGATGTCGCGCCGGTACTCCCCTCGCCTCTTGGCCACCTTCAGCAGCCCTCGCAACGCAACGAGCTCTTTGTGGATCGTGTGCTTGCTCGCCCCCTCCTCTTCGCGCTTTGCGCAAAACCAGTCCACGCGCGATGCGGTGATCGTCGCGAGCAACGACTTGGCGCCGAACAGGCGATTGATGTGCCCGCACTTCTGACGATACATCGTCAGGGTGCCCGCTGCTTTCCCGCGCCGCTCCCGGTCCGTCAGGAATTGCTTCACGGCTGCCTCGACCGTGGTTTCGTTCGCGGATAGGTGATCAGGGTCGGCGTACATTCGCTCGAGCCGGCGCTTCTCGAGCCGCGCCGCAGTCTTGTCGCGGCGCCCCGTGGACTTACGGGTCCACTTCCCCGTGTGGTCCTTGACCCAACACCAATAGACCGTTCCTCGAAGGTAGACGTCGGACATCGATTCTCTTCCAGCCGCCGAATGTACTCCTCCACGGCTCTGCGAGGCACGCGCAGGCAACCTTGGATCTTCACCGGGCCGAGCTCGGCCATCAGCTCGTATGCCTTCGTCCGGGTGAGTCCGAGCTCCTCCCCCACGTCCCGCGCGGACATGAAGCGACCGTTGCCGCGGATCCATTTGGGAGAGGCGTTGCTCATTACGGCCCCGCTCCGCGCAACACCTCAATCCCCTCCTCCGTCACCCCAAACACCGACATCCCCCCAAGCCACTCCGTCGGCCCTCGCGTGCACCTCATCAGCCCCCGCGCGATGAGCTCCTGGATGATCGTGCACGCCTCGTCCCCCTCATCGGTGACGTACCGGTTCCGGTAGAGCGGCTGCCGCGACTTCCATCCGGTCGCGTGCTCCAGGATGTGGAGTTCTTCTGGGGTGATATCACCGAACATCGCTCAGTCCTCCACCTTGGTCAGCCGTCCGAAGATGCAGGCATTATTCAGGCGCGCCTTCGGCGGCCCATCGCCCGATCAAACAAGTCGCCCATCTCGTCATCCGTAAGCTGGCCGGCAGCGATCCCGTCGACCTCACCCCGCCGAATCATCGCAAACATCTGAGCCCGCGCTGCACGCTCAATATCGAAGAGCGATGGGGCCACCTTGCATTCAAGCCCTCGCCACGTGAACTCAGTCGATCCTCTCAGGTGCTCTCGCACCCAGATTAGATCGCCAGCATCGGAGTCTCGCGAACGCCAATGTTGCTGCACCCAATGACGCAACGCCGACCGTCTCCCGCTTGTCCCGGCATCACGGTCCGCATATAGATGCCTTACGCCAGCGGGATTTGTTTCGACGGATAATTTCGGGTGCCCACGAAACCCCATAACCACGCGCCAATTGTAGCGACGTTCGAGCAACGCATTCAGTGCGCGAACGACGATATCCTGGCAAGTGCGCCTCTTTTGTGGATTGATGCGATTGTCACCAAGGACAACGTATCCGAACTGACGCGACCACCCGATCATGGCGCCACCGTTCATCACATACGCGCCGGTATTTAGGATACCAGACTGGTAATACATCCACTTGTAGTCGGCCGCCCCCAATCCCCGCCACGCATGTTTGGCTGCCTGCAAAGTGGCCTGTATTACATACGGCATATTCGGATCGCCAGTGCTGAGCATCGATTGGTGATGAAGTCCGAGTTCGCCCACGTCGGTCGGCTTGATATCGGGAAACAGGATGTCGTCGGAAAGCCAAGACCCGGAATCGGCTAGCCGTCTCACCCGGTCCTCGGTCGTCATCTCATCACATGACACGCCGACGTCTAAAGGTTCGACGGTCCGTATTCCGCCAACCATAAACCCGCGCCGACCATCAGACTCAGCTAGCATAAGCCACGCTAGCCGATCCTCTATGTCATCTGCAAACATGTCCCGGTGTCGCTGATCCACGGCGCGCTTTGGCCTATCGAGCCATTTTGATTGCAACAGACGAACGTCGTCGTCAGATAACCCGTCCAGAAATGATTTGAGCCGAACGTCAACCACAACAGTAGGCCGTGTCATTTCCTGATACCTTTCTTTTGGTAAGGCACATTCGATCGGGCGGCATCATCGAGTTGCCTCGCGGTCGAGACATGCGCCCCCTCCCACTTCCGGCCCGCACTCGAAATCCCCGTACATCCACGCCTCGTCTTCGGGCCACGGCCCATGCCAATCACCGAGCTTCGGCCAGGGCGACTCGCCGCCCTCGATTGATCCCCACTCGCGCGCAGTCGGCCGCCGAAACGTTCCCTCGCCCTCCGTGTACATGGTCTCCGGGTTATTGCCGCGCGTGACCGGATAGCCCTCCCAAACGGAGATCCCGTCGGGCGCATCTTCCAGGCCGAGCTCGTCGAGGTCGTCGTGGTGCTCTTCGTCGATCTCGTGCTGGATCCAGTCGCCGGAGTAGAACAGGACTACGCCCCGACCGTTGCGGGAGGCGACGACGGCGCGGTTGATGTCGATGTCGTCGTCATCCATTGTCGCCTCCTCCCGCGCTCTGCCGCGCCCCATCCGACAACCTCCGAACCTCATAGGTCGTATCCGGATAATGCGGCCGTCTATCGGCGATGATCTCGCGTGCTTCTTGCTCCGATCCCTCCCATCGCCTACCACCGCCGCTGCCGTTCTTCAGCCACCTGCCGCCTTTGCGGTCGACGAGCCAGACGCCGAACTCGGCGCAGCTAGCGACGCCAATTGGCGGCCGAACGAAGGTCTTGGTGAACCGCGCCTCCGTCCGCGTGACGGTCACCTCCAGGTCATCGTCGACGCCTTCGAGTTGCTTTCGGAGCTCACCGACCTTCATGGCCACGCTCCCTCGCTGCTGATTCGACCAACCCCGCCTGCTCCCTGCACTGCCCGAGCGCCTCCGCGTCCGTCCGCCCCTCGCCCTTCACGTTCCGATCCCCACTCGTGAAGAGCCAGAACGTGTGCGGCTGGCCGTTCAGCCGATAATCGTTGTGAACAGCGACCGACCAGCCGGCGGCGCGGAGGTCGTCGGGGCACGACTCGACCCGCGGGTCAGCCGGCGCCTCGCCATGGCCTCCGCAGTTCTCGCACGTGAATACGCAGCAGCTGATGCACTTCTCCATCAGGCCTTCGCACTCGGGGCATCGATCACCCACCGCCCGCCTCCTTCCCCGCGGCCCCGCTGTCGCGCACCAGCTCCAGCTTCGGAGGTGGGCACGCGCAGCAATTGAGCGGCAGCGGCGCGCCGTCCTTGTGCGGGATCAGGCCCTGCACATTCCCGTTGACCTCGATGAGCTCGCCCACGTCCCAAGGCCGAGGCCCCTCGCATCCCGGCGCTACCGCTATCTGCGCATGGTCGACATCGAACAGCACGAAGCCGCACCACGCGCAGAGCTGTCGACCCTTCGAGCCGACCTTGACCGGGAATCCGGCGATGTGGATCGTCATGGCTACTTCGCGATCGATGCGCGTACAGCCGCGTCCTTGGCTTCCAGCAGCTTCCGTAGGGCGACCGTCCGCTCCGGGTTGCGCGGCAGGGTCGCGATGATCGTCCGAGCCAGTTCTCCGAATGGGCGCGAGACCTCCTGCAAGGTCGGCGGTAGATGTTCGTAGGCGAAGAATTGCTCGATGTGCTCTTGGTTATGGTCGGTCATGGTCGTTGCCTTTTCTTTCTCGGTGTCGTTTCTGTTTGCTGCGGCCCCGCCGTCGCTAGCCTCTCGCTGCTCCCGCAACGGCCGACCGTAATACGCCTCATAACGTCGAGCGCGCTCCTCCGTGGTCATCGGCACGTGATCGTGCTCGGAACTCGTCATAGCCGTGCAGGCGCCGCCCATCGCTTCGTCCGGGGTCAGCGCGCAGAGCGTACATGCCCGAACGAGGTTGTGTGCTGCCGTATCTGTCGGCTCCTTCCCGAGATCACCGTCCGGCCCACCATCCGCTTGCAGCTTGCTCCACCCGTCCCGCTTCAGCCTCTCGATCGCGCTGTCCAGCGATTGGATGTATTCGCCCCACGCATGCGGCTGGTCGTCGAACTCGGCCATGATGTCGGTGAGCTGGTCGGCGGCGCGGGCGACCTGGTGCAGGAGGGAGAGGCGGGTGGATTGCTCCCGCGCGGGGCCCGGGGGCTGGCAATCGATGCGGAAATGCCGCGCATCCCACCAGTGCTCGCTATCCCATCGGACTTTGACTTTGCCTCCACGCACTGCGATCACGGTGGCGTGTACGCCGAGCTCGGTCACAACGGAGTCGTCGACCCGCAGGCTTGTCGGCGGGGGCTCATCGATGGGTCCCGGCGGCAGCCCCTCCACCATCGCATTCACGTCGAGATCCGCGAATGCATCCGGAGCAGCGGCGTGCATCGTGTCGAGAAACTCGGCGCCAGATACGTACCGAGGCGCCGGGCCCGGGGGCCGGGAGACGGCTGCGAGGGCTACGGAAGCGCGCTCGCCGATGCTGATATCGATGTACGGCAGTACGTGAGCACCGTTTGCCACGGCGCGTCGATAGGCATCAGCGAAGGGTCGCAACGCCTCCGCCAACCGCTCGCACTGCGCCCGCGCGGCGTCGCGTTCGTGCACCAGCTCACGGTTGCGCTGCTCCCAATGCCGATTGCAGCCTGGTGCGCGCGCGCAAACGGTATCTTCCCCGCAATCCCACGCTGTGTCCCTCTCCTCCCGAGCCGCCGCGAGCTCTGCCTCCGTCGCGGCGAGCCTCTGCTCGGCATCGGCCAGATCTACGCGCACCTTCAGCACGCCGTCGATCACGCATTGCGCGTTGCCCGCCGGACCGTGATCGCCGCGCGCGAGAGCAGAATGGATCCGGGCGATGTCCGCCTCCGCCTTCTCCGCGCGGGCGAGGGCGGTGGTGAGCTGCTCACGGAGTTCGGCAATGGGGTCTTTCCCCGCCAGCACAGCGGCGAGAGTGGCCGCGTCAGGCTTCGACTCGCCGGTCCACGTCTGCCCTGTTGGCAACGGGGCCGCTTGCGTGAAACAGGAACAGCCAGGCAGAAGTTGCCCGCAGCGAAAACAATAGTTGGGACCAATCATCACCCACCGTCGCTTTCTCGCCCGGGAGCTCCGCCGCGGCGCTTCAGAATCTTCGCGATATGGTGCGCGGCCGCGAGGACGATCTTCCGGTCGCGGTCGTCTTCGAGATCGTCGAACAGGTATCCGCTGCCTTGGCCGATATCGTGCACGATCGTGGCCTGAAGACAGCGATACACGTAGCGTTGCGCCGCACCCCAGGCGCCCGAGCCCGTGAACTTACGCGGCATCACCCCTGCTCCTTCCCGCCATCGGCGGCCGGGGGCTGGGCGGAGGGCGGATCCCATATGTATCGGTCAGCAATTGCGTCTTCGATGACCATCTTTGCGAACTGCGCCAGAGAATGAAGACTGAACCGCATTTCTCGGCGCCTTGGGCCAAGCACGTTGCTTGCGACCCGGTACCCGCGGTTGATCGCGAATGCGCGCTGCCGCTCCGTCAGTTCAGCCATTGTAATCCCCGTACTGTTCGAGGTGCTCTTTGCTCCAGTAGCTCTCATGTTCGCGGTTCAATGCCCGGAGATCGCGAATGGGCTTCTTCACGATGTTCGCCGACCGTGAGCGGTCGCAAAGGAAGATGCCGTGCCAGCACGTAGCCATCAGGCACTCGCTGCACACGGTCACGAGACGGTCGGCGTCCGACTGCTCACCCATCGCTCTCTCCTTTGCCGGCGGCGGGGGCCCCCGGTGCCCGGCGGCAGCGGCCAATCCAGTCGACAGGCACGGGCGAAGGTGCGCTAGGAATGGGAATTGCGGCAAAGAACCCTTCACCCATGAGACACCTCCTTCGGCTGCTCGGCCATCGCGCGCTCGTACTTTTCAATCGCCGCCCTGGGACCGACGAGCAATCCGCTCCCGTCGCAGCGATCGCAGGTGTCTTCAATTGCCTCACCGGGGTGCGGCCCCCGATGGTGAAATCGGAGCTTGCCTTTGCCGACAGGCCTCCGCTCGCCGGCTTCGGGACCTTCGGCGCCTCTCGGTGTAAGCCGTCAATCGTATGGCGATTGTCCTCGGGTGCGTCATTCGCCTTTGGCGCGATGCTCTGGCGGCTTTCGGGGGGAATGGTTCGCTCGAGCGCGCGGGATTTGTACCCGTGCAGGGCGCCGCGCGCGTTGTTGAGCGCGAGGGTGATGCCCTGCTCTATCTCCGACTTGAGCCGCCCCCACGCCTCCTCATCGAAAACCGGAACCTCGACCCGCTCGGGCTCGTGCTTCGCCGTCTGAGCCTCGAGCTCGGCGATTCGCGCCCGCGGCGCTTTCGGGTCGTCGGCCTTGGCCCGCTCGATGGTGGCCGCCATCGTGACTCGGAGCTTCTCGAGATCGATCGGCGCAAGCTTTCCGGCCGGGACCTCGGTCCCGAATTCGGGGGTCGCAGAACCATCGAACGTGCGCTTTTTACCGAACCGGATTCTTTTGAGCACGCCGAGCCATTGCGGGCTCCAGCAGAAGCAGTCGCCGGTCGGCAGGTCCGGGAGCTGCTTGACGAGCTCGCCCACATCGATCGACTTGCTCACGATCCACGACTCGATCGCCTTCCGATCTTGCTTTGCGTTCTGCCGGAAGCAGAAGAGCGTTTCTACCTGATTGAGCACATCCTTGTTCACCGCAGCGGCGCGCTGGGAGATGAGGATCGTCCCGATGCCGTAGTTGCGCCCCTTCTTGATGAGCTTTTCGACGGCGCCAACCATCGCTGCGGCATCGCTCATCACCCGCTGGGGCACGATGTCCTGGCATTCCTCCCAGACCACCATGAGGGGCGACCGCGATCCCTTTTTGAGTCGGAGAAGCGCCGTTGCGAACGCCGTCACGAACTTCCGGAGCTCGCCCCCCGTGAAATCCGACACGTCGATCACGAGCGGGCTGCGGGTCGACACCGCGGTGTCGGCGACGAGCTCGCCATGACCCGCATCAAGCGGCAGGTCCCCTTGCTCCCCGCCGAGAATGGGAATCGGTATGCCGGGGCCCTTGCCGTCGGCCGCGAGTCGCAGGCTTCCCCAATTGCCGACCGTGTCGATGATGAGGACCTGGGCCCCAGCGTCGAGGAGCTCTTCCACGAGCTTGCCGGTTCCGTAGGTCTTGCCGCTGCCCGAGATGCCCAAAACCGCCATTTTCTGCGTAACGGCGTTCGGTGGGAGAGATAGATCGTGGGAGACGCGGAGCATCAGTTCCTCACTCCCCTCCGCACCACCAGCCGATTCACCGCCCGCACGAACGTCGCGAGCAACAACGCCTCCCGCGGCTCGACCGACACGACCACCCGCTCGACGGGGAGCGGGCCGGTTTGGAGGACGGCTTGGTGGTAGCAGAGCATGGCGGTACGGAGGGGAGCATGGTCGTCCTATTGCCTAGAACCCGTACCCGTTGTTCTCGTCGTCTTCCGGCGCTTGCTCTTGCCTGTTACCCTGGCGAGTTCCGGACGACTGCTTGCCCCCGCCCCTCGGCTCCCATTGATGCATCGCTGGACTCGGGCTTGGCGGAGCAGCGGTAACCCGCTCATCGCCGCGCTTGCCCGACCAGACCTCGTACGGGAAGAGGCGTCGCCACGCGATCCAGGTGGCAAGCGTGGCCGCGGTCTTGGCGTCCTTGTCGGCGTAGTCGCCGCCAGCGTCGGCGCTTTCTTGCTTCTTGCCGTGCCACCACTCGAGGCTGCGCAGGTCCATTTCGGACATGTACGTGAAGCCCTTGTTGCCGCGGGAGAGGCGGCCGTCGTAGAGCGGAGGTCGAGGAACGGCAGGGCGATCCATTGGCTCCAGCCGCGCCCGGGCCATATCGAATACAAGCCCGAGCGCGAGCTGGACGGGCAGCGTCGCGAATTCTTCTCGCGTCACGGCTGCCTCCGGCATTACGCCGCACCCTTTTGGTCTGCTGCCTGTAGCTCTGCCTTGCGAGCATTCAGCGCCGAGCCGAGCGCCTTCCGTTGTGCGGCCGTCCACGGCTTGCCCTTGAAGCTCTCTGCGACGTTGCCGATTTCTTCGAGGCTCAGCGCTGCTTTCGCGGCAGCTACCCCGGCCTTGAGCTCTTCCTCGCTCGGCTCCTTGGCGTCACCGCCAGCAGCCCACTCGGCGAGTTGCTGGCCTATGTCTTCCGATAGTGGAACGCGCCGCTCGAAGATGTGCTGGAACTGGCCGGGGATCTTCATCATTTCCTGTTCGCCGGGGAACTCGGATTCCCACGTCGGCACCCCGCGCGCGCCCGGCAACAGAACGCACTTCACGGTCATTTCGAAAATGAACTCTTCGCCTGCAATGGCGCAGTAGCCCATCGGCGTTACCGCATCGAGCCCCGCGGCCTTCTCTTTCTTCGTGGCGATCTTGAGCTTCTGCTTGGCGCGAAAGTTGAAGATCGCGCTCACCTTTAGCTCGGTGAGAAGAGCGCTTATGAGCTTGCGGCGATTCGCCTTCGGCATACCCCATGCCGACATCTTCATCGCCTCCTCGGAGGTCTTATACTGTTCGGCGAGCCGCTTGGCCTCCGCCGCATGCTGCTCCAGCACGCCGCCGACGCCATCGTGCTCGTGGCTCATGCTGTCCACGACGATGATCTTGGCGCCGCGCTTCGCGCAATGCTCGATGGCCGCGAGATATCGAAGCGAGCCGAACGGCGAACCGAATGGCACGTGGTGAAAGTTGAACGTGCCGCGAGAAGGGTCCGCTTTCTTACCCGGCAGCGGCGCGTAATGCAGCATCCGATTCGACTCGGTGTCGATCCCGAAGATCTCGCCGCCGGTCACCCGCTGCATTCCGGTGGCTAGCCGTAGCGCGGAATATGTCTTGCCGGTTCCGCTCGGTCCGACCAGAGCGGCGAAAAGCGGCGTTGCCACTCGTGCGGCGGGCGTATCGGTGAAAGTCCACTCCTGATTGCTCTGCGTCATCTTCGTTCTCCTTCTTCATCTTCACGGTTTGGGTACTGCCTGCTTCAACAGCTTTTTTGCGCCTACAACCCGCCGAACTCTTCTGCCGCGGCTCCGCGCTGCACCTGCGAATCAAGCGACTTCGCCACCATCCACGGGTGCGCCTCGACGCCGATCGCCTTCTCTACGTATCCGGGCCACCGGTTCGTTCGGAGGCATTGATCCCAGACGCCGACCGCGTAGTTCCAGCGCGATCGGCCGACCTCACGCATCGATCCGCGTAGCTCGATGGGAGTCACGCAAAACGGCTCCGTCGCCTCGATGAATACGAACAGGAACGAGACCCGGCCAGCGAGCTCGGGACGCAGCGCCTCGATGGCGCACCGATAGGCCGCGTCCTGGATATCATATCCCATAGCATAGATTTGGCGCGTGCAGAAGTCGGGGTGTGCGTTTGCGGTCGTCTTGATATCGATAATTCGGGCCTGGCTCTCGATCCAGTGATCCAGCATTCCGCGGCACACCACGTCGTTGCTGCCGAGGGGGTTGTCTTGCATCCAGAACGCCGCCATTTCGTTTTCACCGGTGAGCCGAATGTCGAGCGCGTCGAGCTGGGGACGGACCTCCGCGGCAATGGCCTCCGCCCGCTCCAACTCGTGACCAAGAACAGGCGTCTTGCCCAGTGCACGAAAGGCATCGCGCTTTGCTCTGGCGTCTTTCGTTCGCCAATCGTCGGCGTCGATTCGAACGATGTCCCGGCCCGCGCCTAGCAGCAGCTTGTGGACGACCGTCCCGACGTCCATGGCCCTCTTAACATCGCCACGACGGTTGCCAAGCCGCGGATGCGCTAGCCTTGCGTGCGCTGGCGATTGAGCGATCAGGGTATGGGCAATGCCCTGGGAAAGCGACGGCATGACGCATGGATCCGCGTGGTACACGTCGGGATCCATCTGGCCGAACCAGCCAGCCGGCACCGGATTCGGCGGAGGCGAACGAACGAGCGAGGGGGCTTTCGCGAAGACCGCCCCGGTCTCCGCCGCCGCCCCAAAGCCCGCAACAACCAACGCCTGCCCGTCGACCCGATCCCATTCCGCCCGAGCAGCCGCAAGCCGCTCTTTGGCCGTAGCAAGCGCCGCATCATGCTGCTCGCAGGGACACGACGCGGCGTCCTGCTCCGCAATCTCGACCGCGTGCTTGGCCTGGTGGACCGCTACCCGCGCTTCCCCGATCCGGTCTTTGGTGATGCGTCCGCTCATCGCTCCGGCCCCCCGCGCAGATCCCCGATCGCCACCCCCACCCCCCTCGCAATCGCCACAATCTCCAAATCCCGATTCACGAACCCCCCGTCGACGCCACCGCGCGCACTGTCCCTCCCGCCGGCGTCCGCGCGATCCAGAGGCCAAGGCTTGCGACCTTGGCCGCGTAGCCCGCTCCGCTGTGCAGAATCAGCTCCAGCACGGCTTCGAGGGCGTTCTGCCTTCGGACGTGATCGGCGACGGACTGCTCTAGCCGCTGAATCGTCGCCTTGTGGTGGGCGAGCTCGTCGCCATCGACGGCCGGATCGGGGAACTCTGCATCGCCGGTGGCGCACGGAACAGAATCCGAATACGTCCCGACGATCAGCGGGTGGGCCTGCTTGCGCTCGACAGCCCGGAGCCGGCCGGAGAGGTCACCCAGGAGCAGGCGGATCTCGTCGAAAAGCTTCTGCGTGCGCTGTGTTGGCCGGCCCCCGTCAATCCATTCCGCAAGCGCACGATCCAGATCCTCCAGCGTAGCGAGATCGGGTGGCGCCGTTCCGGTCGGCGCTTCGAGAGCGTCAAGCCGAGTGCGGAAGTCATCCGCGTCGCCTTCCAGCGAGGCGATCCGCCGCTCGTGGTCGCGGTGGAGATCAAGGTGGGATTCGCCGATCGCGCCGCCGATGTGGGGGACAAATGCCTCCTCGAAGGTTTTGAGCGCGCCAGTCATCGCGGCACCCATACGCAGACGCAGCCGGTGTGCGAGTTCCACCTTGGCGTCATTCCGCTCGGGCACCCGGACCGTTGCTCGCAAGCGTCGTCCAGCTTGCGAAGCCCAAACAGCAAAACGGCAATGAGGGCGAGCGCGAAAGCGAAGAACGCCAGTTCTCCCCTGTTCCTTTGGATAAACCGCTTCATGTGTGCCTCGTCATGTCACCGCGGATCCGCCGGATCTCGCGCACGCTCGCAATCAACTCTCCGACGAGCATCTCCCCCGACAGTTCATCTCGATCGATTCCGAATCGCGCGAGCGCCTGTCGGCAATCGGAACGAATGGGAGCGGCCCCGTTCTGACCGGGGTTTTGGGCCTTCTGCCTATCCTCTGCCGGAGCTACCGGCATACTCTCGGCGCCACCGGGGGTCTCCCGGCTCTTTCTACTTGCCCAACTCGCTTTACCGTAGACGCGGTCTTTCGCGGTCGTGTCACCATCCACGCCGCCGCTCCCGTAAATACTTGCCGGTCTCTCCCGACTGTCACGCGAAACTGCGAGGCGCCCGCGTTCAGCGCTTTCGGATTCCGTACCGCTGTTAACGCCGCGTTTGGATACCGAATAGGTCAACTCGCGGGTGGAGCATCCGGGACTCGAACCCGATCGATCTTCGCGGCTGCTACCCCGCGCGACCCGCCCTCCGAAAGCAGCTCGAGCTCGCATTTCGGATTGACGACAGCTCCCGGCTGCTATTGCCCCAGAAAGTGCCCCGTATGCCCGGGGCCACGGCCCGATGATGTCCGCAGAGGCCGAACCCGCGATCGTCGGACAGCAAGCCGTCCGGCAATGTCGGGCATCCTGCAAACCAAGTGCTTCGGCTGCACCTCCCTCACGCGGATCGCTGGGCGGTTGGCTCTCATGGCTCGTCCCGTCCTCCCCGCTCGGCAATTGGAAGCTTTCGCGGGCGCCACCCGCACGCGTCAGGACCCTTTCCGCAACCAGCGGGGCGCAAAAGGTCCCATGGTCGCCTCCTTGGCAAGGCGCTGCAACTGTGTGCAATCGAGTATACATCATACCCCGCTGTTCGCAATGTCGCTCATTGCCCAGCCCTCACGAAGATCCGATACTGCCCAGCGACGTTGCCTTGCGAGATCTCGCGCAGCTCGCCGAGTTCGAGCATCCGATCGACGCAGGCCATGCTGTGCCAGTTGTCGCCGATCACGCCCAGGACCCGCCCGAGCTGACACGCGCCCGCCTCATTCAGCAGCCGAAGGACGTGATCGCGGACTTTGGACAGGGCGCGTTGCCCTTCCGGGGACAAGACCCACAATCGCTCTTGGGAATAGGAGTACATCATGCCACCGCCTTGCTCAGCGCGCGCCACCACGACCGACCGATCCGGCCGTTCGCATGGCGGCTGCAAACATCAACGTCCCGCTCTTGCCCGCGGGGCAGCGTCGGGACGCCGGATACCATAATGACGCGGACGCTGCACTGGCACGGGAGCACGACGATCCGGGCGGTTCGCGCGATGCTTCGGCGCAGCTTGGCGATGCGGCGGCGACGGGGGTTCATCGTGCGCCGATCCTTCCGAATTTGCGCTCATGCTCTCGCCGCAAGAGCGCGTAGTTCGCTCTGGCTAGATTGGCGTCCAACTCCTCGATCGCGGCCCACTCCTCGCGCGTCGCGCATCGCAGCTTGTCGCGAAGCTTCGCGCGGTCGTGCGCGGAGAGCGGAGCGGGGGCGTTGTCGTAGGTCACGGCGCCCCCGGTGGCACCGAAGCCCGCTTTTCCGACTGCACCCCGGTGACCGCGCGCATCGTGCTCACAGACCCCCGCATCTCCTCGATGGGGCTGTCCCCTCGGTCAACGTCGACGAGCTCGGCCCACGTCGCCGCCGATGCCTCCTCGCCCATGTCGGCCAGCAACGCCGCGCGCTTCTCCGGGGGCATCCTGGCGAACCCCTCGGCAAGCTTCGCCCGGATGCGGTTCACCTTCTTGGTGCGTGCTCGCCGCTCGAATGGGTTGCATTCGACCATCCGACTCGTACCGCATTCGCAGTTGCGCCACTCGTGGGTGGCGTCTTTCGGGCGAACCGCGAGGCTGTCCTCATTGCAGTAGCCGGCGAACTTCGCATCGGAGAGGCTCCGGCCGCAGGAGCAGCGGGGGGTGGTCATCGGTCCGGCGCCTCCACGCTGTGGCCCTGCCGAGCCCCATCGGTGCATCGACGGAATGCCGAGCCAGCAAGCAACACAACGAGGAGCGCAATGCCGACCGCAACGCCTACGGCTGCGACTCCGCGCTGTGGATGCGCGAGCTGCTCGTGCTCGTCGTACGTGAAGTTGTCGTCGCTGCGGATCGCGTCGAGATCCGGACGCGTAATGTCATCCGGGTCCGCCTCGGTCGCATCCCGAACGAGCGCGCGAGCCTCCTCACGGGAGAGCACCGCGGTCTCGTCCGGATCAATCGCCTTCGGGTCTTCGGGCCAGGGTTTCATGGCTCGGTCCTCTGACACCCGCGGGCGAGCGCTTCGTGGGCGATGCAGGTGAGTTGGATCGTTTTCTCTTTGCCCGGCTGGCCTACGATGACGGCGCACGTCTTGTAGCCGCCGAGCGGATCGGCGCGCCAATCAGCCGGGTCGGCGCAGGCGCCCGCGAGGAAGTGGTAGCCGTGGTCGGTGGCCCACGCGCGGAGATCGTCCTGTACGGTGTCGCGCTGGCGGCAGTGCAGGACCGAGGCGGCTGAGAGAGCTAGGGCGGCTAGGAGGAGGCGGGTCATGCCGCACCCGCCCTCACCGTCGAGAGAATCTCAACGTTCTCGGTCGTCCACTCGTCGGCCTCGTAGCGCTGAAAGCAGGTCGTGCCGTCGGGGCGGGTGTAGCGGACGATCACCTCGCCATTGCCGACAACGCCGACGACGCGTCCCATCCAATCGGTGTCGGCCGCAGCGGACTTCGGGGCCGTGCGCAGGGCGCGGACGGAGGCGCCGACGATGCGGGGGAGGGAGGCGACCATTACTTCGTCTCCGGCTTCTGCTCGCGGGCGGCGAGCATGGCGTCGGCCAGTTCATACGCACTATCCGCAGCGACGCTAGCAGACGTTGACCAGTCAGAAGAGAGCAGCCCGGTCAGCGCCGCCGCTGCGAACTGGTCACGCAGATGTTCGCGTCGCGCCTCAGTTCGAGCCTCTTCTTGGATCTCAGCGATCACTCGGGCACGTTCGTCCAGCGCCAGCATCCACCAATTGGATGCGACAGCCGCCCACTCTCTCGCCGTTTTCATGCCGCCTCCAGCACGACGAAATCTGCGTCGATCACGGTCTTCTCTTTGGCGAGCGCCTCGCGCGCGTCCTCGGCGACCAACTCGATCCGAGCGGCGACCCGGGCCTGGTGGAGCGCGGTCCAGAAATCGGCGCGCGACGGTTGTTGTTCTTGGTTGTGCATTGTCGGTAAACCCTCCCTGTTGCTTGAAGCGGATTTATTCGGCGCCAGCTGCGGCGTCGGACTGAATTTCTTCCTTCGGCGGCGCGTTGGCTCGGAACGTCCAGAAGTCGCCCCATTGCCGCGCTTCCGCGTGACGCTGTGCGGTGATGAATTGTCCGAGCGTCGGCGTCTCGTCTTCAGCGCCGCCGAGCAACCGAATCCACTTCGGCGCGAGCACGTAGAACAGCTGCCCGGCCGCGATCGCGTCAGCGCCAGCGTCGTGCTCTTTCGCGTTCGCGATGCCGTGGCGCGCGCACGCGGCGGCAAGCTTGTTGCGCTGCGAGCCGCGGACCCACTTGTCCACGTCGCGGACCATCACGATCGGGTCAAGAAACGGCCATTCCGCCGGCTCTGTGAACGTCGGAACCTTGAACCGGTCGTACATCGCGTTGAACGCGAGCGGCTGGGCGCCAGCGACGAGGGCCTTGACGCGCTCGGAAGCGAAGACCTCTTCGATCGTGGGCTTGCCAACGACCATGTCGTCGGTGATGCCGTGGATCTTGGTCGCTTCTTCGGGGATAGGGCGGAACGGGTTGACGAGAGCGCAGAAGGAATCGACGAGGGCGCCACGCTCGAAACGGGCGAGGCCGATTTGTACAGCGCGATCTTCGCGGGCGATACCGGTCGTCTCAACGTCGACGGATATTGTCGGCGCCTCGTTCCAAGGCAGATTGAAGAGCGGGAGCATCTCGTTCGTGCTCACGAGGCCCTCCGCGCGTGGGTAAGGTCAGCCCGAGCCGTCGCCTTCGACGTTGACCCCGGGAGCCCGTAGCAAACGAAGACGAACGAATCATTGACGCTGGTGACGGTCCCCTCTTCGGCCGGACCGGATGCCGGTCGGTAGACAACACGGTCGCCGGGCTGGAATGGCTCCTCCCCGCACACGCACTGCTCCTCGTGGCACTCCTGGCACCGCGGGTCGTGCTCGTCGCCGTAGTAGTCGTCGGAGCTGGGGGCGGAGAACATCGAGGTCATCGATTCGCCTCCCCCCAAAACCTCTGCTCTTCGATCATCGCGAGCAGATCGCTCGCGAGCATCCCGTGCATCTCGGCCACGCTCTCGACCGAGTAGCGGTGGCCGTCGATCTCGAGGCAGGCGATGCCTCCGATGCTATTTTCGACGGCCATCCACTCGCGTCCGGCGCCGTCTTCATCCTCGAGAACGATCTCGTGTCGGGGCGAACTCGGGCCGATGTTGTCGAGCTCGTATAGCTCGAGCTTGGCGGCCCAGGCTTCGCGGAGGATGGGGGAGCCGAGGGACTCGGCGAGGGAGAGGTTGCGGCGGGCAACCCGGAGTTCGCTCTCTTGCCCTTCGATCGGTACGCTGGTACAGGATGCCATCGGCGCCGGGTCCTTTCCGAACCAAAGTACAAGCGTATTAGTAAACTGGCAAGTACAAAAGCGACGGACGAGTTATTTTTCTCGCCGTCGCTCGGGAACTACGCGGAATCGCTTACGTCGAAATCAGCCGACAGGGAGCCGCGGGTATTGTCCCGAGCCTCGGAGCCCAATCATGCGCGCTTCCAGCCACTGCTGCGGAGCGAAGCGCTGGGCAGCGAGCAGCTCCCCAAGCGTCAGCCGGGCAACCGCGGATTCGGGGGCCGCGAGCTCCACCGCCACCATGGCCACATCACCAGACGTGACGCGGCGGTCATCGAGCATCAGGCCCGCGAGCGCTCGGTAAAGATTTCCGCCGTATACGCGAGGGTCTTCGTCCCACTGATAGTAGATGCGCCGCCTGCTCGTCTGGGCTGGCACGCACTCCCCTTGCAAAAGGGGACGCAACTCAAAGCCAAGACGAACAGCCAGCTGGCAAGGGGGGCTGAACGGTGCCAAATCCGCCGTTACGTAAGCCCCAGCCACAATCCTTACACGCTCCGCGCGGGAAACTGCCGCTTCGCCGGCCCCCGCCCGTAGCATGCGCACAAGTTCGCGCACATCGGGCATCGGGACAAACCTGTATCATAGACGAAACGATCCGGGGGCTATTGTTTCTTTCGCCCGCTTGCTTCTACTGATTTTTTGTGCCGCGGGTCCGTGTCATTCACGATGGGTGGATTTGTACCCACGCTCTGCTTGGTGTGCCGCGTGACCGCCTGGGCGATGACATCGTCCGAGCTCATCCGCCAGACCCAGTTCACCACAGCGGCGATGTCCTCAAGATCGTACTTGGTTTTTGATAGATACGCGGGCGTTTCCCCGGCAAGCATGAGCGCAGCGGGAGGAAAGTTCGTGTACATGGCCCGGAACTTGTCCTCGAGCTTCGGCCAGTTGCCAGAATTCCGGTACAGCGGCACCGGCTGGTCGCCGACGAGGTCCACGTAGGAGTGGTAGCCGAGCAGCTTGGCGACCCGGATAGCCATCGCCACGCCGCATTTGCCGCCGCCCAGCACGAGCGAAATCATCTGCTGAGACACGCCGACCGCGTCCGCGAGCTCCTTCTGCTTCTCGTACCTCTTATTGAGCTCGCGTAAGGCGTCACGCAGGCGATCTGCTTCTGCGGGGGTCAGCGATTTCGGGGTGGCCATGTAGGGAACGTACACGCGGGGCCCACAAATACGCGGGAACAGTGCGGGCGATTTTAGGCTTGCATCGAAACAAATACGGTTGTACAGAAGAGCACTATGCCGGCCAGGTCGACCAGAAAGAAGGAGCCGAGAGCGCAAAGGGCGATGAGGGTCGCAGGCGGTCCCAAGCTCGAAGAGTGGCGTAGGGAAAGGGGTTGGTCACAAGACGAACTCGCTACCGCGCTGACCTGCAGCCAACAGATGGTTTCAGCTCTATGCGGACAGTCGACCACGCCGGGAACGGATCTGGCCACGCGCATCCAGGTGGTCACGCGAGGACGGGTCAAGGTGCAGGATTGGCTGCCTCCCGAGGAACTCGAGCAAACGCGGGCGGCTGCTCGCCGAGCGCGGTCTGCGGGCCTGGGAGGCTGACCTATGCGAACCCACGGCATGAGCCTGACACGTACCTATAAGTCGTGGGCTTCCGCGAAAAGCCGATGCTTCAATCCGAACGCTGACGGCTGGAGGTTCTACGGTGGCCGAGGCATCACCATGTGCGTACGGTGGCGCTCGTCTTTCTCCGCGTTCTACGCGGACATGGGGACTCGGCCCCGGCGGACGAGTATCGATCGAATCAACAATGACGGCAGCTACACCTGCGGCAAATGCGTTGAGTGCGTAGCGAAGGGGTGGCTCTCGAATTGTCGATGGGCAACTGACGAGGAGCAGATTGCCAACTCTTCTCACCCAAGAAGAGCGCGACCCGCCCGCGCGCCCAGTCTTGAGCGGAGATCGTACCGCAACTCTGTTAACCGCAGAATCCGGCTCGGTCGCTACCGCGCGATGTGGGACGAGATCGGCACACTGTACTCGCCGTTCGATGAAGCTCGGATTGAGTACGACATCCGGACGGAGATTGCCAAGCGGCTCGGCTTCGAGCCATTCGTGGAGATCCCGAAAGATCTCTCCGCCGACAATTGGCAGGACAGGCCCCTCTTCGATGATCCAACGCCCGGGGCAACGCTGGAAAAGATCGGTGCGCGGTTCCGGTTCACGCGCGAGCGAGCGCGCCAAATCGAAGCGATTGCTCTCGAGAAGATGCGCAAGCGACTGATTTCGATCGAACCATCGCTCCGCGCCCGCCGTCCAGTCTCTGCCTGCAAGGTCTCGGCGCGGAGGGCCGCCTAACCCATGCCCCCGCTCCCCACCGCCCACCTGCGCCCACGATTCGGATCCGCCCAGGACACCCAGTCCGATCGCACCCGCATCCTCTCCGCCCTGGCCGCCGGCCACGTGTCCGCGCTCTCGATCTCCCGCGCAACCGGCATCGAGCGCCGGACCGTCTACCGCCATCTCCAATCGCTGGAACGCATCGGCCGCGTCGTCTCGCGCCCGAAGGCCACCGCAAGCACCGGCAAGTACCGCCTCTGGGCTATCGCCCCCGTCGACGCCAGCGACCCCGAGCCCACCGGCCCGCTCCCCATCCCCCGTCGCCTCCTCGCCGTCATCGCGCTCGGTCCCATCACCCGCGACGCGCTCGCGGATCAGCTCGGCATCTCGTCCGCGATCGTTTTGCTGCACCTGCTCGCTCTTGAGCGGAGTCGAGAGATCGTCTGCCAACCGACCCCCGAAGGGACCGTCTGGGCGCTCCGTAGGCCCCGGCCGCTTTGGGAGCAGGCGCTGGAGCAGCGCGGAAAGCGCGTGGCGTAGATGAACCAGCTCCCCTCCTCTCGCATCCGTCGCGCGCGGCGCCTCGTTGCGCTCCTCCGCGTCGCCGCCGCCCTCGTTTTCGGCTTCGGCCTCGGCATTCTCTTCGGCGGCAAGGACCACCAGGGCACGGGGATGCTCGTCGTCGATGTCTCCTTCGCGGTGCTCCTGCTGGCCGAGATTGTCCGCGTTCGCGCGATGGGGAGGAGCTGAATGCTTGGCCGTTCGACTCTCCTCACTGTTTCCTACACCGGACTCGCAGCTTGTGTTGTCGCCTGGGCGCGCGGCGACACTGTGCTGGCCGGGATCTTCGCCGTCTGCGCCCTGCTCCTCGCGATTTCGAGCTCGGCCTTTCCGCGAAAGGAGAAGGCCTGAATGCAGACCTGCCCCCCTGGCCTCGACGCCGCCCCCGTCGACAACGACGAGCCCCTCTCGCTGATGTCGCCCGTCTACGCGCACGTGCTCGGCCGCGAGCTCGGCCACTTCGAGGCGATTCTGGAAGCGTGGGACGGCTCCCGTCGGGTCATCACGTTCCTTCGCCCCGAGAATCTGATCGAGGCAATGCAAGCGCTCAACGAGGCCCGCATTACCTATTCGATGTACCAGCGCGGCGGCTGGGTCTGGTTCCGTCTCGAGAGGAGGCCCGCATGAGCTCCGGAAGGAGTGTCCGTGCAGGTCAATCGCTACATCGCCGGCTCGTCGTCCGGCGTTCCCCGCGTCGGGCAGAACTGGCAGGGCTGGATCGAGGCCCCCGACGGGAGCTGGGTTGCGTTCGTCCGGCACCGCGGCGAGACGCTCGTGTTCCTGCACCGCGACATGCGGACGGGGCGCGTCGTCGAGGCGGCTCCGATCCGGGCCTAGTGTGCCATCGGGCCGCCGCGCATCTTCACGCGCCAGTCCACGAGCGAGTTGCAATGGGCGCACGGAGGGAACACCTCGCCCTGCGTCACGATGAACTCGTTGTGGTGCTGGTTGCGCCGGCAGGTCCCCTCGTAGGCGCCCGTTTTCTCGCAGCTCTCCCCGGTCCCCCACACGCCATCGGCCATAGCTCGCTCCCTCCTTGGCTGCAATCAGAACACACTGGTCATAACGGGCAACTTTTCGGCGAGGTGGGCCATGCGTAGGGGCGAGGCGTTGGCCGCTGTGGTCGCAGGCCCCGGGATAGCTCGGGCGCGGGAGCGCGGCACCGCCGCTGGGACTTGGGCCACCGTCGTCCGGGTCGGTGGGGGGCATGAGCACGAGGCGGAGGATTCTGGCTGTGGTCGTCTGCATGGGGAGATTGGTGCGGATGGATTGGCGAAGACACAACCACCCTCGCCCCTATCTGCGTCAACTGAAAGCCCGCGCCGTGCATTGGCGAAACTACGTTCGCTTGTTCAGTCCGGGGAGCTGACATGCGGTCAGCTAGCGCTTCGGTGGGGTTGCTCGCGGCAACGGGCTTGGCACCTGGTCTTTCGCGATAGCGGGCCCGGCGACGAGCGGCTGGCGGATTTGCCGGAGCGGACGCGGCGACGATTGGAGGCTGCTTGACTCTCATCCAACAATTCCTTCGTGAGCCAGGCTGGACCGAGACGAAGCTCGATGCGCTGAAGACGCGATACGGCATCACCCATCGCCGGCATTGCGCGTACCCGAACCTGGTGCTCCTCAAATACAACCAGATCGAGTCACCTTTCGGCGAACCGATCGTCCAGGAATGCCGCGGGATCATCCTCGACGAGGCCGACCATTGGCGCATTGTATCGCGGGCCTTCTCGAAGTTCTTCAACCACGGCGAAGGTCACGCGGCTCCTATCGATTGGTCTACCGCCAAGGTCCAGGAGAAGGTCGACGGGTCGCTGTGCGTTCTCTATTGGTATCGGAACGAGTGGCACGTGGCGACATCGGGCTCCCCCGATGCGAGCGGACAGGTGCAGGGGTCGGGCATTTCGGACGCGTCCCTCCGCGGCTCGGTCGACACGTTCGCGAGCTACTTTTGGCGGACGTTCCATGACTGCGGGTTGCGGCTACCATCATCCACATCGCGCGACCGCTGCTTTTTCTTCGAGCTCACCGGACCGATCAACCGCGTGGTCGTAGTACACGATGCCCCTTCGCTCACCCTTCTTGGCGCGCGTCGCCTGACCGATCAGCAAGAGATCGACATCGAACGAGCCGCGGACCTTCTCGGTGGCGCGCCGAAAGTCGTGCGCGAGTATCCGCTCCAGTCGTTCGACGACATTGCACGCTCGTTCGAATCGATCTCTCCGCTCTCCCAAGAGGGCTACGTCGTGGTCGATCATCGGTTTCACCGCGTGAAGGTGAAGCATCCCGGATACGTCGCCTTGCACCACATGAAGGGCGGCCTGTCGCAAAAGGCGTTCGTCGAGATAGCGCGTAGTGGAGAAACGTCAGAGGTTCTTTCGACGTTCCCGGAGTTCGCGCCGACGCTCGAAGAGGCTATCCGGCGGTTCAACGGACTCGTAGCCAGCGTAGCCGCCGACTATGAGCGGCTTGCTGGCATTCCCGAGCAGAAAGCGTTCGCGCTGGAAGCCGTGAAGACGCGGTGCTCGGCCGCGCTCTTCATGGTGCGAGCTCGTAAGGCGCCGTCGATCGCGGATTACTTCCGCACGATGCAGATCGATCAGCTGGTGAAGCTGCTTGGCGTGAAGGATGAGCCGATAGCGACGGAGGCGGCTTGATGGGCATCTACGACCTCCACTTTCCAAGTTGCGCACTCCCCGCCCCCCAGCAGTCTGCCCCCATCCCCGCGCCCGTGCCATCGGCCCAATCGCCTAGGGTCAACAACCGGCTGACCGCGCGGCAGGCAGAGGTTCTCGACTTCATCTGCGTCCACGCCGACGAAACGGGCGGCGTGCCGAGCATCCGCGAGACCGGTGAGCGCTTCGCCATCCGCTCGACGAACGGCATCTACACGCACCTGCACTACCTCGCGCGCAAAGGCTTTCTCGCCATGCCGGAGATCGCGGGCGTCAATCGTGGTCGGTCGCGGTCGTATCGCATTCTCCGGCGCTCGGACGGCGTCGCCGTTCGACTCAGGCTTGTTCCTATTGACTGAGGAGGTCTCATGTCTGCTCGTAAGAAGCTCGAAGAAACGATCGCGCACGCCAGAACGGCAATCGCGCTCGCAGCACAGGCCTACGTGGCCGAAGTGGTGCAGCAATCTCTCGGCACCGCCCCCGCAGCCGATCTCGACGAGCCCCGTCGGAATCGGCCCGCCCGCACTCGCAAGCCGGCTCGTGCCAAGAAGCCAGCGAAGGTTGCAGCGCCGAAGCCCGCCAAGAGGACCGTGACGAAACCCGCGCCGGTCAAGCGGAGCCGGACCAGCCGCGAGGTGATGCTCGTGCGGGAGCAATCGGCTTCGGAATACGCCGCCGGTGGGCAGTTCTTCGCGGTGGGCGACTTTGCGAAGTACGCGGACATCCCCGTCAAGGACGCGTCGCTCACGCTGCGGAATATGGTTTCGGCCGGCAAGCTCGTCATCCAGGGCGAGAAAAGGAATGCGCGTTATCGCAAGGCCACCAAATCCAACGGCGTGGCCGAGCGGGCCGTGGAGCTGGATGAGGATTCGGCGGGGGTGGAGGCGTGATGGCTCCCCTCGACATGCGCAAGCACTTCCAGCCGGACGACATCGTCGAAATCCTCATCAATTACAATAAGGGACATGTCGGGCGGGTGGACCGGGTAACCGCCGAGGAATGCTGGGTCGAGGACATCGGGCCGTACTCGAGTCCGGACTCGCTCCGGTTGATCGAGCGCGGGGGGAAGCCGGTCGAGCCTGGGCTATGGCTTGAGCGCGAGCCCATTATGGATCGTTGGTGCGGCGCGATGGCGCCAGGGAGCGGCGCTGTATGCTCCAGCACCGCCGGGCATCGAGGGCAGTGTATCGCGAGTCATGCCCCGCGGCGTTTCAATGGTCGCGCCGAATTCAACGGCATAGAGTTCGCTCGCTGGTGGGGCGTCAATCCCGATCCGGGCACCACGATCCCAGCTCCACCGCCCACGCCTCTCTCGGGCGATCTGACCGGCCCAGCGCCTATCCAATCAGTCGCGACAGCCATCGCAGCGATCCATCCACCCCTCCAGCCCAACCCCGCCTCCGACGCCGACCGCTCCCGCGCGGAAGCTCAGCGCCTCGAACGCCAGCTCACCGAGTCGCTCAACGATCGGGACCTGCTGCGGGCGGAGGTGAAGAACGAGAAGACCGCTCGGATCAAGGCGGAGGATAAGGTCCTTGAGCTCACGCGGGAGATGGCGCGGATGAAGAAGGCGGGGTGGTAGCCGTGTCTGTCGCTGCCTTCGTTGCTATCGCATGGCCGGTAGCGCTTCTGCTGGTCATCGCTGGCGTGGCATTCGCCAATTGCCATACCGCCGACGATTGGACATCGGTGGTGATTGTCGCGATCGTGGTCGTGCTAGCGATCGTCTCTATCGCGTGGGGCTCGGCGCGGCTCGCTCATGATGGGGTTTGGTGATGGCGATCTTTACCGTTTCGAGCTTTAGCCTGCGGCCCGCTTTGCCGGAACCCGCGGAGGGGATGAGGGTGGAATTCACCGGCCCCGCCACGGATGCCCTGCCAACCGGCACACGCGGTCGGATTACGGCCGTGGCGCCTGGCAGCGCGATCTATTGGACAGCCGACAGCGGACGGAAATTCTTGACCTTCCGAGAGTCCTGGGGCGGCGCGTTGCGGCCGATCGGCGACGACCGCGGGGATGTCTCGGTTGAGCTCGGCAAGTCCGTAGGCGTTCGCCTGTGCGCGCGGAATGGCTGCGACAAGCCCGCCGAAGACGGCTCGCGGTTCTGCTGCGATAGCTGTTTCATCAAGGAGAATTGGTGATGGGCCCCGTTCTCATTTGCTCCGGCTGCCACGTCCCGAGCTCGATCGCTCGCGCCGGGTCGAAGCACGACGGCTGCCCGAAATCGGGCGTGTTCGCCGTGCCGGGGGGCGAGACGGTGCTGGAGTATGCAGCGCGGCAGAAAGGCGCGGGCAAGACGCTTTTGCCGGCTGCTCGTGACCAAGCCGCGCCTCGCGTCGTACATCAGGAGAAAAGCCCGCCCTGGCCTGAACGGATCACCGAGTTCACGGGTCTGCGCACAGCGATGATTCTCGCCGAAGGCGACATGTTCGGCGATCAATACCGTGCGCGGTGGGCGCGCAGAGCCGCAGCGTTCGGTGAATACATAAAGGCATCTGGCTATGCGGGCAGCCAGGCCTTGTATCCCGAGCGGTCGCCAGCTCTCCCCGCGCCATACGTCGGCATGCTGGTGCGATACGCCGGATATGGCGACGAGATTGGCCGCGTTACAGCCATTCACGGCGAGTTGCTCTCGATCCATTTCGGGAGTGAGCAATATTTCAATCATTGCACCTACGGCCGCTCCGTTCTGCCGGTGTTACCAGTGCCTGGTATGCCGGTCCGGTACATCGGCGAGACGATGCGCGGCTTGCCGAATGGACAGCTCGCGAAGGTGACGCAAGTCGCGACCGACGGTAGCTTTGGCATCGTTTGGGGCCAACGCGGACTCGATGAGTCTGCGTTCTGGGTTGATGCAGACAAGTTCGGCATCTTGGTGCTCCCGCTGGAATTCGAGACGCAGGAGGCTTTCCATGCGTGAGCCGAAGCTCGGGGTTCCCGAGAACATCGCGCGCGCCGCACTCGATCCGCTTCGTCGACACGCTGCGGCGGAGATCTCTCGCTATGCCGAGCAGATGATCGGCCTCAGCTCATGGCCGCTGATTCACGATCTGTTTCCGAACTTCAAGGAAGTGACCGAGAGCTTCACGGTGTTTCAGGCGGTCCGCGATCATCTGAGCGACATCAGCCTGCAGGACCCTTCGGTCACGGTGATCGCGGTGGGCGATGGCTCCACGCCCCGCACCGCCGCGACGTTCGCCACGCGTTCGAAGTGGCGGGCCGTGAGTATCGATCCGCAACTGCGGCGCTTCACGCGCGCGATGCAGAAGATTCAACGACTCGCGTGCGACCCTCGCCGAGTCGAGGAGACTCTCACGATCTGCGAGACGGCGATTCTGGTCGCAGTGCACTCGCACGCCAAGTTGCCCGCATCGATCGCATCAGTGCGCGCCAAGCGGCTCGCCGTTGTGGCGTTGCCCTGCTGTGTGGATCTGAGCATCCCGGGGCTGGCTCCCGACCTTCAATATGACGACTATGGCTGCATATCACCGGATCGGACCGTGAAGATCTGGCGGTCGGTGCCTTGCCTGGAGGCCGCGTGATGCATCGCGATCGCGATCTTGCGGTGATGCTGGCCATCTGCGTAGCACTTGCACTCGCGGTGCTCGCGTTTCTCTGGCCGGAGCAGAGTTCGGCCGAGCATTTATTTTTGCCGTTCGTCGTGGACCGAAGTTCAGAGTTCCGCGCCTCGGAGCGTGCCGCAGCACAGGGTGACTCGGGAAGGGCCGGAAGCCAGGCGGTCACAGGTCCGAGCCCAGACGTTCAGGGCTTTTGCGCGTGGGGACGGATCCCTGGGGAGCGCTGCCGATGATCGGCCTGTTGCTTGGCGCAGCCTTGCTGCCGCTCGGCGTCGCGTTCGGATTGCTTTTCGTGCGCGTCGACGAACGGCTGGCGCGGACGACCGCGCAGATTCGGGAGGACACCGAGGCCGAGGCGCAGCTCATTCGATGGGAGGGCGAGCCTTGAAAGATGTCGCCGTTACCCCGTCCAGCGATGAGCCCGTGACGCTCGCGCCCGTGTGCGAGTGCGTCGAGCTGGCCGACGGAGGCCGGATGCTTTGCGAGACGTGCAAGTCGCTGACTCGAATCCGCGAGCAGCTTCGAAACGACCACGCGATCCGCGTCGACGATGACGACGGAGAGATTTGATTGAAAGGAATCCACATGTCCAAAGATGCCCAACCGCCCACCGAACAAGAAGAGGGTCCGCGTTCATTCTCGGTCGTTCTCGGCAATCTCGACGCTGGCGCCGTCCAGAACGAGCTTTCCGCGCGTCTCCACACGCTCGTTACGGAACTCGAGCGCCGCGCCTACGACTCCAATCTGCCCGCCAAGGGAAAGCTCGTCTTTTCGCTCGAGGTGAAGGTCGATCCGAAGGGCGTCGCCGAGCTCATTCCAACGATCGGAACGAAGCTGCCAGACCCGAAGTGCTCGCGCACCGTGATGTACGTCACCAAGGGTGGGAATCTGGCGCCCGAAAACGCCCGTCAACAGAAACTTGGCTTCCGCGAAGTTCAGGGTGGCAAACGCGAGACGCGCGAACCCCAACGCAACGCTGACCAGCGCGACGCCTGATCCGTATCCCCGAATTCACCATAGGAGACAACGCCCATGACCGAACCCAGAACCGAAGCCGACGCGATTGCGGAAATCATCAGTAAGCAAGCGACGGCCGAAATCATTCAGCTCAAGAGCCCCTTTCCCGAGGATGCAACGATTCCGGGGAGTATCCCGCTCATCGCGCGGCCGACCACGGGCGGGCAGATCGCGGTCGAGAGCGCGAAGAAGCTGCTCGAAGAGTACCGCACCGCTCCCGCTCGGCGCACGGGCACCGCCAGATTCGTGGACCTCGATTCGTTCATCCTCCACGTGAATCGCTTCAAGGACGAGCACTCGCTGGTGTTCGCCAATCCAGATCGATCGAATCCAGCCCTCACCGCCGTGCTCAACTATCACGAGAAGGATGCGACGGGCGCTCCGCGGTTCGGGGACCATCGGAGCGCGTACGCATTCCCGCTCTCCGACGAGTGGAAATACTGGCAACAGAAGCACGATGAGAAGCTCGATCAGGAGGACTTCGCGCAGGTCATCGAAGATCGCATCGACGACGTGATCGAGCCGGGCGCCGCGACGAAGACGGCGAAGGAATTCGCGGATGAGTACGGCGTGACCTTCGCGACGCGTGCGCGTCTGATCGAGCTCTCCAAGGGGCTGGCCATCAACGTGGGCCGCAAGGTCGTGAACCAGCGTAACGGGCAAACCGGCGAGTTGCGTCTTCAGTTCGAGGAGACCCACTCGGACGCGGGGGGAGGGGCGCTCAATGTGCCCGACGCGGTCCTGCTTTCGATACCTGTCGTCCGAAATGGCCCGCTTTACCAGGTGCCAGCAAGGCTTCGGTATCGCGTCAACGGCGGCGTCATCACCTGGTGGTTCAATCTGCATCGCACCGACGTCGTGTTCGAGGACGCATTCAAAGAGTCATGCGACAAGGTGCTCGACCGCACGCAGCTCAACGTCCTGCTCGGCTCACCGGAGTCCTGACGTCGTGACGGATCAATCCCCGACCGAGCCGGCGCCGTCTCGACTCCCCTCTCCTCCCTGGGAGCACGAGCTGCCCTTCGACCCCGCTCGGGCTCGCGATGGCGGTTTCGCCAAGCTCGAGCTCCACGGACGGAGGCGCCATCGATTCGGCTTCGTGCGCACCATGCGCGCCTTCGATCGCATGTGGGTTCAGATCTGGGAACCTATCGTCGATGACGTTGGCGCGCTGATCGATTGGGCAACCGAGATCCACGATCCGCAAAAGGTCGCGCGTGTGAAGTCCCTCTCGAAGGCTGCCGTGATGCAGGAATCGGCGAGTCGACGCCCGCTGCAGCCGGTTGCGGTCGGGGATGATCCCAACAACCAGGAGGACCCCGACGACGGGGACAGCTACGGCCCCCAAATCAAACTTGTCGATACGCAGGTCCAGCCATGAGCGCGGGAACATGCAAATGCGGCTGGGTCGCGCCCGAGATCGAAGTCTCCGTCATTGCTGGGCACGATCCGGCGCTGCCGCCGCCCGATCACATCATCGTGCGCTTCGTGATCACGTGTCCGAAGTGCAACGCGAAATTGCCGGGGATGATCGAAAGCCGAGGCCCACGGCCGGTCAAGTCAACGGACGCACCATCATGAACGATTTCAAATTCAACCCACCGCACATCGTCTGTCGGCGCATCTGCGAAGCCATCGGGTCGAGCGGTCGCCCAGTGCGAGAGATTCAGGTTTCGCGAAAGGTCTGGCCGGTTCTTCGTGCTTGTCCGGAGGCCGAGGCCGAATCGGCCGAAAACAAGCCTGATTCGCTCGCGGCGGCATCGGTGCCCCCCCCGCCGGTACCCGCAGAAGAGGGGCCCATCCCCAGCCTCAATCCGACGCCGGACCTGACCGACCGCCAGGCCGAGATCCTCGCCTTCATCGGCGATCAGATCGCGAGCGGCATGCCGCCGACCACGCGGGAGATTTGCGAGCAGTTCCGATTCGCGTCCACCAACTCGGTAGCGCTGCATCTCGCGACCCTTGAGAGCAAGGGCTACATCGTCCGGGCGCTGGGAAGCGCGCGCGGGATTCGCATCCTAAAGGGCCATCCGGCGGCCGCGCTGGCGTTCCACAGTCGCATTGGCGAGGGCAACGCAAAGCGGACCACCGAGTATCTGAGACTCATGTTGGCCGAGGTCTGCGAGGCGCTCGAGCTCGTTGAGGCGATCGGCTGGGATCGGGCACGCGAGTACGCGGCTCAAGCGCGGCGCGCGGGAGGTGCGTCGTGAGCGACGACAAGATCGTCAAGATGCCGACGAAACCGCAGCCGATAAGGCCCGGCGGGACCGCGTCTCTGGAGCTGATCGTCAATCGGCACGGCAAGTATTGCGACCACCGCCCGGTAGAACTCGACACCGAACGAAGGGGTGTGACGTGCAAAGACTGCGGCGCGTCGCTCGACCCGTTCGATACTTTGCTCCGTTATGCGCGAGAACACGAACGTGTAGCTCGCGACCTGAAGGACACGTCCACGGACGCGAAGGGAGCTCACGCGCGGCTGGAACTGCTCGAGCGGCTGGAGCGCAACGCCAAGGGCCGCTTGCGTCGACTCGGTGTACGCCATCTCCCGGAGCATCGACTGGATTGGCTGGTCGCGCGTGCTCAAGAGCGCATGGGAAAGGTCGGGATCGATCGACGCTATGTCGAATACACGCTTGAGGAACTGAAGCCCGTTGATCGCTTGCGGGCCGCTCTTGCAATGCTCGACGGTGGCGGGGATGAGGGCACTGCCATGGCGCTCGCGGAGCAGGCCCTGATCGAACTGCGGACCATAACGGAGGAGCGCAAATGACCACGGCGCGCCAACTGACCCTGGACGAGCTGCTCGTCGAGCGCTCGGAGCCCGCGCAACGGCCATGGACTGCTACCGAGATCGCCTTCCTGCGTGACCACTATCTGGTCGATGGGGCCACACGGATTGCGCGCGATCTCGACCGGACCTTCTCGTCGGTTGCCAATCGAGCTCGCAGGCTCGGCTTGCTGCGCAAGCGACGGTGGACGCGAGGCGACGATCTGAAACTCGAACTGCTTTGGGATACAACGACGCTCCGGGGCCTATCCAAAAAGCTCGGTCGCACCCAGGCCACCATCTATGCGCGCGCACAGAAGCTCGGACTCGGCCTCGGATGCCCAAATGGGTTCGAATACCTGACAGCTGCCGCTGAGCGAACGGGGTTCGACACCGGGCAGTTGCGCGTCGTACTGCGAGCCGCTGGCGTGAAGGTGCGTGTGGCGATGGCCCGTCCGGGACCACGGCAAAGCAAACGAAAGTATCACTATGTGCCTCCGGAAGCTGTCGACGAAGCGGTGGCGCTCTGGAACCGGTCGGAAACGATCGAATCTGCGGCGCGTCGGCACGGAGTCTGTGGAGACAGTATCCGCCGCTGGCTGGACGAAGCGCGCGCTGCGGGGGCCTCGATTCCCGCCGAGCCTACGCAGCGGAAGGCGCGCTGGCGCTTGCCTTCGGATCTGATCGACCGCGTTGTTGCCGAGCACGTCCAGCTGATGAGCCTTCGCCAGCACGAGGCGAGGGTCAGAATCTCACGCGACACACTCGCGAGGTGGCTGGCGACAGCTGGTATCAAGCCGCGGTACCCGAAGCGCTGGAAGCTACCGGCGTCCGTTGTTGACACTGTGGTGGCCAACGAGTTGGCACGGACTGGATGCAGAGCGAGGAGGCCGGCATGACGCTTCCCCCCGAGATCGCCGCCGTGCTCGAGAGTCGTGCGCGCTGGGGCGTAGCGCTCGGTGATTGTCTCGATCTCATGAAGCTACTGCCTAACGCGTCCGTCGACGCTGTGGTTGGGGATCCGCCATCGGGCATGGGCTTTATGGGCAAGGAATGGGATGACTTCCGACGCTCACGCAACAAGGCCGATGCTGGTCGCGATAGCGTGTTCGGTCGAATGAGCTCGCGGGCTCCCGAATACGGCCGCGGCGATCGCGGTCGATTTGTCACCTGGCTCGCCGAGCGGCTGGCCGAGTCTCAGCGTGTTCTGAAACCGGGAGGTTATGCGCTCGTGTGGGGTATTCCGAAGCTGAGCCACTGGACCGCGTGGGCGATCGAGGATGCTGGATTCGAGCTTCAGGACCGCATCACGCACATCTTCGGATCCGGCAGCGGTGCCGGCGCACTCGATGTTTCCAAAGCCATTGATAAGGAGCTCGGGACCACCGAGCACCGCGAGATCGTGGGCCGCTATCGCGTCAGCGGCAACGCACTGACACCGACATCGAAGAAAGGGGGCACCTATGGCGTCGGCGTTCCGAACGCGGAGCCCGGCGAGCTCACGCGCACTACTGGAGGGAGCCCGGAAGCCAAGAGCTTCGACGGCTGGAAGAGCCAGCTCAAGCCCGCGGTGGAGGACTGGTACATCGCGATGAAGCCACTCGACGGCACGTATGCCAACAATGCGCTGAAGCACGGGCTCGCCGGCATGAACATCGATGCATGCCGCGTCGGCAACGATTGGGAGCACGAACCCGGCCGGCCGGAGAGTTGGAGGCGGAGCGGAGTTTCGGCGAAGCCCGACGCGCCCAAGATCGCCGCTCCACCCGGACAGGGGATGATCCTCCATCCGGACGGAAGATACCCGGCACACCTGGTTCTTTCGCATGACGATGATTGCGTACCAGACGGTCCGTGCGGCGCTGGATGTCCAGTGCGCGCGCTGGACGAGCAGAGCGGTCATCTGAAAAGTGGGCGCTTTCCAGACGGGGTCACCTACGCTCGAGGCAAATCGAACGTCTATGGGGAGAGCCGAACAGCTTCCGCCACGATTCACGGCGACGAAGGGGGCGCCTCCCGTTACTTCAACACCTTCTACCCGTTCCACTACGAAAAGAAGGCATCAAGAGCCGAGCGCGATGCCGGCTGCGAGCACATCCCACCGAAGCAAGACGACGGCCCGCACAATCATCATCCGACGGTCAAGAACCTGGACCTTATGGGCTGGCTGTGCCGTCTCATCACGAGGCCAGGTGGGCTCATTCTCGATCCGTTCCTCGGTTCCGGATCGACCGGATGCGCCGCGATGCGCGAAGGCTTTCGATTCATCGGCTTCGAAGGGGGCTGCGACGAAAGCGCCGAGTACATCGAGATCGCGCGTGCGCGCATTCAACACTGGCATGAGCAGACGGTGGGACCGCTCTTCACGAGGGTGGCCACATGACCGCGCAAGCATCACTTCCCGGTATCCAGCCCACCGAATGGGGCGGCGAGCTGGACTTCTACGAGACCCCATCGTTCGCCCTCGACGCTCTCCTCCCCTTCATTCCAGCGCGCTTCCGACAGCCGATGGCCTTCGACCTCATCGAACCATGCGCCGGTCGCGGAGCGATCGTGCGGTGGGCCGTCGAGACGCTTCGGCCGGCGCTCGTCAATGCTGTCGAGATTCACCATGGGCGCTTCGATGAGCTTTTCGCGCTGCGGGGCTCGTGCCCGAACGGGTCGGGATTCTTACACGCCGACTTTTTGAAGTTGCCAACCAATAGCTTTCGAGTGTGGCGGCCGCTCCTGGTGGTTACGAACTCTCCCTACTCCGAACCACGCGAGACGATTGCGCGCGAGATTTGCGAGCACGCCCTCGAGGTCGTCGGCCCCAGCGGATGCGTCGCGATGCTGCTCCCGCTCGGGTTTGCCGAGGGGGTCGACCGCGCCGAGAGGATCCACGATCACTATCCGAGCTCGGTCTACGTGTTCCGCCGGCGGCCGCGATTCGGCGGTGACCAGGGGGGACAGCGGCCCTTCGCTTGGTTTTGCTGGGATCGGCTCGAGCCGAAGAACGAGTGGAGGAGCATTTGACCGCTCCCGTCTGTCCTACCTGCGGCCCCGACGCTTCGATCGACTGTGGCCCGCCTGACGCCACCGGCTCGTTCGATTGGCGGTGTGCTGGCTGCGATGTGGCGCGGCGGAGGATTGAGATCGAGGGGGTGGACTTCGATGCGCTGGAGCGGGCACTCGCGGCCCCCGCGGTCGCGGTGGAGTCCAACCTCGAACCGGCCGCGGCCACAGTCGAGCGCGTTACGAAGCCATCCTGCCCCTGCTGCGGCAGCGCGGACAAGGTGACCTCGGCATCCTGCTCGGTGCCCTCATGTCGGCATTGGAGCTGCGGTGCGTGCCGGTCGAGTTTCTATCCGCGAGAGGAGAGCGCGGCGTGAGCGGCTGTTACCATATTGGTGTTGGACTATCTGGAATACTGGAGGGAATGGTGCTGTGACTATTGAAACAACAGACAAGACACGGGCATTGATCGACCGGTGGCTCCAGAATCAGTCCGACATGCTCCATCATCGGCTTTCTGTTTGTGGTTCACCGATTGAGCAGCTACTGATGATGGCAATGGTGACGATCCGGCCACCGTTTGATCGACCCTGGCCAGAGTTCGTACCAGATTGGTTTCGAGGCGAATCGAACCAAACATTCTACGGGTGCGCATTCGTCAGCGTCTCTGATTGCGTCCCCGCTTACTGGGGCGATCGCATAGTAGGCGAAGGGATTTCGGGGCATATGCTCGTCGGTCTTGACGGGCACGAGTTCCAAGATACCGAATACCGAATTGTTGTTGCTCAGCCGCAGCTCACTCTCTCTGGCAGGCGGATCCGGCCAGACTTTGTCGTGCTCGATCGTGGCGTAAAAGTCGTTGTTGAGTGTGACGGCCACGAGTTCCACGAACGAACAAAGGAGCAGGCCGAGAATGATAAGAGTAGAGACAGGCTGCTGTCTTCCCGTGGATGGAAGGTGCTCAGGTTTACGGGATCGGAGATATATCGCGATCCGGTCGGATGCGTGAACGAGATCGAGGGAATAATCGAGGAGGCTCTATTGCCTGAGCGATTGCGTATTGCATCAAGAAATCGAGGCGTGGTCCCCGAAAAGGGGAGACAGTGATCGAGTCGCGAGTGAAGATGCCTTCGGTATTCGAAGACGCTGCGGTGCATCACCCCAAGGCCTCTAAAGCGGGCAACGAAGCTGCTGCGTTCTGGCATTGGGCCATTATGTGGTCGAACGCCAACGGCACGAACGGCTATTTGGACGAGGCAATACTATTCCGCATCCCCCCGGTTCCGATCCTTCCGAAGAAGGCGAAGCAACTCGCCGAGAGGTGTGTCGACGCGTCGATAAAGCCAGGGGGAGCGGGGCTCTTCGAGCGGGCCGATGGCGGTGGCTACTGGATTCACGACTTCGACAAGTATTATGCACCGCCCCGCGAGCCGACAGCAGAGGAGCTGGAGCTCGAGGCGAAACGCCGCGCTGACAAGGCCGCCGCTGGTCGCCTCGGCGGCATGAAGTCTGGTGAGGTGCGGCGCGGTGGACGCGGGAAGCAGGGTGCTTCCAATTCGAAGCATAGTGCTTCTGAAAATGAAGCAGACTGCTTCCCGTACGAAGCAGAATCGAAGCAGCCTGCTTCTGCGAACGAAGCAGAGTGCTTGCCCGTTGCTTCCCCGGGTGCTTCCGGGTGCTTCGATGCGTCCGAAGGGGGGATACAGGGGGGTTCTCTGGGTTTATTTCAGGAAGAGCCAGGAGAAAGAGAGCAATTACGAGGAGAAGGGCGAGAGAAGATCTCTGGATCAAAGCAAGACCTACCGGTGACCGCGAGGCGCGCGCGCAAACGCCGGGCCGCGTTGCCCGACGGCTGGCGACCTACCGCCGGAAGCTTCGCCGCTGCGGCGAGGGACGCTGGCCTCACCGAGGCGCAGGCGCTCGGTCAGCTCGCCCAGTTCCGCGACTACCACCTGCGAGAGGGAAGCTTGATGGCGGACTGGGACGCCGCCTTCCGGACCTGGATTCGCAACACGCGAAGGTTCGGTCGTGGGGCGATCAATCCGCCCGCTCCCACCGGTGGCGGCTGGACCATCCAGCCCGACGAACCGCTCGACGAGGAGGACGCAGATGCTCATGGCTGACCCGCTCGTGACCCGCAATCACCGGCGCGCCAAAGGGGCGCTTGAGCGCCTCGGTCAGCCCGGCCCCGGCGCGCCGCGAGTGTTCCTCTGCGCCGATTGCCGCGGGCCCGTCGGAGGACCCTACGCGCAATGCCGCGCATGCTTGGAGGCCGAGACCCGCGTGCATCGTCGCGAGCTCGTGCGCGGAGCACTGGAGAGCATCCCGTCGGTGTTCCGCGACCTGTGGCGCGGCGACGAAGCGGCGCTCACGGCCGGGCCCAGCCCTCGGGTGAAAGAGCCGAAGGCGGTTGCGGCCGCGCAGCGGGCCCTGGCGAAGCCGATCTCCGCCGTGGTGCTACGTGGGGGCCGCGGCCGCGGAAAGACCAGCTTGGCGGCCTTCCTACTGGGGCGTGCCATCATGCGCACCGTCGACCCGTCGGTTCGATTCGCGGAATGTCGCAGTGCGGCTGGCATGCTGTTCGTGACCGCGGAGCAGATTGCCACTGCGCGGTCGGAACATCCGCTCGGCGCCGGGGAGCCCCCCTTATTCGTTCGGGCTCGCTACGCGGGCCTGCTGGTACTCGACGAGCTCAGCGACAAGCTACCGAGTGCCCGGCTCGCCGACGTGGAGCGGCTCATTCACGAACGCCACTCGGCAGACTGCAAAACGATCGTTACGACGCCGCTTACCGCAGCGCAGATCATTGCGCACTACGGCGAGACGGCCGGGCGTCGGCTCGGGGATGAGCGGACCGTGCAGGTCAACCTTGGAGGAGTCCCTTGAAACAGGAATCAAATTGCGATCGGATTCTGCGAAGACTTCGGGCTCGCGGTTTTGGCGAAGCGCTTACGGGAATTGCCACGGCATCCTTCGTTACGGCCGAAGAGATCGTCGGCAATTGTCGCGAAGCGCATATCGTCGAGGCACGCCACAAGGTCTGGTTCGTGATGCGGCGAGAGGGGCTGAGCTATCCAGCCATCGCTCGGCTAGTCGAGCGAGACCACACGACGATCATGTATGCATTGAAGAAAATAGAAGCACAGCACAGAGAGCTTCCGCCAGCAGGACCGCGCGAGCTGCGGCGCGCGAAACGGCTGCCGCCACCGAAAGCGAGTGCGGCGTGAGCCCGCAGGTTCCCTCCCCCCACCACCCCACCTCCCAGTCCCTCGAATCCGCCCGGGCCGAGCTCGAGCGAGCCGTGCGCGAAGCGAAGCCCAAGTCCGTCACGTTCGAGTGTGACGCGGTCCTGTGTGGTCGAGGCCTAGGGCCAGGCATGGGGGCAACCCCAACCTTGCTCGAAGTGTGGCTGGACACAGCTTTCGGCGAGTCCAGAATCGCCATCAACCCCGCACTCCGCGACGCCGTCTTCGATCTGCCCATGAAGGGCACCCAATACACCGTAACGATCATCATCACGCAGAAGGACCCGCCGGCCGACGACGCGGTGGCTGTTGCCTATCGGCGATATGAGGCGGCCCTGCGTGCGCTTCGGGTGGCGGTGGAGGTGAAGCCATGACGCACCGCCTGTTCTTCGTCGTCCCCGGCCCGCCGGTCCCGCTTGCCCGTCCACGAGTCTGGCGAGACGGCAACGGTGAATCGCACGCGAAGACGCCGACGCGCTGTCAGCAGTACAAGCGCCACGTGGCCAGCTTCGCCTTACGCGCTCGGCAGATCGAGAACACGGCCATGCACAAGGCCCTCTACGGCGAAGGCGTCAAGTGGCCGCTCGATGCGCGCTATAAGCTCGACGTTGCGATCTATCGGACAGCGCGACGCGGCGACGCCGACAACTACCTGAAGTCGGTAGCGGATTCTTTGCAGCGCGTGCTCTACAACGATGACCGGCAAGTCGTCGACAAGCACGTGCGTGTGTTCGAGGACAGGGCGAGGCCGCGGGCTGAGATTACGATCGAGGTGGTGTCGTGAAAAGGGAACAGGCTATGGCGAGAAGGAGGACGGGATGAGCGAAGACATGAACGAGATCGAGCAAGCGGCGGTTCGCGCAATGCGCGGAAGTGGCGGCGATCGGGCAGCCCTCTGGCTGGTATCGATCTTCACCATCATCGCCGCCCCCCCGTTCTTCGCGGCGCTCGGCGGAGCGCTCATCGGAGCAATGTTCAGCCCACTCGTGGCCTTCGTCGCGTGGATTGCCGGCGCCTCGGACGTGCGAGGAAGCACGCTGTCGTGGTCGGTTGGCATCGCTGTGGCGTGGGCGCTCGTGCTGCTGATCAAGTCGTATGTGAAGATGGCGGGAGCGTGGCGAAAGTGACCCAACTCGACATCGACCGCATCCGCCTCTACGGCCCCCGCAACTTCGAAGAGGCCGAGGCGGCGCAGGCCGCGTTCTGCTCGATGGTGCAGCGGCTGCTCACCGCAACCAGCCCAGACGAGGATGCGATTGACGTGACCGATCGCGAGCGCGAGGCGATGGGCTTCACCTTCCGCGGCTTCCCGTGGGTCACTCGACTCGACGGCGAATGGAACTACGAGGTCGAAGAGGCAGCAGGGCGATGGCGAATTGGCTCGCGTACGAAGTGATCACGAAGCCGAAGGCGTACGTGCACGGGCACATCCACGACAGCTTCGGCGTGCGGAGCGAGATGGGGATCCTGGTATCGAATGCGGCGACGACGATGAATCTGGTCGAGGTGTCCAAGTGAGCGCTCGGGCCGCCCTCCTCCCCCCTCCCGAAGTGCACTTCTTCCTGGTCGGCATCCCTCTCGGCCAAGCCTCGAACCGGATGGATCGATACGTCCGCGCCGGCGCCAGCCCCGACGAGCCCGACCCGTGGGTCCGCGTACCCGGTCAGCCGGGCCGGAGCCGGGCTGTGAGGCGTTTTCAGACCCGGGGGGAGGGGGAGGCATGGGCGGAGGCGAGACGGAGGCTCAAAGGGACGCGGTGTCGGGTGGTGGCTTGTCGTGGGCCGGAGGTCACATGATCACTTTCATCGGACTGCTGTCTGTGCCCGTGCTGGTTGCCGTCGGAGCCTTCGTCTTGCTCGATGGCATCAGCTGGAAGGAATTCCTCCTGCAGCTCGGAGCAGCCTGCATCGTCGCTGGCACGTGCTCGGCCATCGCGTCCTGCGCGAACACTTCAGATGTTGAGATCTGGAACGGTCGCGTGACGAGCAAGTCGAGTGAGCACGTAAGCTGCTCGCATTCGTACCAATGCAACTGCCGTGAGAGGTGCTCGGGGTCAGGCAAAGATCGGTCTTGCTCGACCGTGTGCGATACGTGCTACGAGCATGCTTACGATGTCGATTGGACGGTCCGGCTCAGTACCGGTGACAGCATCGACATCGACCGGGTGGACAGCCAGGGCATCCTGGAGCCGCCACGGCATGCGGCTGCGAAGGTAGGTGAGCCCGCGGCCGCAGCGCATCACTATGCGAACTACGTCAAAGCGTCACCCGACTCGCTGTTTCGGCATCAGGGCATCGCCGAGCGCTATGCGGCCAAGATCCCGCCGTACCCCGGAAAGGTGTTCGACTATTACCGGGTGAACCGAGTGGTGACGGTCGGGTACGAGCTGTCCGATAAGGCAGCGTGGGAACGTGACCTGTCGGAGCTGAACGCTGACCTTGGCAGCAAGAAGCAGGTCAACGTTGCTCTGGTCGTCACGGCTGGGTTGCCGACGGAATTCTTCTACGGCCTTGAGCAGGCGTGGGTCGGCGGCAAGAAGAACGACCTGATTGTCGTCATCGGCAGCAAGGACGCAGGGACCATCGACTGGGTCGACGTGATGGCCTGGGCCACGGATCCGATTGTGAAGGTCAGGCTGCGCGATGACCTACTTTCGGTGGGAGTGCTGGAACGGGAGAAGGTGGTGGCCGCTATCCGCGACGACGTGGCTCGCTATTACCAGCGAAAGCCAATGGCGGATTTTAAGTATCTGACGGCCAGCATCACGCCGACGACGACGGAATGGATCGTGTCGATGTTGATTGAACTCGTGATCGCGGTGGGACTTGTTTGGGTATGCAAGACGAACGACGTGTTCGGAGATGAAGGAGGACGACGATGTCGATGACCCTGAAGGTGATCCTGGGAGTTGCTGCGGCGCTGATGCTTTTCGGCGTGCTTGGCGTGGGCTGCGTGATCGGGTTCAACAACGACTGCGTGCAGCAGGAGGCTGGGCTGACGGCGCAGTATTCCCAGAACCAGAACAACTATTCGAGCTACTTCAATAAGCTGAAGGAGACGGCGCAGGTGCCGGGCATGTACGCGGCAGACCTCGAGAAGCTCTACACCGGAGCCATCCAGGGTCGATACGGCGAAGGTGGATCCAAGGCGGTCGTTCAATTCATCCAGGAACACAACCCGTCGCTCGATGCGAAGATGTACACGCAGATCCAGCAGGTCATCGAGTCCGGCCGCGACGCGTTCGAGGCCGACCAAAAGACCCTACTCGACAAGAAGCGCGTCTACGAAGTTAAGCTCCACTCGTTCCCAGGCTCGATGCTCGCCAGCATGATGGGATACCCCAGGGTCGACCTGGCCAAGATCGACATCGTGACCAACGACGAGACACAGAAGGCGTTCGATACGAAGAAGGCTGGGCCGATAACGGTTCGGTGAGCGCGAAAGGACCGGCGATGAGCGATAGGATCCGTGGCTTCGTGGTCACGCTGACGGAAGACATCACGCAAGAGCAGGCAGACCGAATCGAGAGCGCGTTGCGGCTGCTTCCGAAAGTCGCAAGCGTCGCGAAGGCCGAGTCGGACTACGCATCGCAGATGGCGGAAGAACGTGTTCGCCAAGACATCTGGTTGCAATTGCTTCGGCTGGCATTCCCGGTGGTCCATGAAAAGAAGGCGGCGGACGAGCGATGACGATCTGGTCCACTCTCGCAAGCCTGCTCGGGGTCCGTGACGACCAGGTGGACGACGCACTCGCATCCGAGCAGTGCGCACGTCACACACTGAGCCGAAGGGGGCTCTTGCTCGGCGCGGCGTCGGTGGCGCCTATGCTGGCGACGAGTCGAACGTGGTCCTTGCCGGCGATGTCTCGCCGCCCGCGGGCTCGGCTCCGCACATACACGGATGCGACCATCTATCTCAGCGGGACCCGCATGTTCGAAAGGCGGGTGTCGTACGAGCCAAGCGTTTCTCTGGATGGCATTACCTTCGTGAAGCCGACGATGACTTGGCAGCCCATCGAACTAACCCTTGGCGCGGTAGGGCTTAAATGACGTGGTTCCTCAGCCTCAGTGACGCGGCGCTGGCCCTCGCGATCTGGCTGCTCTGGCTATCGAATAAGCGGCGGCAGGACGCAGCCAACGAGGCGCTCAAGGCGGCAGTCCGCGGAGTCCTGCGGCTGCAAAGAAAGGATCGTCGGGAACTTCGCAGGCGCCTGGACGCAGCGGTCGGTCTTGGGCTTCACGCGCATCGGCGAATCGACGAGCTGACGGAGGATGAGGACGAGGAGCCGGAGGTCGTGTGCGAGTGTGTCGCGTGCGCGAAGTGGAAGGTGGAGCGGTGGAACTGACGATGGTCTCCGGCACACAGGAGAGCAACGGGCGATAGATGGGCGCAGCCGTGGCGATCGAACCTCTTCCCGAACAGCCGACCGAGGTGCCGGAGCGGAGACTCTCGCCCGCGGAAGAGGCGAGGCTTGTTCGGGAGAACCAAGGCCTCGTGCACTTCTTCGCGCGACGCCAGAAAACGACCAGCTACGACGACGCTGTCCAGGCTGGGATGATCGGTCTGCTGATAGCGATCAGGAAATTTGAGCCAGAGCGCGGCCTCAAGCTGTCGACCTATGCCCAATATTGGATCCGCCAAGCCATCGATCGACAGGGATTCGCCGAAGACCCGAAGGGAGATACGCCGAATCTGGCGCGCACCCGGTATAAGATTCGCGAAGCGACCAAACAGCTAAAGGCGGAAGGCGTTGAGCGGCCGACCATTGCGCAGGTAGGCGAACGAGCAAAGATATTCCCGGCGACTGTGGCGGCAGCGCTCGAATGGCGCAGCGCGCACGTCAGTTCCTTGGATGCGCCCATCGGGGAGGACGACGGCGCGGCGCTTGTGGACATGGTTCCCGACGATGGCGCCGGGCCAGAGTCGGTCGTAGCCGAATCCGAGGCCATGGCTATGTTGCGCAAGCAGCTGGATTGTTTCTCGCGTATGTTGCCGCCACGAGAGGCGATTGTTCTGAAAGAGCGGCTCCTAGCTGAGCAGCCCTCAGGACAAAGAGAGGTGGGCGAGCGCATCAAGCGAACCAAGCAGCGCGTTCAGCAGCTTGAGACAACTGTACTCGATAAGCTTCAGAAGTACATGCGAAGAGTGCACAGAGAGGATTTCGACGTGCGTGCGGCATTGGCTGCTCCGGTTACGAAACTTAGGCCACAGTCGTTCGGCCAGCCAATAGAGGCATTATTGGATAGACCCGAGCCGGCGCCTGTGCGCTCGGTTCCGGTCGCAGCAAATGCGGTCAGTGTGCCTGCGGCGAAAGCGCGGGGGTATAAGGTCCCAACCTGCGCGAAGTGTGGCGCACCGCTGTCCGTCCGATCGTTACAGCAAGGATATGACCGCTGTGGCGTATGTCGTCAACGCGGTCCCGAGAAGCACCAGGATCGGGCCATTCCGGATAATCCTGTGAGTGGCTCGGGTCGGGCTCGGGCGCCAGGTACGGGGAACGTGTGGCACAAGAAGGGGCGCTGGTATGCGAAGGAGCCGGAATCGATCCAGGATGGCAGGCGGTTCGCGCGATACATCGGCTCGTTTGCGACGGCGGAAGAGGCGCACGCAGCGTGCGATAAGTGGGTCGAAGAGAACGGTGGCCCGAAAGTGGAGCGGGTTCTTCCGACGTGCAACGAACCCGGATGTTCAACCTTTCTGAACCAGCGAAGCCTTGAGGCTGGCGATGGGCTGTGCGGAGTACACCGACGGGATCGAAAGAAGATGGCCGAGCGGGCGAAGGGTGAAGTGGTTGCGGGCGGGCCATCGGCAATCACGGCGTTGGCTGTGGTCGATCGTGGTCCGAGCGGAACCGAAGAGCGAACGGAGCCGGCGGTAGATACGATTGCTAGCGTCCGCGCGTTTCTCGCAAAGCGCGATGAGCTAAGGGGTAAACTCGAGAGCGAGTTACAGGCGGCCAAGGCTCGTGTGCGCGAGATCGAGGACCTGCTGGCCGAGTTTGGCGGATCGTCTGCGCGTCCGATTGTGAGGGCCGAGCGGACCACGGCTCCGTCGGCGCGAACTGAACGCAGGCAGCTTATCAAGGAGTTCGTAATCAACGCGCTGGGCGATAACCGTGGTCCGATGAAGGGGGCCGAGGTTGTGCACATCGTTCAAAGAATCGACAGCTCGATCCACCACACGTCGGTCTACCAAGCTCTGTATGCGCTGCACCGAGAGCGGAGAATCTGTGCGGATGACGGGCAGAATCGATACTGGCTGCGGGCATGATTGGAGCGAAATCGAATGGGTGATGTAACGAGAAATAAGGCAGAGGACGGGATACTCATGAGAGCCAGCTGGTGCAACGACTTCGATCTCGAGCTCGCGTCGTATTTCGGCGGCGCCTACGAATCCGCGCTCGGCCTGCATGCCGCCGGCCTGGAGCCGAGCGGGCAAAGCGACCCATCGGGCAAGCTGCCGCCGGCGACGGCGCGGTCAGCCCACAAGGACATGACTCTTGTGGAGGCCGCGCTCGCTCGTCTCAGCCCCGACACTGTCCGCGTGATTGCGCTTCGGTACGCCCCCAGGAAGTTCTCCCACTTCGAAGGCCTGTCCGAATTCGGGGAGTTCGCCAGAATCGCTTTGGTGACAAAGACCGCAATCGAGATCGGCGATGAGTGGAGGGGCAAGGCGCTGGAGGCCGAACTGACTCGATTGCCAGCCGACGACACCGACGGCATCGCCTCAGTCCGGAAGCGATTCGACCGCGCACCGCAGATGGGCGAGATCCAGGAGGCTCTCCGGTTCCTGCAACGCACCCGCAAATCCGGCACCAACGGTGCTACGATCGACAAGATCGTGACGGAAGCGAAGGAGTTATGGTCGCTGGCAAAACGCCAATACGCAAAGGCCAGAAGCGGGGCAGCCGGCGCGATCGACGAAGACGAAATGCAGACGGACGTGGAGCGGTTCCGAAGGAGGCTCGGGCTGTGACGCTCGCCATGGTTTCGGACGACGACTTCCTCGTTCGGCTGGAAGCAATCACGCCAGGAGTCGTCGAGCAAGCCCGTAAGGCCAACACGGAACGGACGCGCAAGCGGTCGCTGGCTGACCAAGTCCGCGAGGACGTGGCCGAGCTCGCGGAGGCGTCGGAGTCCGTTGTGCTCGCTGACGCCGCATTCGGGCTGAGACGATACAGCGACGAACCCGCCGAGCGGCTCCCGAGATTCGTCCCCGAGATCGGAAAGAGACTATGCGGTGGATGTGGCCGGATGCTCGCCATCGCACGATTCGAAGGCCCGAGCCGACGCTGTCGCGTATGCGGTGACCGATGAGCGGCGAGCGGTACATGACGCCGTTGCAGGCGGCTCGCTCGCTCGGGTGGGAGGGGTCGAGCCGCGACGCCATGCGCCGATTCAAGGACGCTGTCTTCGCCAAGGAGCGGCAACTTCGGCGACAGATCTTCATCCGCAAGGGCAGCACCGGCAGGGGTGTGCGATACCTCATTACCAGGCCCCTGATGCGCAAGTGGCTCGCGGAGCTGTTCGATGACACCGACCGGATGCTGGCGAGTGTCCGCAAGGCCCACGAGGAGATCGACAAGCGGCTGACGCGGTCAACGCTGCGGGAGGACGCTCTGCTCGAGGCCTACCAGCGGCTCGAAGCGAGGGTGCGAGCGCTTGAGGGCAAGTTGCAAATAGTTCCCAACGGTGATTCGAAACGCACCATTTTTGAGGGGCGGGGTGTCGGCGGCGAAAGCCGAGGCGGCTGAAGTCGTCTCGGGCAGCGCTGTCCTCCTCGCTACTCTGCTCTCTCTGTCACCACGCACACCCGCGAGGGGAGATAGAGGGGGCCATACAAGTTTCTTGTCAAGATAAATCGACCGGGTCAATGCAAACTGGCGCCGAGCTATCTGGAAAGGACGCTCGCATTCTCAGCCTCTCTCTCCCCGACCCCGCTCCCCGCAAAGACCCCACATTGCCCGTAGCGACAGCCTGCCTCCCCGCTGGCGCCGGCACCTTCGAGGTCTGCTTCTCTTCGCTCAAAGACCCCGTGGTCATCTGCTCACACGATACCCCCGACGGATCGCTGGCCTGTGCCGCGAATCGAGGCCGGGGGGCTTTTCTTCGTTTGAGGCCTGCGGCTTGAAGGCCAGAATTCCCATCCCCGACCCCCGCTCCGGCCTCGCCCCCTCCCGGCGCAAGCTGCGGCCCGAACTCCCCTCGCAGGACCCCAAGCTCCTCGTGGCCGGCGGGAGCCTGCTGCCGTCGATGCCGCGGCCGCTGAAGCCGCCGGGGGCGCGGAGCCGGTTCGGCAGCACGGCCGAATTCGCCGCCGCAGCCGAAGCCGACGGGTTCGTGCCGCATGGGGTGCCCAGGGTGCGAACGGTGACCCCATGACCATCACCGACCAACTCTGCCTGACTGGCTGCCCGAGCTGGAACGCGAGCTAGCTGCCCAAGCGTTCGTCATCACCATCCCCGAGCTCGGCGGGGCCGCTGTGACCAGTTCGAACCCTCCGGGGAATTCGGAGAGTTGCCAGTAACCGCCACGCTACTTGGACTCAGCCGCTCCCCCGGTGGCCACTCTGCCGCTATCTTGGCGGATGGCCGAGTGCTCCACATTCGGTTCCCGTATCACGAACTCGACCAGTGGCGTCAGGCATTGCGGGGTGAATTGCGAGCCGAGATGAAAGAGCACGCGGTGGAGACGAACGAACGAAATCCTCCCCCGACTTCCCCCGCTACACCGGCCTCCCCGCCCGCTCCACAGTGGCAACGTCCGCACCCGCCGCCGAACCGGACTGGGGGCGGTACACGGGGGCGAGGGGGGTGGTGAAGCAGACTCGCAGCAGCGCGTGGTCAGCGTTCGTCGATGAACTCAACGCGGAATACGCCCATCAACTCGACAAGCTGATCGACGAAGCCGAGCTCCGGGGGATACAGCCTCTCAGGTTCCAGCCTTACAGCGGCTTCGCTGGAGGTCTGGCACTGCCGCGGCCCGAGATGGTCGTCGGCACGAGCTATCGTGCTGGCTCAAACGACTGGAACTTCGGCCAGGGAACCAACAGCTCAATTCGGGAGGAGATCGCTCCTGGCGTCTGCTCCCACCCCGCCGCCGAGTCAGCGTGGCGCACCCCCACGCCGGCCGAATGGCAAGAGTGCTTCCGACGGGCAGTCGAGGCGCTCCGCTCGGTATCCAAGGCCGAACCCGCGGCAACGCCCGACCAAGTCCGGAACACGCTGCTCAGCAATCTCGCCAAGTACGAGTCCGCCGGATACTTGGAAACGGCCACCGGCGAAGAACTCGACGAGATTGCTCGGGCAAACGGCGCCCCATCACGATGACCATCGCCGTCCTCCAGGAGTGCAGCAGCTCGGCCGAATCCTACGTCCACCACGTGGTGCTCACGCCGTCAGTCGTGCTGGATCCGGTAAGCGAGCCCGCCCACAACGTCGTCTGCCTCCTATCGCCTAATGTGTTCGAGGCGTCTGTCTCTGACTCGGACGGCAACGCCTACGAACAGATTCGCTCCGGTTGGACAGTCGAGCCCGAATTCGGCAAGGTCTTCGGCCGCCTCTATCGAGCCAAGAATGTGGTTGAGTCTTCGAACCCGACCGCAATCGACGCTGAGGCGACCTGCGCGGAAGCGACCAGGGCCAATTACGTGCAGATGTTCGCATTCAGAATTGAGGCGTCCCCGGATGTCGCCTGGTTCTTCGAGACTGAGGCCGCTGGTCAATGATCCACCTCTTCAACGCCGCCGCATCTGCCCTCAACGCCATCTCCTCGGCCATCATGTGGGCGCGGAAGCGGCGGGTCGAGCGTAGCCGATGAGCGCGTCCGTTCTTCGAGAGCGAATGAACACGAACGAGCCAGCGAACGAGCCACCCGACGACGACAAAGCTCCGTCAACCAAACCCGACCCCACCGTCGAAGTCCGCTTCGCCGCCTGGCTCCAAAGCCTGGACCAAGCCGACCGGCTCGCGGTGCTGCACCGGCTGCCGTTCTGCTTCGGGTGTGGCGCCCAGCCGGGGTCGGGGGAGATTTGTATTTGCCGGGTGGAGGCGTAGTGCTTATGGGAAGAGCCTCAGCCGGAGACGTATTGGCGCACTTTCTGTCAAAGCGCTCCGGCTGAGCCTTTCAATCGAGATGCACGCAAAGAAGCGCGTCCCCGTCGAACTCTCCCCTGGCGCGTATGAGAAGCTGGGCGAGACCCGAGCGCTTGCCGGCGTCTCATCGAACGCCGAGGTGCTCAGGCATGCGCTGCGGCTCTACGAATACCTGCATCGGCAGAAGGCCGACGGGTGGTCCGTTCACCTAGTGAAGGACGACCGGGCCAAAGAGCTGGTGTTCTAGGTATATATACCTTTGCGCGAATCGCGCGTTGGCGGTCGCTGGGTATATATACCCAGGATCGTTCGCCTCTGCCCTCGGCAGGGAGCCGGCCCTTGTAGCGCTGGCGAGACGGGTCGGCACCGTCTGGAGGCTCCGCGTTGCTGTAAAGCCCAGGAGGCGCCATGGTCGGACCTGCTGATGACAGGCAACGCCCCCTTTTGTTGAACGAGATGCTCGACGACGCCGACGAACTCGACCTGGTCCCCGCCGACTACTGGCCCCGGATGATGGCGCTGCTCGAGCGGGCGCCGGTCGCCGAAGAGGGTGACATCGAGGGGGATGAGGCGGTGGAGCCGTTGTTGTGATGCAGACAGTCTGGGAATACATCACCGTGCCTGGTCCCGGCGCCAAGACCACCGAAGACTTCGCGACGTATCTGAACGGGATGGGCTCGCAGGGATGGGAGCTCGTGCAGGCCTGTGCGGCCAGCACGGCGTTGCCGCCCGTCGTGTTCTTCCTCATGTTCAAGAGACCGAAGCATCAGCCTTGATTCGCCGTCCCGACGCGAAAACCTGGGCCCAGCGGGCAAGAGAACGCCCCGTCCCCACCCCCAAGCCCGCCAACGACGTGCCCGAGGTCATCGACCTTGCGGCCTGGCGGCAGGCGGTGCGCAGGCAGGAGCGGGAGCAGGTCCGGGAGGAGCGGGAGGACCTGGTCGGCGCGTATGAAGCGGAGGTCGATCGGGGGATGGGGCGGAGGATTTTGAGGACGTGGGTGTGATGGGCAAGACGATGCGGCTGGCGAGTGCTATGGATCGGCCATGAGTTGGCCGATGCCAGGGTTCGTTATGAGCATCGACGTAACCGCCTCGTCGCGAGCCGACGAGACGGTCGTTGCAGTCACGAATCGGCGCGGGCAGATAGGCATGTACCGGCCGCTGACCAAGAAGAGATCGGGTCCGAAGAAACTGTCGGCAATCGCCGAGAAGTATTGGCGAGGGCTGGGCCGATGACCGACCGCATCCCCGACATCGCAAAGTACAACGGTCTGCCTGCGCGCAAAAACGGCGACAGCGGGACGGGGAAGACCGCCGAGCCGCCGACCTTCCTGGTTAACGAACGGATCATCTTTGCGCCGCCGGGCGAGCCGGAACTGAAGCTGCGCGTGGCTCACGTCTACGAGCACGGAGCGATCCTGTGCCTCGACGAACACGGCGAGCGCAACACCATCTCATCTGGGTTCGTGCGGTATTGCCGACGAGACCCGGAACAATCCCGGCCGTGGAGGCCGACTGCGCCGATCGCAATCTCGGGTGCGGGCATCAGCCTCGGCAAGATCGACGGCGGCGACCTCCTTGGCGGCAACAGCACCTCGATTGGTCCGTCACGAAGCCATTGGACTGCACCAGCGGATTCGGATCCGATTGCAGACATCAAGCGGGCCTTCGAGATGGATCGCCAAGCCGCAGCAGCGCCGCGGGTGCCAGTGCTCGCAGACGGGCGGTATCTGCTCGTTCCGATCGGGCGCTTCAGCCATCCTGGTGGTGAGATCGAATTCACACGCGAGGATTGCGCGGCGATCGTCGAGAGCTTCTCCGAGTCCGTTATCATCCACAAGGATTTCGTCTCGCAAGAAGACTTCGGCCGCCGCCTCCCGGCTGGCGTGATCACTGCGCTGCATGTCCAATGGTCGCCGCTCGGGAGAATGCTTTACGCAGTGGGCACGCACCGACACTTGGCGCCGGGCGTGAAGGACAAAGGCACCAGGGGGCGCTGGGAGTTATTCACTGCGTCGCTGACCAAAGCACCGCTTGCTGGCTGGCCGGAGCTACGGAAGGTCTAGGGATAGGAGCGATGGCAATCCGCATCAACGCCTGGCGCGAGCATTGGTCTCGGCAGCAAGAGCAATTCGATAAGTTCTACGAGTGGGTTGGCCCCGACGGGAAGCGCCCGCGTGAGTGGAAGGAAACGATCGACGGCGTCGAGTACACCTGCAGCGACGTGTCGGCGTTTGATTTGCGGCCGCGACCGAAGACGGCCATTGAGGTCTATGGCCCGGCTGAGGCTGAGCGTAGACGCGCCGGCTGGCTGCGCATGATCTTTGGATCCGGTCCGGGCGGTGACGAAAGTCACCTCGATCTGCGGCGACGCCTCACCGTCGAGTAGCCCGAGCAAGCGCGATCAACTCCAGCAGCTTTCCCGCCGGCACCACCACCCCCACGTCCGGCCCTTTCGCCCAGGCCTCCTGAGCCCAGCGGAAGGCCTCGGTGACATCGGGGGTCGAGCCACGCGGGGCGGCGATGGCTTCGGATCGGGCTTTGGCGAGGGATGTGACGGCCATCGGGGGAATGTGACGCGAGGGGGCGGATGGGGCAACGGGGCGAAGGAAAGAGGTCGCAATGGAAGGCATAGAGCAAAAGATTCGCGCGGCGGCAGAGCGACTGGCGAAAGCCAGCGACGCGAGACATCGCGCAGAGGTGGCGGTGCGCGAGGCGACAATCGCGCTGAACAACGCACTTCGAGCAGAGAGCGAGGCGCGAGAGGCCCTCCTTACGGCCACAGCCGATTGCGTGGACCAATACCGCGAAGTCCCCGCGTCGACGTTCGTGCTGATCCCCCCGATCGCGGGCCATGCGACGGCCGCGCCCAGCTGACCGAACGAACCGAGCATCACCATGCACTCCGAGCCGCCGCGGGCGGCCCCTCCCAAGCGTGGCCCCAAGCGGGTCGTTCCGAAGTTCGTCCAGCGGGAACTGGACATCGCCTACGCCGGCCTGGACGCCGACGAGCGGATCCGCTTTATGCGGATGGCCAAGGGCGAGATCCGCCGCGGTTTCCGTCGCGTTCGCTGGGCCAATGAGGCCGCAGAGCGGATAGCGAACAAGAAGTCCACCTACGAGCAGGAGCCGCTCCTCGAAAGCACGCGAACGGTCGCCGAAGCTGTCGAGAAGCTGGTGAACAGCTACGACAAGCTCGACGGCATGTGCCACCGCGCTTACCAGCGCGTCGAGCCGTTCGTGAAGATGGCGGCGAAGCTCACCGAGGAGCAGCGACCGACTGTCCAGATCGTGCAGATCGGGCAGACCGGCACCGATCCGGCCATCCGAGCTCTGTTCGGCGCTCCAACGCCGCGCGAAATCATCGATGCCACCGAAGAAGCCAGCGAAGAGCGAGCGGCCGATGGTGCCGCCGAAGCTCCTGACGCCGTACCAGAAGGAGATCGTCGGGGCTGAGTGGTTCGACCCGAGGACGGGGCTCGCGCGCGTCCACACACTCGAAAAGGCGCGGCGCATCGGGGGGTCGACCGCTGGCGCCTACTGGGCCGCGTTCCTGGCCCTTGGGAAGCAGCCGCGGCGCGGCGGAGAGCTCTTCGACCAGCACGATCCGATGGACGTCTGGATCGTGTCCAAGGACTTCCTTGGCGCGAAGAACCTCCTTCGGGAGGTCGTCGACGCGTGCGCCAGCATGGCGCCGCTCAACCCCGATTTCGAAGTCACCCCCACCGCGACCACCGTCACCTTCCGGAGCGGCAAGCGCGTCGTTGCGATGCCGTGCCGCGCGGAGACCATCCGCAGCTGCACGGGCGCTGTGGTGCTCGACGAGGTCGCCTTCTGGCGGACTCCCGAGGAAATCTGGGGCGCCGCGAAGGTTGTCGCCGGAGCGAACCTCAAGGTAGGCGCTCGCGGCTATCCCATCCTCGCGATCACGACCCCTTGGGACGCTGGCTCGCTCGCGCACCGCATCTTTACGGATGACGAGTTCCCGTTCATCCGGCACCGCGTCGACGTGTATCGGGCGGCCCGTGAGGGCTTCCCGATCGACATCGAGAAGACCCGGACCGAACTCGGCATCCCGGAGCTATTCGCCAGCGAGTTTGAGCTCTCGTGGAATCGGGCGGGAGCCTCGTTCTTCCCCCTCGACAAGCTCCGCGACTGCCAAGAAGACGAACTCCCCGACGATTGGCAAAGCCTCCCGGCCTACTTCGGCATCGACGTAGGCGGCGGCAAAGGCCGCGACAACACCGCCTGTGTCCAATGGCGCCCCTCCGGCAACGACTGCTGGATGGTCGGCGTTAAGGCCTTCAGCGATCTCGATCACGTCGAGCAATGCGACACCGTCGAAGGCTGGATCGTGCAGGACACGACCGAGTCGACCCACGTCACCATCGCGATCGACGCCGGCATCATGGGTGGCCCGATGATCACGGAGCTCCGGCACCGGTTCAAACGCCGGAAGCGCGTGCGGATCGTGGGCCTCGGCATGGGCGTCCCGCAGCAAGAGAAGTACGCCACGGCGACCCGGCGCGCGCTTGAGCACGGGCGGATCAAGCTTTACACGGGCACCGAAGCGGGCGGCGACGAGCACGGTGCGCGGGCACTGATGCTCGAGCTCTCGACGCTCAAGACACGGCCCGGGGTCGGCGGCCGGCTCACGTTCGTGACGCCGCGCGACCCGAGCAAGGGACACTGCGATCGGGCTTGGGCGGCGATGTTTGGGCTGTCGAAGATCGAGGGGGTCGATTCGATCGCGGGCGTCAGCGCTACCGGTACCACGTTCGCCAGCATCGGCGTCTCTCACCATGAAACGGAAGCCATCGGATTCGGCTGACTCGCGCTGAGCGGGGCGCCGTGCCTCGCCACCCATGCAGCTACCCGGATTCCTTCAATGGCTTGCGCCGAAGCGGCAACAGCCTGACGAACTACCGACGGCGTCGATCGATCCCCGGGTCGATCCGGAGGCGCAAGCAGCTGTAGCCGAACGCCAGGCCCTGCCGGAGCCGACTCCGGACAAGGCGCCGCTCGCGCCCTATCCATCCGTGGATAGGTACCCAACCATCTTGGGCAGTGCGGTCACGCTCGCGTACATCTCGAGCGTCTTCCGCCTCGCGCTCACCGGCTACCGCCGCGAATTCGTCGATGTGCTCGACGAGCTGCTCGAGCGCGACCCGCACATGTACGCGGTCGTTGCCCAGCGGGTGCACGCGGTCGCCGGCGGCCGCATCCAGGTCATCCCGGCCGAGACCGAGCAGGGCAGCGGCGACGAAGTACGCGCCCAAGAACTCGCCGACCTGGTGAAGCGCCGGATTGGCGCCATCCCCGATTTTCAACAGTCGGTCGCCCAACTGCAATGGGGCGGGCTGTTCTACGGCGTGGGCGCCTCTGAGATCAGCTGGCGTCAGGACGAAGACGGCTGGTATCCGGCGCGACTGCACTGGATCCACAGCCGGCGGCTCGCGTACCCCGACGCCACGAGCTGGTCGGTCCGCATCTGGGACCAGGGCATGGTCTCCTCGTGGGGCTATCTCGAGGACCCCACCGGCCGGCTCTTCGGAATCAAGTGCGACGACTTCCCCGGGAAGTTCCTCGTTCACACGCCGAGCGTGCGGGGGAACTACCCGACCCGGGACGGCCTCGGGCGCGAGATGGCCTACTGGTCCGCGTTGAAGCTCATGGGGGCCCGCGGGGCTTCCCAATACGTCGAGCGGTTCGGTAAGCCGTGGACCGCGGGTTACTACACGACGGGAGACGACGGGCATCCACGGGCGGCGAACGAAGAGGACATCAAGGCGCTTGAGGCGGCCGGCCGAGCGCTCGGCATTGGAAGCCTTGCCCACGCCACACTCCCTGACTCCACGAAGCTCGACATCTTCGGCCCGGCCGCCTTCGCCCCCGGATCGAATCTCATCCACGCGGCCTTCGTTGCCATGTGCAATGCCGAGATCAGCAAAGCGGGACTCGGGCAGACGGACACCGTCGAGGCTGGCCCGAACGGCTCGCGGGCCGCGACCGAGGTCCGAAAGAGCGGCACCTACGAGCTCTACCGGTACGACGCCGCGTGCATGTCGGAGACGCTCCACTACCTCGCGCGGTGGATCGTTCGGCTGAACGCCCCCGAAGACGAGCGGCTCACCCCGAAGGTGATTCTCCACGCTGCGGAAGCGCCCGATCCGGACGCGCTCGTGAAACGCGCCGCGACCTTGGCCGACGCCGGGGCGCCCGTGGACGCTGACGAACTTGGCGAGCTCACCGGCGTGCCGATGCTGCCCGCGACGAAGCCCGGCGAGAACCCGCAGGGGCGGCGCCTCTACAAGATGGCGCCCCTCAAGCCGTACGAAGTCCAAAGCCTCCGCCGTCTCGATGCGGGCGAAACGCTCGAGACGCCAGCCAAGCCCATTCAGCCGAGTGCTGAGGTCAATCCCGCCGAAGCGGGGACGGCCGCAGCCGGCGCAACCGAAAGCGACTCCTAAGGAGCCACCATGCCCGCACCGACTTCTATCATCGTTCCCGACATCCAGGCCGTTGCCAACTACCCGTTCGCGCTCGGCTCCGCTCTCGTCGAAGTCGCTTCCACCCGAGCCTTCCATCTGAAGCTCGCCATCGCCTTCGGCACGGCCGACGCCGCGACGCTCTACACGATCCCGACCGGCCTCAAGGCCGAGATCGAGCGGGCTTACTGGGAGGTCACGACCTCGTTCACCGGTGGCTCGTCAAGCGCCATTGGCGTCTCGTCCTCGAATACCTCGTACGCCACGAAGGGGGACATCCTTGGGGGCGCATCCGGTGACGTGGCGGCGACGCTCGTGTCGACTGGCCTTACCTATAAGGGCGGGACGATCGGCGCGAAGTTCGGGTCGAACGGGATGGTCGTGTTGGTCGGAGGCGATACCATTCGCTTCGACCGCATCACCTCCGCCTTCACCGCCGGCGCCGGGTTCGTGCATCTCACCGGCACGCTCATCGAGACGCCGTAACGATCGTGGCTGAGGACTGCACCAGCGTCCCGAATTTCGGGATGGCGGTTCCGCGCGGCGGATCGTCGTGTGCGAAGTGCCGCTACCTCGAAACGCGAGAAGGCCGGCCGTTCTGTCGCAACGACGACTTCATCCGGTTTCTCGGCGTGAGGCCCGAAAGCACAAGCGCCGTCCACATCCCCGCGCCCGATGATGATCCGGGACGCTATTGCTGCAATGCGTTCTCGCCGTCCGCCGACTTCATGCTCGCGAGCGCCAAAGGCAGCAAAGACGGCAGTGGCAACGCAGCGCCCGCAGCCGTGACGCTCGACCTGGGCATGGACGACGTGCACATCCCGAGCGTGCCCACGAAAGCGCCAAGGACGAGGACCATGTCCAAGCTCACCACGCGACAGCGCAAGGCCATTCCGAAAGGCCAATTCGCCGATCCGGAGAATAAGGCGTACCCGATCCACAATGCCGCTCACGTTCGGAATGCGGCGGCGCGCCTCGAGCAGCAGAAGGGCTCGATGGCGCCCGAGAAGTACCGATCGATCCGGCGGAACATCGCCCGCGCCGCTCGCAAGTTTGGCATCAAGTCGGAATACAACACGAAGACCGCACGGATGCGCGGTCGCGGTATGAGACTGTCGCTGGACCACCCGCAGCATGGCCGGCTGGAAGTGCGGACGATGTCCGCTGGCCCCGGGGGCGTCTTCTATCTGGCGCCACTGTCCGCCGCCATCGACCCCGAGTCGGCGCCGGGGCAGACCGCCGTAGCGCTCGACGATGCCGGTGGCTCGCCCAAGCGATTGGTCTGGAACCAGCTCGCTGAAGTCGGCCAATTCAAGGGCCACCCCGCTGGCCCGTTCGAACTCACCCCGCGGGTGTTTGCCGAGATCGTCTCGAACTTCGAACGCGAGCACATTCCGATCCCCATCGACGCCGAGCACGCCTCGGAGGCTCCCGGGACACAGGGCTCGGTGCCAGTGGTGGGAGCCCCCGCAATGGGCTGGATCCACCAGCTGGACAACCGCGGAGACGGAGGTCTTTGGGGTCTCGTCGAGTGGCTGGAGCCAGCGCGGTCCTACATCAAGGAAGGCCGCTATCGGTTCATCTCCCCGGCCGTGCGCTTCAACTCGCGCGACCCGAAGACCGGTTCGCCGATCGGGGCCCGGCTGAGCAGCGCCGGGATCACGAACACCCCGTTCCTGAAATCGATGCAGCAACTCGCTGCAAAGGACAACGCCATGACGACTCAAGCGACCGAATCGGTCGTGCTCAGCAGCCGGTATGTCCACGCCGCTGCTGACTACATGCCCCGTATCCGTGCAGCGCTCAAGCTCCCGGATATCGCGACAGCCAAGATGTGTTCGGACCACCTGGGGATGCTGCGCGACCATTTCGAGTCCGCCGGCAATGACCCCAACGCCGTTCACGAAGGCGTCCGGCTATCCGATTACATGGGGGCGCTACGCGACGGGCTCGGCGTCCCGATGGGCATGACATACGAGGAGATGCTCGACCTCGTCGAAGACATGATCGAAGCGGCCATGGACGAGCACGTGGCCGAATACCACAGCCCCGAAGAGGTCGGCGCGAGCTACTCCGACGCGGCCCCTCAGGAGACGACGATGACCGACAAGGAACTCACCACGCAACTGACCGAGGCGAAGGCCCAGGTCATCACCCTTACCGATAAGGTCACCTCGGCCGAATCGGCGACCGCCAAGCTGAGCCTTCAGCTGAAGGACTCGGACGCCAAGATCGGCGAATTGACCGCCCGGATCGCGGCGCTCGAGACGGAAAACAAGAACCTGAAGGAAGAGCAGGCGAAGCAGACCGACAAGCTCCTTTCGGACAAGGTCGAGACCGCGTTCGTGACGTACAAGGACGCAAAGAAGCTCACCGACGACGACAAGCGAGCGATGCTCATCACGCTGAAGAGCGACGCCGCGCTGTTCGATAAGCTCTATCCGGCGGTCGCTCCGCAGCGGCAGCACCTGCTCCGCGATCTCGCGAATACCCGCCCCGGCAATGCCGAGTCGACGGTCCCGAACACCGCAGCGGTGCCGGACATGAAGACCTTGACCGACAAGTTCGTAAAAGAGGGCAAGTCGATCGAGGAAGCGGTTTCGCTCGCGTACAAGACCATCAACGAACAACTCTCGCAGCCTGTTGCCTGAGCCCATCCGCTCAGTGAAACAACAAGGCAAACGCATTCCCAAAACCTGACGCGCAGCGAATAGCCGCGCCCTTTCGGCTGCTCTCGAGAATCGAGCGCGGCCACGGAGATGTGTATCCATGGCTCAGATCAATCAATTGGGCGGCATTGCCGTCGCCGGCGGCGATATCCCGGTCAAGAACTACGGCGGGTCGGACATCGCCGACGGGCTCGCGGTCAAATACGACACGAGCAATCCCCCGGGGACGAACACGCCCGCTGGCGTGGTCATCACTTCGAGCGATGCAAACCCGATCGGGTTCGCGCTCGGCACGATTCCCGCTGGCAAGATGGGACTCGTTCGCCGCCTCGGTCGCGCGGTGGGCACTGCCTCCGCGACCATCCACGTCGGCGATGTGCTCATGACGGACAGCGCCGGCAAGGTGCTGCCGCAAACTGCTGGCAAATACCAGATCGGCATTGCCGCTAGCGAAGCCGTGAACGCCGACAAGGTCGCGGTCGATATCAGCATTGCGAAGGACGCCTAAGAGCGCGTTTCCGCACACCTCCGAAAGGATCCGAACAACTATGCACCCCCAGATCGTCAAAGTGCGAGACGCGGAAAATCCGTCTGTCTTCTGGTCCGTGGATCTCTACAACAACACCCGGACGATGACCGACGCCAACGGGCGCCTGGTCACCATGGACCTCGGCCAGGCAGACGTGCACATCGACAGCGCGCTGTCCAACTACGCGGCCGGCTACCGGCAGTGGGAAGGCATCGCCGACGAAGTCGCGCCGATCGTGCCGTCGCCCAAGGCAAGCGACAAATACTTCACTTGGGACAAGGACGACATCTTCCAGGACGCGGAAGACCTAATCGTCGGCCCTGGCGCTGCGGTCAAAGAGATCTCGCCCCGCCTGTCGAGCGCGTCCTATTCGACCATCGGATACGGCGTCGGGAGCTTCGTTCCCTCCGAGGTCGCGGCCAACGCCGACGCTCCGCTCAAGGTCGAGATGGCTGCAACCCGGCGATGCCTCTCGGCGATCAACCTCGGCCGTGAGCGCCGCGTTGCCACGCTCGTGACCACGTCCGGCAACTGGACCGGCGGCTACACGACCACGCTCGGCGCGACCGCGAAATGGAACGGCGGCGCGAGCTCGAACCCGGTACAGGACATCTACACCGCGATCGAGAACTCGCTGACGCCGGTGGCTGCTATCGCGATGAGCGAGCAGGTGTGGCACGACTTCGTGCAGAACGCCGCAGTCCAGAAGTACGTCGCGTCAAAGATCGATGCGCCACCGCTGCCGCAGTCGAGTGCCGGCGACTTCAACCGCATCACGGGTGAGAAGTTCTCGGCTCTGCTCGGCCTGCCGCCGTTCCTCATCGGCCGCATGAAGGGCAAGACCTCTAGCGGTTATGGCTACGTGTGGGGCAACAACGTTGCGCTGCTCTACAACCTTCCTGGCGTTCCGTCGGACGGACAGAGCATCTCGACCGCGAAGACCTTCCGCTGGACCGGCGCCGATTCAGGCGCTGCCGACGGCACGATGCAAGGCGGGTTCCTCGTCCGATCGTACTTCGACCCGAAGCGCGGCGCGCGCGGTGGCCGGATGGTCGTCGTGACCCACAACGACGCCGAGATCATGACCTCCGTCTTCGCGGGTGGCCTCGTGATCAACGCGCACCAGTAAGAGAGAGGGAAGGCTAATCATGGCACTTCACGAAGTTATCGGGCATTCGGTCACCGTGCAGGCGCGCGGCTTCGATCACAATGGCGACGCGGCCGAAGGGCGTCACTGGCTCAAGGGCGCGATTATCGACATCGACGGCGCAGACGCACGCTCGTTGGTTGCGGCGAAAGCCGTGGCTCCGGGCGCGTCGAAGCCTGCAAGCGCGGAGCCAGCGGCCGAGCCCGCGAAGGAGCCGGCGAAGAAAGACGGCAAGTAGGTAGTCCGTGGCCGATCCCGCCGGCAAGTACATCACCGCCGCCGATCTTATCAATCGGCTGACGCCACAGGTGTACTTGGCGATGTTCGACGACGACAACACGGGCGACCTTTCGCTCGTGAACACCGATGCGGTGCAGCTCGTCATCGACGAGGCCGAAGGCGAGGTCGATTCGTACCTCATCACCGAGAACCCGATGCCGCTTGCGAGTCTCGCGGGCGGCAAGATCGATCGCCTCGTCAAGACGGGCGTTCTCGACTTCGCGCAATCGCTTTCGTTTCGGCACCCCGAATACGTCAAGCGGTACGGCGAAGACCCGCGCGCGGATGGACTCTGGGGCCGGGCCACGGATCGCATGAAGCGCATTCGGTCCGCGATCCAGCAGCTCCCCGACATCAAGCAACAGACGGGACAGCCGCCGGCCAACGTCGGCGGCATCGTTACCGACGACGGCCCACGCACAATCATCACCTCCGCCGACGGCACGAACAACTCAGGCGATTTTTGATGCCCGCCCTCACCCTCGAAATCGAGAACGAGACGGAGTTCCGGCATGCCTGGACTCAGGCGACCGAGTTCGTCACGCGCGGCATGCAAACGGGCGTCGAGCGGGGCGTGAAGGAGGGCGCCGAAGAGGCTCTCCGCGTCCGGACCTGGAAAGACCGCACGGGCGATACCAGACGGGCCATTCGCGGCTTTCTGGAGCGAAAACCCACCGACACTGTGGACGGCATCCTCGAGTGCGCGGTGGCCCACGCCTCGTTCCTCGACGAGGGCACCGAGGCTCACGAGATCCGGCCGAAGGAAGGCCGGGGCTTCGTCGGCCCGCTGCAGCCCGGCCAGAGCCGGCGAAAGCCGGGCGATGTCGGGACTCATCGGGTGGCGCTCCGCTGGTACGACGGCGGGGTCGTTCACTTCGCCAAGGTCGTGCACCACCCCGGCACCAAAGGCGACGGGTTCATGGCCAAGGCTGCCCAGAAGGTCGAGCGCGTCATGATCCGCGAGATCGAAGTCGGAGTCGTGAACGCGCAAGCGCTCTTCGACGACTGAACATGCCCGACACTTTCGGCGCGGCACCGCTCCCGTTCGATCCGCCGAATGGCGATGCAGCGGGTCCGGACGAGTCCGTCTCCGATCCCCTGATCGACACGACCCTCGCGTTCTTTCAGGCCGTCATCAACGACGCGGGCGCAGCAGCCTGGCAAAAGGTCTCCCCTGGCGCGGCGCTGGTTGCAAACGTCCGAACCAACGACCCCGAGGAGATCGTCTTCAACGAGAAGGATCTCCCGTGTCTCTACCTCTGCCGGACCGGGGGCGACGGCCCGGAATGGCTCGCGGAGGACTACCTCGTAAGCCATGACACGCTGCGGCTCTTCTGGGTCTTCCCTCCCGCGCGCCAATCGTTCCAGGCCTTCCGGTCTCAGATCCTGAATGGCATCACTAAGGCGCTCGCCGCGGCGGTGCACCTGAACCGGCACCCCGCCTGGGTTGATCCGGGCGACACGGACCCGCAGGCGAAGACGTACGGCTCGGTGTTCTCCGATAGGGCCGGCTGGATCGACTTCGAGCTCGGCAAGTGGTCGAGCAAGGCCATCCGCATCGACATGGCGAACGGCCCCGCGCGCACGTACCCCGCGCTGCAAATGGAGATGCGCGTGACTGAATGGTTCCGACAGGACCTGGCCAAGTTCGCGCTGCTCGCAGGCGCCGACACCAAGACGACGACGAGCGACGGCGAGATCGTCAACGCTCACACGATCATCACTTCCTGACACCAAAGGACAGCAATGCTAACAGCAATGCTCATGGTGTTGCCAAACCCTTGGCACACCGTCGACCATTTCGGGCGACCCGCGGGAGCCTTTCCCCGGGAGCGCCACGCGAACACGCTCGGGCACCAGGGCTATGTGGGCGCCGTTGCGGTGACCACGACGCCGGAGCCGCGCGCGGCGGGCGACTTGCGTTCGCCGGAGCAGGATACGTGCTGGCAGTTCTCGAAAGAGCCGGTTTCCGTACCCGATAACAAATACTACCGCGACGCGCTCCGCAGCGGCGAGCTCCTGCCAGGTGATCTGAAGTCCGCGAGAGCTGCCGGACTCGAGCACCGCGAATACGCAAGCCTGATCGCCGCCGCAAAGATCGCAGCGGAGGCCAAGTGGCGAGCAGCGTTCGGCGAGTCGCTTCCGGCGGTCGACCCGTTCGCTAAGCCGACACCCGGGGTTCTGCCGCCAGAGTCCCCCGCGGCCCCCGCCTCGTTCGCGGAAAAGGAGTAAGCGATGTCGAGCATCGTCATTCCGGGTCTGTCAAATACGACCAAGACCCCCAAGTTCTATGGCGAGGTCAAGTACACGGCCGGCGCCATCACGGCATCGTCGATTCCTCTTCGCGTCCTGCTCGTTGGCAACAAGCTCAGCACGGGTGCGATGACCGCGGACGGTTCGCCGGTCCAAGTCGGGTCCGCTGACGAGGTGGACACGCAGGCAGGAGCCGGCTCCGAGCTCGCCATGATGGCCTACGGCATGGATGGCAACGGCGGCGCGCTCCAATTCGGCAGCGACGGCATCGAGCTATGGCTTGGCGCCGTTGCAGAGTCGGCAGGCGCGAAGGCTGCCGCCACGGTCGCCATCTCCGGCACGTGGACCGGCAGCGGAACCGTGACCTACATCATCGACGGCTTCCCGATCCAGATCGCGATCAACCCGAGCGACGTGACGACCGACGTGGCCACACGCCTTCGCGACGCCGTCAACGCGATTGCTCGCTTCCCGATGACGAGCACGGTGGCATCGTCGACCACGACGATCACCGTCCGAAACAAGGGCCCGCGCGGCAACTGGCACTCAATCTTCCAGGACACCACGAGCGCCCCGGCTGGCTTCGTCTCGACGCTCGGCGGTGGCGGCGCATCGATGACAGGCGGCGGCCTGCACTTCGCTGGCGGTACCACGGCCGACGACCCCACGAATTTTATCAACGCGATCGCCTCGACCGAGTTCGACCGAATCGGTCTGGCCTGTGGCGACAACACGAGCGACGCGACCAACCTCGCGAAGTGGAAGACCGGCGTCAACAACGCTGCGGCGCCGAGCGTCGGCATCTTCGACTTCGTGGTGGTGATGTCCAACGACACGCTCACGAACGCCGCATCGCTGACCGTCACCACGCTGAACCATGCGCAGTTCGAGCTCCTATGGCAGCTCAATGCCCAGACGCACCCGTCGGTCTGGGCTGCGGTACACGCCGCGCAGCGTTCGGTGGCGGAGCAGGTCGATCCGGACGCGTCTTACGACAGCGTGACCGTCCCCGGATGCGTGCCCTCGCAGCAAACGGCGGACTACCCGGCGTCGTACGAGACGGCGCTCGGCGAAGGCGTCACCCCGATCCAGCTCAACACCGACGGCAGCGGGTCGATCGTCCGCGCGATCACCACGTATTCGCGCAACGGGAGCAATCCCGACTACCGCGTACTCGACACGAGCCAGGCCGTGGTGCCGGTGCACATCCTCACGCGGCTCAATCTGCTTTGGACCACGGTGTTCAAGCCGAACAACCCGCGCGTGGAAGACGACCCGCCGGATTCGGTGGTCGAGCCGCCCGAGGGCGTAGCGACGCCATCGACGTGGCGCTCGGCGATCATCGCGGATCTCAAGACGGCCGAGAAGGGCACCGGTTATCCCGCTCCGATCATCTCGGACGTGGATGGCAACCTGCCGATCGTTCAATTCAACAGCGTCGGGAAGTTCCTGGTCGCCGCCGTGCCGGTGGTCCCCGCGCCCAACAATCACCTCGTCGGCGTCTCTGTACGCAACGTGACGAGCGCGTAAGGAGGCCATCGTGGGGCAATCGAGATTCCGGCACTACCCCTGCTACATCGGCTCCCGTAAGGTCGCTGAGTTCAACGCCGTCGCCTACGATATGGAGAGCGGAGACGAGTTGCAGTTCGGCTCCGAGGGCATCCTCGGTGTGTCGGACGGCATCGTTACGCTCAAGCTCGAAGGTGACGCCGTCATCCCGGTCCCGGGAACCAACATCGACTTCACGTCGATCTTTCTCGGCAAGCGATACGTGTCCGTCATGATCCGCGTGAACGGCCGGCGCCATACCTGGACCGGTCGGCTCACCGCCATGAACTTCAATTCGTCGAGCCGCAATGGTGAGGCGAAAGGGAAATTCACGTTCCTCGGAACGGAAGATCCCAACGTGAACGCGTAATGGCCAAGTTCAGCTCTATCATCAAAGGCACGCGGGCGACCAGGCAGCAAGAGCTGCCTCAGCCGATTGGCGCCTCGGAGAACGCAGAGCCCATCAAGGCCCTCGTCCGCGCGCTGAACGGCGTCGAGGAGGCTGCGGCGCTCACCAGTGCCCGCGCCGACGCGGTGCGCGCGAAGGTCGAGAAGCCGGGGCCAGGCGAGCCGGAATACGACCTCGCGCTCATGGTCCACACCATCGCGCTTGCGTACATGGATCCGGACGACGACGAGACGCCGATCTTCGACGGCGGGCCGGACCAGGTGCGCGAGCACTATGGCCGCGAGGCCATCGCGTATCTCTACGAGGTCCAGCAAGCCTGGCAGGACGACTGCGCGCCGACCGTGGCCAAGCTCGACCCGGTGAGTTGGATCACGGCTGTCACCGTTCTCGGCGGTCCGGACGAAGCGGAGGCCCGAAGTTTTTTCTCGAAGTCTCGTCCCGGTTTGCAGTGGAGCTTCGTGCGTTCTTTGGCGCTCCTGCATGTGAGCTCAGCTACGCCCAGCTCTCCCTCTGGCTCGAGCTCCGCCGACGGTGGGGCGAGCGAGAAGAAGAGCACCGAGCCGCAACCCGCAAACTGAACGCCCCACCGAGCGACGAGTGAGCGGATTTTCTCAGGCCATCCAGGCGAACACCCGGAAGCCCCCCGGCTTCGTGCTGCTCGAGCCATCGGCCTTTGCCGACGACTGGCAGGACAAGCCGCGCGCTGCGGTGGCCATCGGCGTGACACCGCTGTCGGAAACGCAGACGCAAATCGTCAAAGCGAGCGCGGCGAAGATCGCACGCGAGCTCTATCCGGAATCCGAACAGGACGACGACGATATCGTTCACGCGTACGAGGACAAGCTCATGACGTTGGCGGTCGCGCGGGCGACCACCGATGCCAACGACGCGAGCCGCGCCTACTTCGCGTGCCCAGACGACGACGTGCCAGCGGCGCTCACGAGCGGAGCCATTCGACGACTCTGGGATGAGCTAGAGCGGGTGACCATCGCGACGAATCCGAACATGCCGGAGGCGGACGAGGACGACCTGGCGGAGCTGCCCGAGTTGCTCGGCCATGTCGACGGGCTCACGCGTGCTCGCGGGATCCGGCTGCGCAAGCTCCTCCGGTTCTGCGTCGATGAGTTGCGCGCGGTGAAGGAAGCGATCGGATGAGCGAGGTTCTTCGGGTTGCGCGTGAGATCGCTGCGGAAAGGCCTGTCACCGTTGCGGATGTGAAGGCGTTCGCGTTGGCTATGGCCAAAGCGGCGACGGAGATGCGACTGTGCAAATCCGTATAAGGGTCGGCGCTGCTCGCGACAGCTCTTTCGACCAAGTCTTCAAGTCGATCGTCTCCGCCTCCAAAGAGGCCAACGCCCGCGTCACCGCCGACGAGCGCAAAAACATCACTCTTCAAGAGAAGATGATGCTGGAGAAGTGGTCCCAGCAGAAGATGATCCTCGCGGAGGAGATCCGTGAGACCAGCAAGGTCCACGACCACCAGCGCCGCCTGGAGACGATGGCGGCAAAGACGAAGCTCCAGCTCCGTGAGCTCGCGGCCAAACAGTCGGCCGACCGAGAACTCGCCATTGCCACGGAGTCGGCCAAAGCGAAGACCGCGATCGAAGTCGCGCAGGCCAAGGAAGCGTTCCGCAAGACCCGGGAAATCGAGGTCGCCTCAGCGAAGGCGGCCATGCGCGCGCAAGCTGGTGGGCCTGGCAGCGGTGGCCCCGGCGGCCGTGGGCGCGACTTCGCCTATCGGATGGGCTATTGGGCGAGCCGCAATCTTTCGCCAGTGACGCCGATGCTCGCCTTCGGGCAGCGGATGGCCTCCGACATCGTCCGCGGCGCCGGCGTTGACTTCAACTTCGGCAACCTGATTTCGAACCGCGTCCAGGCGGAGAAACAGGCCGTGGCGCTCTCCAATGCCGCGTTCATGCCCGGAGCAGAGGGCGCGGCGGGACAGCGGCAGGACCCGCGTACACTGATGCGCGAGGTCAAGGCTGCAGCGGACGCGACCGGGTTCGGCCGCAACGAAGGGCTCGACGCGCTCCAGAAGTTCGTAGGGGTGTCCGGGGATCTCGAGACCGGTCGAGCGGTCCTCAAGGACATGGCCACGCTCGCTCGAGCGACCGACTCGTCGCTTGACGACATGGTCGAAGCCGCGGGCAACGCGGCGAACCAACTCGGCGACACCAAGGACAAGGGCGCGCAGCTTCACGCCATCATGGCGGCCGTTGCCGGCCAGGGGAAGATCGGCGCCGTCGAGATCAAAGATATGGCCCGGCAGATGGCCGCCCTAGCAGCTCAGGCGCCTATGTTCGGCGGGAACCCGGCCGACAACATCATGATGATGGGCGTGCTTGCGCAGGAGGCTCGCCAGCGCGGCGGTGCGAAGAGCGCGGCGCAAGCGACGACGGCCGTCACGTCCTTCGTCAACACGCTCACGAAGGGCGCTCGGCTCAAGGAGATGATGGCCGCTGGCGTCATCTCGAGCCCGGAGGAGATCCGCACGCTCGGTCCGCAAGAGCTCATCATGCGGATGCTCCAGAAGACACAGGGCAAAGAGCTGCCCATGAACAAGCTCGTGATGGACGTACAGGCCAAGCGCGCCATCCGAGGCTTTCAGATTCTGTACAACCAGGCCGGCGGCGGCGAAGCCGGCATCAAGGCCGTCGCTGCGGAGTTCGATCGCCTGAAGAAGGCGACGATGGGGAATGCTGAGATCCAGGACAGCTTCAAGGCTGCCATGGATACGACGACCACCAAGGCCCAGCTCTTCCAAAACAAGCTTCAGGACGTGGCCGATTCGATGGCCGAAAAGGCGTTGCCGGCGCTCGATCGCTTGGCGCCGGTGGCTCTCTCGGTGGTGGGAGCATTGGGCAGCCTGGTCGGTACGCTGGCAGACAACCCGCTCACCGTCATCCCGGTGGCACTCGGCGCGGCGATTGCGAAATCGGGCGCCGAGCAGGCGGTCCGCGTCGGTATCGAGAACATCTTCCGCAACTTCACGACCGGTGGCCCTGTTGGCTTAGCTGGCAACGCTGCGGCCGCCCTCACGATCGCGGCTACCGCAGTCACCATTGCCGAAGTCGGCATGCTCTACATCGACAAGGTGATGGACGATGAGAGCAAGAAGCAGAGAAAGGCCATCGGCGAGCAGATCACCGCGGTCAACGCGGAATCCGATTACCGGGCAGCACTTCGCGAGTACAACAAAGAGGTGGCCGCTGGCGCGCCGACTCCGGAAGCGGCAAAGCGGCTCGAGGAAACGAAGAACAAGCTCCGCAGCGCCGCAGAGGGCCTCAAGCCCGAAGAGGGCCCTGGATTTCTGAAGTCACTCATGGAAGCCCTCCTCAACACGTCCGGCGGACCCATGAACTCGGCCGAGGCCGGATTCGTGAAACCCAACACGGGAACGAATCCAGAAGTCGAGGCAGAGCAAAAGCGCCGTCATCAAGAGTCGATCGCCGTGCAGAAGGAGTCGGCTCGGTTGCTCGCGCTGATTGCTGGCAGTAACGGACCACTCGCGCCCATCGACGGCGGCAATCGCACTGGCGTCATGTCCTCGCCGTAACGAAGTCCCATGCCCGCCTTCGACAGCCTCAAGCGCGCGTCGTTCGACGGCATCGAGTTCCCTGTGCGTCGGATGACCGTACACGGCTCGCTCCGCTTCCACGTGCACGAGTATCCGCACACGGCCGGCGGTCAGATCGAGACGCTCGGCCGCAAGCTGTACGAAATCAAGATGTCGGTCCCGATGCACGCCACCTTCCCCGGCTATCCGGATTTGTGGCCGGTGGGGCTCAAGCGATTGCGGACGCTCTTCGAAAACGAGGAGACCGCAAAGCTCTATATCCCCACGATCGGCGAGATCTTGGCGGTGTGCACCGACTGGCCGGTGACGATGGATGCCAAAGCGCGGTCGGGCGAGGACGCTGAGTTCACGTTCCTCGAAGACCAAAGCTCGGTCTTCCTGGTCCAAGGCCTCATCAAAACGCAGGCGGCCAACATCGGCAACGCCAACGACCAGCTCACGGCCGTGATGGTTGACGTGCAGACCAATGATCCGGATACGTTCGCGGCCATCCAAGATGACCTGAGTGCCGCCGGTACGCCAACCGACATCTTCAGCGCCATCCAGGACGTGGCCAACAGCATCTTTGCTGTTCGCGACCAGATCGACGACTTCGGCCTTGCACTCGAGTCGAAGATCCTGAGCCTTGAATCGCTCATTGAGCAGGCCGACGCGGTTCTCAGCGATCCCACGCTCTTCCGGATCCACCGAGCGCTGATGGATCTGTGGGCATCCGCAGACCAGCTGCTCCAGGACCTCCACCAGAAGAACGGCGAGCTCCAGAGCTACCGCGTCCCGCGCACGATGGCGGTCAGCGACATCTCGATCGCGATCTACGGCGACAACAGCCACGGCGTGGAACTGCTCCAGCTCAACGACATCGACGACGCATTCGCCGTGAAGCCGGGGTCGGTTGTCCGCTACTACCCGGCCGCAGCCTGATCGATGCTATTCGAGCAGGGAGACCGCGTTCGACTTGTTGTCGACGGGCAGGAGATTGCTGTCGCCGAGTCGTACGAGGTCACCGCTTCGATCCTCACGCAGCCGGCCGCGTTCTCGATGCGGCTCGGCCACGGCGGAGTTGCTCGTCAGATACTGAAGCGGTTTCGCCCAAACCTTCCCTTCCAGCTCTACATCGGCGAGCACATCCAGCAATCGGGTCGGCTCGAGGACCCAGGTGCGGAGAGCTCGGTCGGCGCCACCGAGGTCACGCTCAAGGGGCGGGATCTCCTCGCGGTGCTTCATGACGACGAGTTCAATGCCGACACCGCGTTTCAGGATCAGACCTACGAGTCGCTCGTCCGCAAGCAGCTCGACGCGGTGGGGCTGAGCGAGCACAAGCTCGTTACGACGAACGACGCCAACCGCCGAATCCTCACCGGCGAGAAGCAGCCGAAGACCATCAAGGCTCCGGTCATCGTCAACAAGCCGCTGACCGACACCGGCGAGAAGGATCTGCCGCACCAGACGATCCAGGCACGGCTCGGCGAGAAGCGCTACCAGTTCCTGCGCCGCTATCTCGACATGGCGAGTCTATTTCTTTGGACTGCGGCCGACGCGTCGTTCGTGCTCTCCGCGCCAAACGGCAATCAGCCGCCCATGGCGCGGCTGTCGAAAGCGCGCGGCGAGACGAGAAACCTCGTCAACATTCTGCGCTCTTCCTACAGCAACGGGACGGCGCACCGGCATCAGCTCTACGAAGTCTATGGCCGCACCGGCGGGCGAAAGGGCGGCCGAGCGAAGATCAAAGGTGTCTTCGTCGATCAGGAGATGAAGGACTTCGGGTTCGTCAAAACCCGAGCCATTCGGTCGAAGTCGGCTCGCACCGTCGAGCAAGCGGTCGCCATCGCGCGCCGCAAGTGCGCGGAGGAGCGCCGGCAAGACTGGCGGCTTTCGTACACCGTCGCGGGACACACGACGCCGAGCCTGCTCGGCGGCACCGCAGTGTGGGCGCCAGACACGGTCGTCGACGTGCAGGACGACGAGTTCGGTATCTCGGGCCCGCACTACGTCGAGACGGTCACGTTTCGGCGCGGACCGGAGACGACGACCGAACTCCAATTGATGCGGATCGAGGACCTCGTCTTCGGTTCCGGGCAGGACGACGACTGATGGGGTTCGATTCCGTTCTGCACTGGGACCTGTACGGCCTCGCGTTCTCCGAGATGGACCCGGATGGGTTCCTCATCGGGCAGCCGGACCACTATGGCGAGAAGGCTGGCGGCGGCCCGGGGGGCGAGATTCACCAGCCGTTCGGCTTCTGGAGCAACCCCCCCGATCCGGAAGTCGACCCGGACGGCAACATCGGCCGTCGATGCAACGTCTTCGTTGCGTGGGAAGGCGGACAACCGCACCTCATTGCTGGCTCGGACCCTCGGTTCATTCCGCTCTTGCCTAATCGGGTGAAGGGGGAGAGCGGGATCTACGGCTCGAAAGGTAACTTCGTCCGCTGTCAGGTTGACGGCGGGGTCACGATGTACACCACCGCGGACGGTACGCCGACCGGACAGGTCGTGTATCGGCGAGCGGCTCCGGACAACTTTGCCGACGTGGCCCCCTGGGGCCGCGAGACCTTCGACGCGAACGGCAAGCGAATCGTCACGGCCTCCGGCGCGCGGTTCGTGATGGGCGGGATCGCTGGCCTGCCCGACCCCGTAAGCGTCATCGGCAGCTACATCAAGCTTTCGGCGGGGACCGTACGACTTGAGGGGACCGTTATCACGATCGGTCCGGCCACGGGGATCTCGGACGCGATTGCGAAAGCGACGCCCGTCACCGCGGTCTTCTCAGCGCTCGGCAGTGTGGTCGCGATTCTGGCGAAGCCGGGGTCGCTCAACGCCCCGCCATCCGGTGGCGCCGTCGTGCTGTCCCCGGATCTCCTCGACGCTCTCAGCGCACTCGGCACCGCGATCACTTCGGCAATCTCCGCCACGCCTTCCAGCAGCGCCACGGTCGTCTGATGCCTTGCATCCCGATTCCTAAGACACCCCAGCCGCCGTTCCCGTTCCCGTACACGGTCCCGCCGTTGTCGTTCCCGCCAATCCCAACGGAGCCCGACCTGTGCTGCCAGCTCCCGGACTTCATTGCGATGATCGCGGAGCACGTTCCGCCGATCCCGCTTCCGCCTGGGACCATCAACCCGGCAACCGCGCAGGAGATCGCGGCAGCGATTCAGCTCGCGGTCGACACGATCGATTCGTACTTGGACCAACTCCAGCCCGAATGCCCTAGGCAAGAGTGACCCAAGCCATCTTCCCTCCCGCTGGCACCGGCCCGGGCGGCTTTTCGCCGATCGCGCCCGCCTCGCCCAAGCGCACCTCGATCCCGCCGCGCGCACTGCGGTACAACCCTCAGACTCGCGACTTCACCACGACCGAGGGGCTCTTCGACGCGGTGCATCCGGTCGACCAAGCGGTCGTCTTGGCGCTCACGATTGAGCAAGGGTCGATCAAGTCGGTCCCCACGCTCGGCATCCCGCTATCGACAATCCGACGCGCGGGCGGCCCCACGCTCGACACGCTAGTTCGGGATTGCGTGAACGCCGCGCTGAAAGACCTGCTCGACGCGAAGAAGGTCGAAGTGATCCGCCTCGATACGGACACCGTCATTCGCGGGCAAATCAAGATCGCCGTCACGTACCGAAATCTCGTCAGTCGCCGCATCGGCACCGTCCAAACCGGCTAACGCATGCCCGCAACGCTCGACGATCTGCCCGGCGCGCTCGACGTTCCGACGCGCGACGCGGAGCGCGACCGGTGGCTGCAAGACTACCAGTTTCGCGATCCTGGTACCGACACGTCGGCAGGGACCGAGCCGTACGTCCGCGGGAGCGTGTTTGCCGACATGGTGATGCCGCTCTACGCGAACAGCGTTACCAGCGCGAACGCGACCGACCCAAGCAAGGTGTCGGGTCCGGAACTCGACGTGCGCGCCGGCGCCGTCATCGGGCCGAGGCTACCGCAGCGGCCCGGATCGGGTTCGGTCACCATTACCGCATCGGTCGGAGGCACGACGATCTTCGTCGGCGACGAGCTCACCGCCAACGGGCTGCGGTTCAAGTGCAACGCGACCGCGCTCTACAATGACGGCGACCAAGTGCCCGTCATCGGTATCGACGCGGGCCCGGCCACGAACCTCGCCCCCGGGACCATCCTCACCTGGTCGAATCCGAGACCCGGGTGTGGCCCGAACGCCACCGTCTTCCAGAACGTCGACGGTACCGGCTTCACCGGTGGCCGCAACGAAGAGACCGACGAGGAGTACCGAAAGCGCTGGACCCACGCGCTCCAGTCGCCCGCGGCAAGCGGCAACGATGCCGAGATCCAGGCGCTCGCGGAAGCCACCTTCGGCGTTCCGGTCGAGAAAGCGTTCACCTACCCGGCGATCCTCGGCCCCGGTACGTCGGGGCTTGTGTTCACGATCCGTGTGGACGCCCCGGGGCAGAGTCGGATCCCGGACGGGACGCAGATTGCGCTCGTGGCCGGCAACGTCTCGAGCGCGATGCCGGCCGACGAGGCGATCATCGCCTGCTCGCTCGGCTCGGTTCCGATCGACGTAACGCTATCCATCACCTGGGACGACGGCGCTCCGGGCTGGCAAGACGCGACGACCTGGCCCCCGTACTACTCGGCCGGAGGGGCCATCAAGGTCACGGCCGCGACGAGTCCCACGAGCTTCACGGTGAACGGGACAACCACGGTGCAGCCGCAGGTCGGACAGCACATCGCCGTCTACTCTCGGCCGACGGGGCTCTTTTTTCGGAAGACGATCCTGTCGTTCACCGGAACCGGCCCGTGGGTCATCACCTGCGACGCCACGAACAACGCGAGCGACCTTTCGTACACCCCAGTCGTTGGCCAGCGGGTATGCCCCTGGTCGGACTCGCTCCAGGACATCGTTTCGCCGATGTTCAACTACTTCAAGACGCTTGGGCCCGGCGAGCAGCTCGCGGTGTTCTTCGATACGGGCACGCGCCAGCGCAGGCAGCCCCAGAGCCCCCATTCGTGGCCGAGCGTGATTAGCAACAAGGGGATCGCGACTGCCATCGAGATCAGCTCGATCTTTGACGCTGCGGTGCTTGAGCCCACGGTGCCGCTGGCGACGACGATCGGGAGCCAAGGCGTGATCAGCAACCTGATGGAAATGAACTTTCTGGCGGCGTTCCCGCAATAGCCAATGCCGGTCCCTATCTACAACACCTTCAACGGCGACCCCGGCAACTCCGTTGCCCCGCGCCGCCCGTCGCTGAATGACATGGGCGGCGCGACCAAGGTGAACGCCGTCAATCCGCCGGACCCTGTGCGGATGCCGACTGCGCCCGAGGACAACCAAAAGCAGATGCAGGCGGTGTCCGTCGGCAAGGTTGTTCCGGTTTGCGTGGTCTCGGTCCACTTCTCGGGCGGCACGCCATCGGCGGCGCAATTCACCGCGGCGGGCGACAACATCACGATCCCGACGTTCACGGTGACCGACAACGGCGTGGGCGACACGACGATCTCGTGGCCGGCCAACACGTTTCCGCCGCCGGTGGTCGACCACGACGCCGCGGTGACCGGGGCCACGGGTGGATTCGCCGCAGCGCAGACGCTCACCAATTCGGTCCGCGTCCGCACCTTCGGCACTGGCGGCAGCGCGGCCGACCTCAGCTTCAACGTCCGGATCTACTGACGTGCCGCTCTACTCCGCCTTCACACCGTTTGGGCTCCTGGACTACTCATCCGACCCATCGCCCGCCGAAAACATCTACAACGCCGGCGCCAAGCTCCTCGGGGCCCCGGAGAACTTCTCCCTTGAGCCTGGCTCGCACGCCGAGGCGATGCTCTACGCCGATGCGATGGGCCTGGCCCGCGTCTTCCAGACCGATCGGAAGATGCGTAACCAGCTCGACCCGCTCAAGGCGACGGACATGCTGCCCGTGTACGAGGCAGCCTATGGCCTCATCCCAAAGCCGACGGACACGATCCCGCAGCGTCAAGCGGCCCTCGCCTCCGCCATGCGAGCTCCGGAAGGGGCAACGGTCGCAGCGGTCACGGCGGCGCTTCAGGCGGCACTCGGAAGCGACTTCGTCTCGTACCGGCTCACGCCGGTCAGCGAGATCGTGAACTTCCCCGCGAGCCCGGGCGACGCGAACAGCCCGAGCAAGTGGACCGACAAGGGCGTGAGCCCGCAAGTCGTCCGGTTGACCGGCGCGGTGGTATCGCTCGGGGTGCCGGTGGCGGTTCCCTACGAGACGATTGTGGATGCGGGAGAGCCGCGGATCTTGGTGGGGGAGCAGATTGTTGTGTCGGTCAATAACATTGGACTGGCAGAGCGCGTCAACATCACAGCGATCGGCGCTGGGACGTTCACGGCCACGTTCACCAAGGTGCACGAGGTCGGGGACATCGCGACGACCGCCTACTTTCCGTTCTGGCGGACTACCAAGAAGCACTCGCTGGTCGTCCTCACCAGAGCGGCGACGCTGGATCCGGAGAAGCGCCGTACCGTCAACGAGATCATGAAACGGATGGTCACCGGGTGGAGCACCTGGGCGATCTCGCCGAAGATCGACGGTACGCACGCGGGCGGATTCATCGTGGATGACGCCACGCGCGGCCGCGTCGACTTCAACAACATCGACACGTTCACCTACCCGTAAAGCATAGCAGATGGCGCATAACGACTTCGTATTGGGTGGGTCCGGATCCGGAGCGTGGACAGGCACGCCAGTCGTCCACGCGATGATGGAGAAGTTCGATCAGCGCCAGTTCGAAGCCATCAACGGGGACCTCGGGGGCACGTGGGCCCCGTCGTCGATCATCACGATCGGAGGGAGCGGCATCGCTCTCGCTGGCACGAACCATCAGGTCACAGGGACGCTTACCGTCAACAGTGGCGCGACGCTTCAGCTCGCATCCGGCTCGCTTGTCAACAGCCCGGGCGCGTCGCTGACCGGGACGTACACCTTCGGGCAGAACGCTGGCCCCGGCACGAATGCGACGGTCACGGTGAATACCGGCTCCTCGCTGGTGCTGCACTCGTCGGTGTCAGTCGACAATTCGACCTGGTCGATGGTGGGGACCATCGTCAACATGACGAACGGCGGCGAGTTCAACATCAACGGCACCGTTGGCGGCGCACAAATCAACGCGACAAGCTGCGCAGTCGGGTTCACAAATTCGACGATCACCTATACGAATACTCTGATCAAGGGCGGTCGAGCCGACTATCAAGACATTGCAGCCAATCCCACATGGGACGCGAACCGAACTTTTACTGTATCGGACGGTCGGATTATCGACGCGACCGCGATTACCGCGCCACACACGTGGATTTTATCAACCACTGGAGCCCTGAAGGGGGACAGGATCACGTTCGTGAATCGAGGAAACACGAACATCGTGACTCTGCACGTGGGGGCAGCCACATATTCGGTCTACGTCAATGCAGGCAACAGTTACGAGGTTGAGTTCGTGTTCAGCGGCACGGCGTGGGTTCAGATCGGAGCGGCTGGCGGGTAAGCTCAGAAGCTGAAGCCATCTGGCTTCTGGGCGTCGCACCCGAGCAAAAAGTTGACAGGGTCGATCGTGGTTGTTCGGGAGCACGTCGTGGTGTCAGCAATGACAACGCATTCGTCCGGAACCGAAATTGTGGCGGTAGCGGCGGCGTGACAATCGTAGAGCCACTTCGTGCCAGCGGAGCCGGAAACCTCGCAGCCCATCCCGTGACCCCACGAGCACGAGGCGCCAGATGGCTGGACACTGCCGGCATCGCCGCCAACGTTGCCGCCAGATGAAGAGCCCCCGACCGTGTTCCCGGCTGAGCCTGTGCCACCGCTTGACGAATTGGCAGATCCCGTAGCCCCGGCAACGCCAGTAGTCCCCGTCGATCCAGTCCCGCCGCCGCAATCGCACATTCCCCAGACCCCGGACGAGCTGCATACCTGAGCTCCCGGCGTGGCCGTCCCTGGGCAGGCGCATGCTTCGGTCTTCCCCTCTGTGCATGTTGGCGAGACGCCGGGGTTCACGTCCCCATTGCCGTCTGACCCAGAACACCCCGCCAAAGCTAGAGCAAGTACCGCCGAAAGTTTCGTCCACGTTGCCATCTATCCACGGTAACGTAGCGCCACGGCACTGCAAGGGGTCGCGGGTGTTCAGTAGCAGTCCCAACAGACCGCGCTGTAGCCTGATCGGTTGGAGGGACCAGCAATGTGGTTCGTTTCAGCCGGTGGACAGCCAATAGGGCCGCTTGATGATCACGGCGTGATAGAGGCGATTCGCGGCGGCCTGCGGGCAACGCGGGTCACTCCTGCCGACCGCGCCGCTTGGGTACCGATCAACCAGCATCCGGTTTTCGGCTCGATTAGGCCGTCGGCGCCCGATCAGCCCGAGGCGGTTGCCACAGTGGCGCTGGCCGTGCCGCTCCTCACGGCGCTCGCGTTCTGGTTCATCCCGATCGGAGGGATCGGAGTCTCGTTCATCAGCGCGGTGCTCGTCTCCGCCTGTCTGGTCGGAGCCGACGCTGCCGTGCTTGGCGCTGGCAGCCCCGACGAAAAAGGCAACGCCCGCACGGGCCCAGTCGCGTGGCTGTTATTCGCCGTGCTCCTGTGGCTCATTGCCCTGCCGATATGGATGTTCAATCGCGCCAGCTACGATGCGAAGGGGCGCGGCATCGAGGCGGTTCTCGTCGTGATCCTCTTTATGGGGAGCTGGGTCGCCGTGGTCGCTCACCTGGCCGGATTGCTATAGCGGAGAGCAGCGCGCGGGCGGAGAAGGCATCACTTCCCCAGATCCGGACGCTCCTTCACGGCTTTTTCGAGGATGACGCGGACCAAGTCTGAGCGACTCATCTTCGGCCAGGCGCGCTTCTCGTTCTCTTCGGCCAGCCACGCATCGAGCTGGCGAAGAAGCCCGACGGGCATCCGCACATTCATCGGAGCGTGCTCGGGCTCGGGCGCTGGCTTCCTGCTCATGGGCTGGGGTGTGTGAAGCATATCACACCGCTGTAACCACGAAAGGTACCTCTGCAACCGGGCGCTTGACACAAGCGACTACCGGTGTAAAACGGGAGTAAACATAGGCGAGCCCGCCGCCAACTTTCCACGGGAGACGGCGGGCTCGCAGGAGGGTCACTCCCATGCCCACGGTATCCCACCCCCGCGAGCCCAGCAAGCTCGCGACCATCCACATTTTCCCCGCTCTCGCTCGGGCGCCCGAGCCGCCCCGAGCTAGCCGCCGGTCGGATGCGATCCTCAGCGAGGCCACCCGCTACGGCGAATCGCTCCGCGTCCGCTGGCTGTCCAACGAGCCGCTGACGCGCCGGGAGTTCGTCCGGGCCGACCGGCTGATCCAGCGGGCCTACCGGGCGCTCTGCACGGAGTACGCGGCCAGCGGGCTCACTGCGGCCGACCGCCACTGGTTCATGGGCGCATGCACGGGGCTCGGGATGACCGACAGCTTCGTGTCCGACTGGCTGCGGGACTCGGAGCCGGGGAAGGTCGTGGATTTGGGGAGGGCGCGGAGGGCGAGACGGAAGGGGGCGGGGCGATGAAGGGGCGGAAAGAGGGAAGCGAGGGATCGATGCAGCAGTTGGAAAAGTACGAGTTTGACGGCGACCAACTCGACCTGCTCAGGCAGGAGACGCGAGTTGCGGTGGTCGTGCGCCGCGTTTGCGAAGCGCTCGGGATTAGCGAGGAACCGCAACGCCGTAAGCTTCGAGAGTGCGCATGGGCGCGCGCCACCATAATGGTGGCACACGACGCAAGCGGCCGAGAACAGGAGCTATTCTGCCTCGACCTCGACTCGCTACCGATGTGGTTGGCAACGATCAATCCGGGCAAGGTCCGGGAAGAACTCCGCCCCAAGCTCATCCGATATCAGCGGGAGTGCGCTCAAGTCCTACGAGATCATTTCTTGAAGGCGCCTAGCAAGCCGGCCGCTATCGATAGAGAGGAGCTCCTGGCGATACTGTCCGGCATGCTGGGCCCGAGCCTTGGTCAGATGCTCGACCGTCAAATCGCAGCCCGGCTCGACCCGGTCATCGCCAGGATCGAGTCTGCCTTCGGCACGGTCCAGCAGCACCCAGAGGGCCTACTCCCGCGCGCGGAGCTCAAAGATCACCCGACGGAGCTCGCGCAGTGCCGGAGTCTCATTACGCAGACGGCGAGAGCACTGGGCGTCAGTTGGAACAAGGTGCAGGGCGAGCTCCTGAAGAAATACCAGGTCCGTTCTTACCGCCGCCTTCCCTTCATGGTCTGGGATGCGGCGCGCGACCTCTTGATTGCAATGATGGCCGCTGCGCCCGTGCCCAAGAAAAACGCTCGCGGCTACCAGAGATCCCTGTTCGATTTCGCGCCGAAGCCGAACTAGCGATTATCGCCAATCCCTCTCTCCAAAGCGCCCTGCCGGCCAGCAACAGCCCGCGGGGCGCTCCTGCATCTGCCTCCTGACGAGACGCCAAACCCACCCGAATGCCCGCCCCCGCCTTCGCCCGCGTCCTCGTCTCGCTGAACGGCGGGCCCCAGCAGACCGGCGACGTGGTCGCGCTCAACGGGGACGTGGTCCAGCTCTCTGCGCAGAGCGTCGCGGGATTCGACAAGTACCGCTGGGAAGTCTACAGCTACCCATCCGGGTGGAGTACCCCGGCCGGCTGGAATCTCGATAGCAGCACCGGCATCGTCTTCTCGACCGCGCTGTCGCCGCCTTCGTTCACGCTTCCAGCGCTCCCGCTATGGGGTAAGTGGCTCACGCGGCTCCTTATCAACGAGGCGCTCAGCAACGACGAGGCGCGCGATCCGTCGCTGGGGCTGAACGACGAGTCCACGATCGTCAACGTCCTGTCTCCGAACAACCTGCGCGACACCGCAGGTCAGGAGACGACGCAGGCGGATGCCTTCCGAGGCTTCGTCGGAGACATTGCCCGCAACTGGCGGGTCATCGACGCGGCTCTCAGCGGCTTCAGCCCGATCGGTACGCTGACGCCGGGCCCGGGCAATACGCTTTTCGTCAACAACCCGGCCGGCAGCGCGGTCATCAATGCGCTGCTCGTCGACGCGAACGTCTCCGCGATCGCGGCCATCGCCGGGACCAAGATCTCTCCCAACTTCGGCCCCCAGGCCGTCGCCACCACCGGCACCCTCTCCGCCGGCAGCACCACCGTCTCCGCCCTCACCGTCGGCTCCCTCTCCGGCATCCTCCACGCCGCATCCGGCGTCATCTCCGCGAGCCCGGTCAGCCTCACCGCGGACGTTTCTGGGATTCTTCCGCCTCCCAACGGCGGCACCGGACTCAGCGCCGTAGTGACCGGTCTCCTCGTCGGCAACGGTTCAACGTACTCAGGCGTCACCGCCCCCGACACCCGCATCCCCTTCTGGTCCAGCAACACCCTCAGCTCGAGCTCCGGCCTCACGTTCGCCAGTAGCACCCTCTCGGTCACCAACGTCACGATCGCGACGGCGCTGACCCTCTCCGCGCTCGCAGCAACGAATGGCCCGCTCTACATCACCGGCGGCGTCGTCGGCGTCGGCCCAGGGGGCGCCGATGCCGCGACCAACATCAACGTCGCCGACCGGACCGCGCTCGCCAATCGCGACACCGCGAACCTACTCGACGGCTCCCTCGCCATCGTGCGTTCGCCAGTGTCGGAATACCAACTCGTCAAAACCAGCACGACGACGCCGGACGGCTTCAGCTTCATTGCGGCCAAGAACGGCGGCGGAACGCTCGGTAACTGGATCCTGACCGACTGATGGCATCGCCCCCGACGACTTCTACCCCCTGCCACGGCTGCGGGAGGACGGCCGCGGACTGCCCGCCGGACGAGCGCGAGATGTGGTTTCCGATCACGGACGCGAAGGGCAATCTCCGCTGGTATTGCCACCACCACAACGTCTCGCCCGAGATGCAGGCGAGGCAGAAGATCGCGCTGAGGTACCACGATGGGGCTTAGCCGTTATTACATGCGGCAACCCAAGTGGTACATGGACCCGCAGAACGCGACCACGTTTGCCAATAACTCGAACAGCGGTGTCGATGCAGCGCATCCGATTCGAGACGACGACGAGCGTGTCCGTCGTATGGGCATCGGACCCTACTGGAACGCAGGCGCCTACGACATCTATTACCTGTCGGACGTTCCCGCCAACCAAGAAGTGCGCTTCGATGGTGACCGCGCATCCAATTCTTCGATCCGCATCCACGGCTCCGCCACGGCAGGTCAGGGCCAATCGACCATCTACAGCGGCACGATCAACACATTAACCCCGCTGAACCGGGCCACGAACCAGCCGTACGAGATCGTGTCGAACGGGCTCGCCACGACGTGGTCTGCAGCGGGTGCGTTGAACCACCGGATCCGGATGACGAGCGGTGTCGCCGGCGCCAAGGCGTGGCCGATCAAGGATCTTGGCTCAAAACGCGCCCGGATCTCCCAGTTCACCCAAGCGAACAACTACGTCGTCCCATTCGCGTCGTCGACCACGTCCGCGATCCCGTCTGCCTCCAATACCTTCGTCGTGGAGAAGCTCACAGCGATCCCGAACTTCCACTGGAGCATCACCGCGAGCGATGACTTCAGTGTGAACTTCGGCACGAGCTACGAGCCGAATGTGATCGAGAGCCTCGACATCGGTGCTGGGAACCTGACGCTGACCGGCTCCGATTGGATCACGTTCGACGGGTGCGAAGTCCGGATGTATTCGGACAACCCGACGCACGCGATGAGCCTCAAGTTCGTGGGGTGTGGATTCCGACAAGAGATCTTTTTCGCCGCCACGTTGAATAGCCCAATAGCGGTCTACGGTGGATATGGGCAGGGCCAGTTCCTCTTCATCGAAGACTCGGGCGGTACCCCCATCTTCGATACCGATTTCATGATGCAGGGCGGCTACATCTTGTCCCATTCGCCGCGTGGCTGCGTGCTCGCCAACGTCGCAGTATTCGATAGCCCCTCCCACGGGATCCAAGTGCACCGTTACGGCCGCGTGTCGACCACGGGCACCGCCGATGCGAACAGCAGTGGCGCGAACTGGTGGGGCTCTGGCAATGCGCAATACGGTCTCTCGATCGGCTCGGAGGCCCGCATTGGTGGCGGGCCGACTGCTGGCACCATCACCGGCGCTGCTGGCGATGTAGTGATTGGCACCATCCCGAAGGTCTGGGCCCAGTCGCAATTTCGCGAGCTCACTGGCGGCGGCATGAGCGCATTCCGAGAATAGCATGGCGTTCGTGCTAGGCTTTGCCAACAACGAGACCGATCGGGTCGTCTTCGCGGACGGCACCGGTCTATCGTTCAAGCTCGGCAAGATCGTCGGCGCGACGATCACGAACCTGTTCACGTTCGCGGACAGCGGCGTGCTCACGGTCGCGAGCGGTATCACGATCTCGGCCTTCTCGGTCGCGGGTGTCGTCCACAACACCTCGGCTGGGGTCCTCACGACCGGCCAGGTGGTCGCGGCAGAGATCGCTTCGGTCAACTGGAGCGTCGTCCTCGGCACCCCGACCACGCTCTCCGGATATGGCATCACGGATGCCGTCAGCGCAAGCCGGACCGTCGTCGGCGGCGCAGGACTCACCGCGAGCGGCGGTCCGCTCGGGTCCAGCAACGTCACCCTGAATGTTGTCGCCAACGCGGACGGCTCGATTGTCGTCAACGCGGATGACATCCAGGTAGGCGTGCTCGCCACCGATGCCCAGCACGGCAACCGCGGGGGCGGCGCGCTGCACGTGGCGGTGTCCAATGCGGTAGCTGGATTCGCGCCTGCGATCTCGGGCTCGAACCGCATCCACGCCAGCACCAACGGCACGTCGTCGACCTGGACCCAGGTCGTGGATGCCATGGTGTCGGATGTCAGTTTTGCGAAGGTCACCGGCCGACCGACGACGCTGAGCGGTTACGGGATCACCGATGCGGTCCCGAATACGCGGACGCTGACCGGGACGGCTCCGATCACGATCGCCGGCGACAACGCGGCGCACGATCTTTCGGTGAACCGCACGATCGCGGTGTCCAATGCGGACACCAGCAACGTCGGCGTGCTCCGGCTGGCCAATGACTTCGCGGGTACGGCCACGGCGCCTACCGTGGTGCAGCTCACGGGGGCGGCAGGTACGGTCGCGGTCCTGGCGTCGAACTTCCTCTGGGGCGCGAACGTATCGTCGCCATCGATCAAGCAGACGCAATCCACGTTCGGGGCCGGGTTTGCGTTCCAGATCTACGCCCAGCAAGGCCACGCCGGAAGTCGCGGCGGCACGCTGCAACTGGGCGGCGGCCCTGGCGGCACGAGCGGCACCAATCTCGCGGGCGACGTGCAATTCGATCTCGGCGTTTCGGTCTCGAATGCCTCTGCCCATCTGACCGCGTTCTCCGACAGCTTCACGGTGCTCGACGTAGCGCGGACCGCGCTCAACACCGTCACGGTCGACACGAACTCGCTGGCCACGTTCCTATTCAACAAGCCGATCGGTATTTTTGCCGATGCTGGTTCGGGTGGCGGCCCCAACAGCGGCGAGTATTCGCTGGCCGTGGGGAACAGTTCCCTGTCCGGCAAGGACAAGGTGTTCATGGCCGTCGGCGGGGGCCAGCCGGTTAGCGATTCGACGCCGCGATACTACTTCACGGTCGCGCCAGGCACGAACGACGTTACCAGCAATACGCCAGTCTCGGCGCTGGCGACAGTGCACATCGGGCAGCAAACGTTCCACTCGATTACGGACGCCACGCGGAGCGTCTCCGGACCGCTCGCGACGCTGCTCATCGACGATGCGCCGTCTCTTACCGGTGCTTTCTGGGCCGGCGGACAAGCGACGTATGCGCTCTATGTGGCGTCTGGGGTCGCACACTTCGGGGGCGGCGTCGAGTTTGCGTCCAACTCGTTCTTGGTTGGAGCGGTCGGGTCCGCGCCGCTCTTCATCGATTCACTCGGCCAAGTGTTTCTCGGCGACGGGACCAACGAGGTCCGGATCAACGGGGGCGGGGGGATCACCATCAGCCCGGCCACGACGACAACGTCCGCGAGCAGCGGGACGGCGTTCGCCCTGCCCGGCAACCCGCACGGCTACCTGAAGCTCCGCGTCGGCAGCCTGGACGTGGTGTTCCCGTTCTGGCTGCCGCCGTAAAACCACAGAACTTCGGGGGCGGAACAAAGGAGGAAGGCAATGGGGACAACGATTCGCAAGGTGCCGGCTACGGCGCTCGTCATCAACACGCCCGAGGGGTCCGTCGAGTGGACGTTCCAGCGGTGCGTCGAGTACGTCATCAGCACGAGCAAGCGGTTTCAAACGGCCGCTGGCATCCGACGGAGCTTCCGAGTGATGTCCGCGCTCGACGACAAGAACGAGGGCGACGACTTCGACTGGAAGGATGAGGATCTCGCTGAGGTCGCGATTGCGTTCGAAGAGGCCGAAAGGCTACTCCCGGAGCTAACGATCGAGGTAGACGGCAAGAAGACGCCCGCTCCGGTAGACCCGCGGCGGTTCATTCCGTACCTGGACGCTGTCCAGCCGCTCCAAGTCGGATAGCTCATGCCCTTCGACGAACGTCGGGGGATGAAAGAAATCGTCGAACGCGCGGGCTCCGTGCGCCACCCGAACCGCGAGCCATCCGATCCGCCTGGCTCGTTCCCGCCGCCCACGGTGCCCGGGGCCGGATCTCGCTCGCCCACGATCGACCGCATGCGTATCGAGCCACGCTCGCTGATGGACAAGATCGGGCTCGGCAAAGCCCTGTGGGGGATCGGCGTCGCAGTGGTCACGTGGGTCGGCGCCCGCATCTCGACGCTGCGAGAGGACATCCGTAGCGACATGGCTACCGTGGCCGCATCCGCTGCAGCCAGCGCAGCGGCGGACGCGATCGCTCACCGGTTCGACGACCATCCGCTGGACGCATACGGTCAACCGCAAGAATCGCTGAGCGACAAGCTCAAGGGCACCGCGCGGATCGTCCAATGGGCTGGCACGCAGGCCGATGCCCAGGTACGCACCGACCGCGAGATCGTGGAACTGAAAACACGCGTGGGGGAGCTCGAAGCGAAGAGGAAACCAAAGTGACCGACGAAGCCGGCTCCAGCCGCGACACAATGCCCGCGCCGCCGCCCGACCGACCCACGCAGCCGACCACGAACGAGCATCTCACTCCGGGGGAGCAGTGGCTCTTCGAGCAGCTTTCGCTCCGGTTTGCGGGGCTCGAAGAGAAGGTTTTGGCCGCGCTCACGCAAGTCCACAAGACGCAGACGAACATCGCCGTGATGAAGGTGGACGTCGAGGAGATTGCCAATCGCGTCGAGTCGCTCCACCGAATCGCCAAGGCTGCTGCCGACGAGGCAACGGTAGGGAACACGGCCCGCGCTCAGGACCGCAAGCGGCTCGAAGCTCTGGAGCACAAAGTCGCTCTCTTGGCCCATCGCATGGGTGCGAATGGCGACACGCCGCCGCCAGAGATGCCACCGGACTCGGATCCGGATCCCGCTTCAGGACATTGATCATGCACATCGACATCCAATCTGCGCTCAACGTGGTCTTCGGCGTGCTCACGGTTTCCGCGGCCGTGGTCAAGCTCCTCGGCAAGGAGAACACCCGCTGGGGCCAATTCATCTTGAAGGTCGGCAACGACTTCTTGCCGCATCGATCCCCGCCCAATGCTGGAGACAGCGGTCCGCCGACGCAGCGATCGGGGAACCACGGGCAGCCGTCGAGCGGGCTGATGCTCGCTGGAGCGGCCGCGATCGCGATGGCCTGCTTCGGCTGCGGTGGCGGCCTCCAGCAGACGCTGAAGAGCGCGGAGACCGTGGCGACGATCGTGCAAACGATCCTCACCGGGATCCGGGCGACGGTCGACTCCTACTACACGCTCCACCCCGCACCCGCCGCGCAGGCCCACCTCGACGACCTGATCGCCGACGTGGCGACCGCCGACGAAGCGGTGCAGCGCCTGGCAACGGGCAAGGATGCCGTTCCTGGAGGCGAAATCGCGGTGGCGGTGGCCAAGCTCCAGGACGCCTATGGAAAGCTCCTCCTGGCCCTGCGAGACGCGGGCGTCGTGGCTCCTGCGATGGGCGCTGGCGCGAGCGGGTACCGGTATCTCGTGGGGGTGCATGCAGGGGCTCCCGTACCCGAACTCCCTGCGGTGAGGGGCGCGTCGTGAGGCGCCCGGTTCACGCGCTGGTCGCGTTTGCGGTGGCCACGTTCGGATGCACGGCGAGCGCGCCGCCGACGGGAACGGGAACCGATTTTCCATGCGGCACCCATGGCCGCTCATGTGGCAACCATCGGTGCTGCGACCAGGACGAGATTTGCGGCCGTGCCGATAGCCCATGCCCCGAGGGGCAGTGTTGCTGGAACGGCCAGGGCGGCGGGGAAGCGCAACCGCTTTGGCGAACGAAGAAACCGCACCCGCAGACGGAGCCGAGTCGATGAGCGCCGCTCTGATGATTGCCTCGTGCGCGCAAAACCTCCGCAAAATCCGTGACGACTACGAGAACACAGGAGACTGGTGGGGCTGCCTCGACAACGCCATCGCTTACCTAGATTCCTGTCTCGCCGCTGCTCCGCCCGGGATGATGGGCGGCTGTCACGCCGATGAGAGGCCGAAGTATTTGAAGGGCAAGCCATGAACGAGACCGAAGCACTTTCGAAGGCGATGCAGATCTTGGACGAACTCGACGCGGATGCCCGCGAGCGGGTGATGGCGTATCTGCAAAGCCGCTACGGAAAGAAGCAGGCGGCGCAACCGGTCGCGCCAGCGCCGCAACTCATCCCGATGCCGTATCCCGTCCCGGCTCCGATGCCGATACCGGACACGCATCCGCCGATCTGGCCGACGCCGTCGCCGTATCTGCCTCATCCGGATCTGGGGCCACGCATCTGGTGGATGGGCTGCGGTGGCGGAACGTTCCAATGAACGACACCCAGCTCCGCCCCGACACCCTCGTCACCGTCGGCGTCGTGAATCGTTCGACGTTGCTCTCCGCCGCCAATTGGGCCCCCATGGCCGGCCTCGTGAACGTCCAGCTCGCCAACGATTTCGGTCCAGCGTGGGGCATCTGGTGGGCGCTCGCCGAGGCGACCGAGGATGCAATCGCGAGCTACCGCGTGCAGATCGTGATCGTCGACGAGCTCCCCGAGGCGCCCGCGGGCGTCCTGGGCTTCCACAACGAAACCGCCGCCGGCGGCATCCGCGGCTACGTCGCCGTTAAGCCCGTGCTCGACGCGGGCGGCGTCCCGCTGCTCGATCCCGAGCGACCGCAGCGCCCGACCGTGCTTTCGGTGCTCTCGCATGAGGTCCTCGAGGCCGCGGTGGATCCCTTTTGCGCCGATTGGTCGCTGGGGCCGGAACGGAACGAGGGGGCGCTTTACGCGAAGGAGATCGGGGACCCGGTCGAAAGCCTCCAATACACCGTTGCGCTCCCTAGTGGTGAGCGTGGCGCAGTGTCGGACTTTTGCCTTCCGGCCTTCTTCGACCCTCGTGCCGCGCCCGGCACCAAAGTCGACTTCATTGGCCAGTGCCCCGGCCCGTTCCAGCTCACCACCGGCGGCTACATGAGCGTGATGTCGGCAGGGTACCAGCTCGCGCAGATTTACGCCGACAACCGCCGTCCCTGGAAGCACGAAGGCAAAGCCACAAGCCTCCGCTCGCGCCACCGTGCCGCGCACGTCGCGCGCCTCTGCAAATAAACGTCTACGCCGGCCCGGGCGCTTGAGCGCGGCCGCCCACCTTCCCCACCGCGATCGCGTCCGGGCCCGGCGTGGGCCTAATCGGTAACGGTTAGGCCGTCATAGGTATTGCCAATAGCAAGAGCCGACCCGCGAGGGGCGGCTGGAGTCGTTTTGTCACCGCAAACAGGAGAACCGAGAACATGAAATGTCTCATTTCGGGAGAAGAGATCGACAACAATAAGCAGTTTCTGCCGGAGGATCCGAAAAACCCGATCTCCGTTGCGGCGGCTGCCTATGCCGAACAGAAGCACGGCGAGCAACTCGCCAAGTGGCCCTTTGTGACCGTCTCCGTGACGGCCAATGGAGGCCAGAACGTGCTCTTCGCTGGTCACGTCAGTCCGAGCGTCAATCTCAATGACCTCGCCCTCACCGTCAAAGGAAAGTAATCCATGAGCACCTACGTCATCGTTGGGACGCAGACCTCTGCGTCCAAAACTGCACTGACGGCGATCACCGCTACCACGATCCAGCCGCGCATTCTGCAGTTCACCATTTCCAACATCGGCACCGTGTCGGTCGACTCGGGCGCGCAGATCCAGCTGAAGAAGTTTACCGCTGCGGGTACCACAACTGCCGTGACCCCGGCAGCGACCGACGGCTCTCCCGCCGCGACCTTCACCGCGGGATCGAACGCTACCGTCGAGCCGACCTACACCGCGAATACCACCGTATTCGATCGCTCCGTCAACCCGCGGTCGACCTACACGGCGAACGCGTACGACTTCCGAGCGGAGTGGGTATTCAACTCGACCGCAGCGAACGGCTACGGTTGGTTCGTCAACGCGCTCGGCGGCTTCACTACGGTGAACGTCGAGGCGCTCATCCAGCAGTAAGCCCATGGTCAGCATCCGCGTGCGGCAAAGGCACAACTGCCGCGTGATCATCGAAGAGACGAACCCGGACGTGAACAACGGACGGCCCGTGCAACGGGACGGGTTCGCGTGCTCTCACTGCCAGAGGCTCGTCGTCGAGGCCGAGGGCGACGAGGGCGGTTTCTGTCGGCAATGCATGGCCCCGGTCTGCATCGTCTGCGGTCGCCAGGAGCGTTGCGATCCGTTCGAGGAAAAACTCGCACGAGAGTTTGCTCGCCAGCGGATGCTGTCGTCAATGGGTATCTGAAAACAATCGTCTCTTGAGAACGAGCGTAGGCGTCGGCTGGGACACGTGTGTCGTGGTTCCGGCCGACGCCTTTCGTGTTTGGGCGCGCGAGATCTAAATGACCATTGCTCTCCTGCAAGAGGTAAGCGCCGAGAATGTCAATATCTCGGCTACTACCATCGCCGTCACGATCACCGGCGTGACCGCAGGGAGCACTCTTGTTGCCACGGTCACCGTTGACGACACGGGCAGCAACGCGACGATCTCGGTGTCGGATGGTACGTCGTACACGCCCGTCGATCAGGACCGAGAGACCACCGACGTTCAGTTCACAAAGAACTTCTATCTTCCGAACGCTGGCGCTGGATCCCATACGGTCACAGCCACATACGACTCATCTCGGCTCGCGCGAGGGATCGTCGTCGCGGAGATTGGTGGGGCAGCAACAACCAGCCCGCTCAATGCCCATAACGTAGGCGAGCAACCGACGCCAGGAACAGGCACCGACGGTGTCACGATCTCGACGACCAACACGGTCCAGCCGGTTGGCATTTACGGCGTCAGCTTCCGAGTCCCTGGCGGAGCCGCGCCCGCGGCCGGTACCGGATTCACGGGACCTGGCGGCGGTGCAACGAATACGTTCTGGAACTTCACGACCGCGGCCCAGGCGCGGTCGGAGTTCAAGCGCGTAACGACGATCGGGACGCAGTCGGCCACCTGGACCGCTGCCGGCAACACCGAGCACTCGTCCTTTATCCTTGTTTTCGCGGAGTCCGGCGCGACCGGCGGGAATGCCGCTTGGGGCTATGAGCAGCCGCAGCAGCCGAGCCAGCGTGTCGTCCGCGCCTACTCGATCCCGAAAGCGGTCGAAGGATTCGGGCCGCTCCCTGGGCTGCCCGCCACCGCGCTGACCGCTTGGCAGAACGATCAGCAGCAATGGCCGGTCAAGCCTTCGCGCGGCGACCAAACGGTCAACCCGTCGCCGGTCGTCTTCACGCCGACCACGCCGGTTGATTTCGGCAATGACACGCCTGCTCCCCAGCCGAAACCGTCGAGAGGAGACCAACGGGTCAACCCGGCTCCCACGGTCTTCGCTCAAGCAACCCCTGTAGGCTTCGGAAACGACACTCCCGCGCCGCAGCCCAAGCCGTCTCGTGGCGATCAGTCGCTCAATCCCGCGCCGGCCCCGTTCCCTGGAACGACGCCGGTCGACTGGACGAACGAGCCACAAGCGCCGCAGGTCAAGCGAAGCCTTGGCGAGCGCAGGCAATACGCCGACAGCTTCCCGACGCCACCGGCTGTCGTTATCGGTCCGTCCGGGTTCGAACCGCCAGCACCACGCGTCAATCCGTTCCGCGCCGAACGGCGACTGCCGAACGGAGAGCCTCTCCCCGCGCCGAAGCTTCTGTGGCCGCTCTCGATTCATTCGAGCGGCCGCTATCTGGTCGATGCTTCCGGGGCTCCGTTCTTCCACTACGGGATCTCGGCTTGGTCGATCTTCACCGAGCCCGATGATTACCGCCCGCTCGTCGACGATGCCGCCGCGCTCGGCATCAACATGTTGCTTGTCCGCTTTATCGACAAGACAACGCACAACGCGCCAAACCTTCGCGACGGTACGGCCCCGTTCAACACCCCCGGCGACTTCACTACCCTCAACAACGCGTACGCAATCCGGTTCCGGGATTTCATCCGCTACTGCGCGGCGCGAGGAATCTTCGTCTGGGTCGCCTTCGCCTACGATGGTTTCGCGGGCGCATCGACTGATGGTTGGCGACCGGAGAAGGTGTCGAATGGCACGACCGGCTGCAACACGCTCGGTCTCTCGATCGGCACTGTCCTCAAAGATGAGCTGAATGTCGGGGCGATTCCCGGTGGCGACTTCACTCCGCCCGGGACTGACCATCTCGACCAAAATCTGATCGCGGGCCTCCAGACGAATGCGCCGCAGATCACGTTGGTGATGGCGCATCCGGATCAGTCCACGCGCTCGCCGCAGTGGACTGTGTCCGACGACTACCCGAACGTCACGTCGACAGTCCGCGGCTGCTACTCGTGGTTCGGCGACACCGGCGGCAACAACCGCACAATCTACACCGTAGGCCGATCGCAATACAACGCGAGCCCGACGAGGCCAGTCGTCTACCTCGAGGCCGAGTATCGAGAGAACACGCTCAATACACAGCTCGGGACCGACTTCACGACGCGCTTTCAGGCAATCGCGTTCTGGCTCGAGTCGGTCAACGGGTTCGGGCCGGGCGTCGGCGCCGAAGGCTTTTGGCCAGCCCTTCTCTCCGGCGAGCCGCACGGCACGATCCCTCCGCAAGCGCAGGGAAAAGACTGGTCGGTATCGATTGCGCTCCCGTGCTTCACGCAATTGCAGAACGTGAAGGCGTTCGCCACCTCCCGATCGTGGTGGAAGCTCGTTCCCGACCAGGGGAGCACGCTGGTCACTGCCGGCCGCGGTACATACGGCACCGACAGCTATCGCAACGCGGCCCTCGCGTCCGATGGCTCGTTCGGCCTGGTGTACCTGCCAACCGGTAGCACCGGCGGCACGGTCACCGTCGACATGACCAAGTTCTACGGGCCGGTCTTGGCCCGCTGGTGGTCCCCGACAACCAATAGCTACACGTCCATCAACAGCGGCGTTCCGTTTCAGCCGACGGGCACGCAGACGTTTACCGCCCCGAGCACAAGCGACTTCATCCTCGCACTCGACGCGAGCCCTGTCTTCTCCCCGACGATCCAGCCGCAAGAGCCGCAGAAGCCAAGGCAGGAGCGATCCCTCCTAGTTTCGGCATCTCCGGATCCGATCCCGGCGCTCGCATCCGCAGCGATCACGGCGTACGGCTGGGAGGCCATCGCGGCCCGCGTCTTCGGTGCGCCGCTCTCTCGCCGCTCTTTCGGTGGCGACATTCTGGCCGCGCTTCCGCTTGCTGTCGGCTGGGGATTCGATCCCGTCCCGTTCGTTCCTAAGCCGAGCGCTGGAGTCCGACCGCTGCCGCCCGACTTGCTACCCCCGGTGACGCTGGCCGTCACTTGGGGCTGGGACCCCATGGGTCCGCCCGGGCATCCGACGCCCGCAAAGAGATCGGGGCCCTCCGACTTCATCCCGACCCCGTCGCTGCTCGCGGTCACCTGGGGGTGGGATCCGGCTGGACCGCCGTCGCATCCCGGCAAAGCCTCGCTCTCCGCCGGCGGAGACGTTCCCCCGCCCGTGATGCTCGCCGTGGACTGGGGTTGGGAGCCCATGGGCCCTGTTCCTCGGTTCGTGCGACCGACGCTGTCCTGGGGCGGTGAGCCGCTCCCGCCGCCACCGCTTGCCGTGGCGTGGGGCTGGGACTGGCCCGGACCGACCCATCGGCAGTTCACAGCCGCGAACCGCCATCCGATTGGTGACCCCTGGCCGGCCCTGGCCATCGTGACGCTTCCGCCGTGGGGCTTCGAGCCGCCCACGCCGCGATCGCGGCTTGGTGCGGCGGACAGGCGCCTCACCTACGAGCCGCCGTTTCCTGCGGTGGCGAACGTTACCCTGCCGCCATGGGGGTTCGAGCCGCCGACTCCGGCCGGCAAGGCGTCTCGGCCGAACCGCCAGCCGTTCGCGGAG